GGCATCGGCCGGCAGCATGACCTCACGTTGAAAAGATGCTCGGATCTTTGGAATTCCGAGACTTGGCAGAGAACCTTCGGAAGGCGTTCCCCAACTTCAAGCCGGTTGAAAAGATGCTCGGATCTTTGGAATTCCGAGACATGAAGACCACGGTCCTGTGGTAGGGGTCGGTCCTGTAGTAGGTGTCGTAAAGAGGTAGCAGATGGTCGACGCCCAAATCCGAGAACAGGCCCGTGACATCCTCCAGCAGGAGCGGGCCAAGGTAACGGCCTCTGCTGAGGTACAGATCACAGCAGCCGTCTCCGCCTACCAGGAGTGCATCCAGAGCTTCTGGGAGCCCCGCTGCCGCAAGCTAGAGATGGAAAAGCTGGCGCTTCAGGTAAAACTGATGGCAGCCGAACAGAAGCTGAACGAAGAGGCAGGGGCGCATCGAGAGTGCCCTCACCCCGCCGGAAGCCTGCATCGGCTGTCGGACTCAGACTCGCTTCCGTTGGCGTCCTGGTGCTCAGCGTGCGGTTCCCTCCGCGTGAACGGCGCCCTGAACGCGGACGGGAAGGAGTGGCAGTCGCCGGTGCTCCGACGCAGGGAGGTGCAGGACGAGAGCGATGTCGTCAACGACCTCAGAGTCCGGCTGAATAACCTCCACGCGGAGACCCAACGGGCAGCGGAGGTGAAAGACCAACGCATCCGTGAGCTGGAGGCGCAGCTCAACGGTAGGGGCGCATCCGAAAACGCTGTGTAGTCAGACCCGAAAACCCAGTATAGTCAGACCCGATGAAGTCGCTGCGGGTCCTGGTCGAAGAGGGGCAGCTCCTGATCGAAGACGACCAGGAGCTGGTTGAACCACCCCCTCACGAAGCCCGCTCACAGCCTTGGGGCGTCGTCTACGTCCATCCGAATCCAGACGGATCGAGAAAGGCGTGCCGCAACTGCATCATGTGGGTCGCTGGGCAGGACCGGCGCGTGGTACACGAAAAGAACCTGCCGATCACTGCCGAACACGTCTGCGGCTACCATGTCTACGGCAAGCCGATGCGCCGGTGGACGGACCATCCCGGCATTGACCCCCTCGACCCCAATCTCTCTGGCTTAGATATGGTTCCGGGCGGTACGAGTTGCGACATCTGCCGAGAGTACCTCCCCGCTCCGCGGGTCTTCCCAGCAGCGGAGGAGGGTGTGGTGATGGGACGCTGTCAGGTCGTGATTGATCAGAACCGTATGCCGGCCCCGGTCGACCCGCTGGGCTGCTGTGCGCGCTGGGTACGCGCCTGATAGGGAGCCGGAATGAGCGCGTCGTTTCTCCCCGATCGCGTGCTGTTCAGCTACCGGCTGTTGGAGGACTACCAGCTCCTCGACGTCCGCTCGTTGTTCGAGCGCGAGATGGGAGTGCACTACTCGTCCAACAGCGACGAGTGGGCAACGCCGCAGAACCTCTACGACAAGCTCCACAAGGAGTTCAAGTTCACGCTGGACCCGTGCGCCAATGGGAAGAACGCGAAGTGTCCCCGATACTACACTAAGAAGGATGACGGCCTTTCGCGGTCTTGGAAAGATGAGAAGGTTTGGATAAATCCACCTTACTCTTCAGTAGGCGCTTGGATGGCGAAAGCAGCCGAGGAAGCGAAGTCGAATGGCGCCACGTCGGTGCTTTTGGTGCCTGCGCGAACGGATACAAAATGGTGGCATAGTCATGTCATGAAAGCCGATGAAGTGCGCTTGGTTCAGGGTCGTTTGAAGTTTGGCAAGGCGACCACGGGAGCGCCGTTTCCATCGGCGATCGTGGTCTTCCGCCCAGGGTCTACCAAGCGCAAGCCCTCCTTCAGCAGCGCCGAGCGGGAGTGATGCTCACTTCCAAGCGTGTGGAACTGTTGGAGCGCTTGTTGGGTGCAGAGTACCCGGCCACCTTTGCGGACTACTCGCCCGACTATCCTGATAGCCTGCCTGAGCCAAAGAAACCGTCTGCGAGGCGTCCAAACCGCCCGTACGGGCGGATTCCCAGGAGTATCGAGAAGTGAGCCCGTGCACCTGCGCTGGAATCTTCGCCCAGGAGTACGGTTCGTCGTACGAGGACGGTTGGTTCGACAACTATCAAACTGTACAAGACGTCTCGTGGAGGGCGCACGTGGATCGCATGTTGGCGTTGGCCGGTTCTCAGCTTCTCGTACTTGGTTGCTGGTTGTTGTGGGCCGTAGGGTGCGCGACTTCCCCACCCGTCACGCCTTCGGTCGCGGAGCCCTATCTGGATGGCACCGACATCGAAAACCGCGCGCTGGCGCCCAACCCGAAGACGGAACCTCTTCCGCCGGAGTTCGTGGGGCAGGAGGAGTGGGTCACGCCCTGCTTTGAGCAGGCTGTGGATTCCTTCCCGGTGTGTAGCAAGGGTGGGATCTTGATGAGCGAAGCCAAAGCGGCTCGGGTGGAGCTGTACCGGCTCCGCTACGAGGAGTTGCTCAAGATGTATGTGGCGGACCGCTCCGTCTGGCGCGCTCATCGCCAGCTCTACGAAAAGCAGCTTCAGCTAGACGAGCAGAGATTGCGGGAGCTAACGCCCCCACCTCCGACCTGGTGGGATCAGCACGGCACCAGCGTCGTCATTGGTACTTCGGCAACTGTGGGATTGATCGCTGGGGCTGCGCTGACGGTAGGGGTCGGGTACGCGCTGTACGGTACCCAGGTCCAACCCTAGTCGTCCACTTCTTCTTTGCTGAGGAAGTCGACCTCCTTTTCTTTGTGGTTTGGATTGTAGTTCAGCAGCTTCACGCCGCAGTGAGCGCACTGCCAGAGGCCGTCACCGTACCGCTCCTTGCCACGGTGCTCACATGGCGGATTCCAATCCGCCGGCCGGTTACCGGCGTGGTACTCCTCAGCCCACAAGAGGTAGGGAGCCCACTTGAGGTACTCGGCGCGCGTACGTGGGTCGTCGAAGAACTGCGTCCATCACGGCGTGGTAGGTCGCATCTTTGGGCCGAAGATGGCTGGGGTGGACGACGTAGTTGCTGTGCATGGTTGTCCTCAGATCACTTTGTTGATTTGGATCTGTTGGGTTTTCCAGTGCTTGTCCGTCTGGACGTGATCCGCCCGGACGAATTTGGCGATGCTGGTGGTCGGATCCGACCAGGCGCAAGCCTTGCGGACCACGATGCCCTCCTTCTCCGCCGCGCCGCATCGGCTGGCGCGGTCCAGACCAGCCACCAACCTCTTCAGATCGCGGGTTTCTCCACGAAAGAGTACGGGCACCGTCTGGAACCCCAACTCCTGGGCGAAGAAGCACACGTCATCCCAGGACAGCCACTCGCCCGTCTCGTCGTCGCGGACGGCGAAGACCATCAGATGAGACGGCAGGGCCGAATAGGCGATGCTGTGCTCAGCGAATACCCACTCGCCGAAGATGCTGATCCCGGTCGGGATCTGCCCCCGAAGCGTCGCGTGCAGCGCCTTCAGCGGTGCGAAGCTCGGGTGCGAGGGGGCGGAAGCGTGGCTCCGCGCGAAGACCGCCTCGCTGGTCAGGCAGACATTGCTGCCGTCCATCTTCTCGGTCACGACGATCTCTTCGCCGAGGAAGTGATCGTCCCGAGCAAGCCGCTTGTCGTCGCTCGTCCCGCCCGGGGAGTAGGGCAGGTGAGGCGTCCGGAAATACTTCTTGCTCATGTCTTGATCTTAATAGATCACTTTTGGCTTGTCAATGGATCCTATGTGCGGATCTGATCTGTGACTTGGGTCTCATCTAGAGCTTGTAGAGATCCAGATCCGCTTGAGGATCTCTTGACGATTACAAAGTGATCGCCTAAAATGATCTCAGTCGGTCACGGGTGACCGAAGGAGGTAACGATGCTGACTTTCGACTTCACCGACGAGAAGAACGAGGACGCGGACGATGTCCACATGTCTCTCCAAGGCAAGGACACCCTTGCCGCGTTGAAGGAGTTGGCCCATTCTCTTCGCGAGAGTGGGGAGGACGGGACGTTCCGCCTTCGCGCCCTCGCGGAGCGGAGCCTGCCGGATGTTCTCGTTCCCATGACGCTGGAGTGGGGGTCGCCGGACGGACCGCTCCCGACCCCGCGTTGGGCGCCGGAGCCCAACGGCGCCGCGTTCGACTTCGAGGTTGAGTTTTTCGACGGATACGAGGACGAGGACGAGATCGGTTTCCGCTGGGACGGGGACGACGTCATCGCCACCTACAACGCTTGCCCGAAGGCGTACGGGGAGCGGCGCCGCGACGACGGCCTGTTGGAAATCGAGGTCGTCTACACGCTGGAGCTGGCGTACGAGGACCGCTCTCGTTCTCGCGGTTCCAGCCGCAACTAGGAGAAGACCATGGAGTTCAAGACTTTCGACGACATCGACGACATGCTCGCTGTGATGACCGAAGCACAAACCCGCGCCGACGAGGCCGCGAACGACTACCAGAAGACCGCCAAGATCGGCGACTGTTACGTCCGCTTCGAGCCGGCGCTCGGGATCATGATCTACGGTGAGCTGCTCGACCCGATCGAAGGGGAGCGTGAGGCTGGCGCCGACGAGGACGAGATCGAGTACGCCCGGCAGATGTACTCCCAGCCGCACATGGAGAACTACCGCTTCGGCCGGCACTACTCCGAGATGTGCCCGAACGGGGAGCTGGGTGACGTCCACGTGTGCTCGATCATGCAAGTGGTCTCTCGGGAGCAGTTCAACCTGGCCAAGGCGCTGGGCTGGCCCTCCGACCGGGAGGAAGTCCAGGCGCTGCTCAACGTGCAACCTCCACAGGAGGGGTGATGCCGGTCGAGGTGACAGGTCGCGGATCGAAACAGCGCGGCGGCCTCGTGTGCGACACCTGTGGTCAGCGCTCAAACCCTTACCGGTGCGCCTCCCCCGCAGCACCAGCGCTGACCGCGTGTGAGGCCGCCGAAAAGGACGGGTGGGGGTACACGATCGGGTTCTTCGCGATGCTCGCAGGTCACCAGGTCATGTGCCCCTCTTGCCGAGGGGTAACAGATCATGTTGACAACCTAGATCCGGTACGGTATGATCAGATCACTTGGGCAAGGGTGCCCAAAGGAGGCTCAGAATGCTCACCCCCGCTACCGTCGCCCCGCTCGCCACCGTCGCGCCCCTCAGCTTCCCCGTGGGGCCGCTGGGCGAGGCCCAACTCAAGTCCGTTCGCGCCGCCTTGGCCATCGCGGACAGGGACTTCGCGGGCGCGGCGCAGCGCCTGATGGAGGCCCAGCAGGCCCTCACGAAGCTCCCGCCGAACGAGGCGGCGCCGATGGCGGCGGTTCTCGCCGTGCTCTTCCTGATGCTGCCCAAGGCTGTGGAGGCGTGATGCGTATCGTTCTTCACGTGGCGGGTCTCCCCGCCACCGTCCAGTCGGTGTCGTCTTGGGGCGAGGCGTCGCGCGCCTTCCGCCTGTTCATCGAGCGCGGTGGGTACGGTGCGTCCAATTTGGGGGAAGGTGCGGGGCGGGTGTTCCGCGGCACCGACCAGATCGGGCACGTCTCTTACAACGGCAGGTGCTGGGATCTTGATGGGGCCGAGATCTTGGTGGAGATGTGATGCGTTACCAGATCCCTGCCTCCTACACCCCTGAGGACCGCAAGCGGGTGAAGGCCATCATGGTCCAGCTCTTGACGAGCCAAGCCGCCAAGGGGGAGTACGACCCGGACGATCCTGAGCAGATGAAGGCCGCAGCGAAGCGCGCCTTTCACGATGCTCTGGCTGCCTACCAGGCTGCGTTGGAGTTCATCTGTGGCTAAGGACCCGAGTCACCAGACCCACTACCTAGGCCATCCGTACGTACGGGTGACGTTTCGCGAGGCCGGCGGAAAACGTCGCCAGTGTTGGGCTGTGAAGCTCGGCGTCAGTCCTTCCGGCGTCGTCAAGTACCTGCGCGCAGGGGACGGTGGCGGGTACTGGCAGGACCCGGCAGCGCCTGGGGCCGTGTGCCAGGAGCTGATCCTGGCGCTCCAGAACGACGTCCTGGAAGAGCCCGCTGGCGTGAACCTGCGCTACGCGCGGATGGAGGTGCTCAAGTGATCTCGCGACGTCCCTGGGTCTTCTGTCGGCGGTGTCGGGCGACTTTTCGCGATCCACACGCCCCCGCCTTTGGCGCGTGGCTGTGGTCGCTGACCCAGCCCGAAGTCACCTTGCCATGGGTAGTCCTGTGTTGGGTCTTCTACATGCTCGGTCGGACAGGAGCGTGCGTATGAGCTACGTCGACACCCGATCGAGCGCTGCGTTCGAGGACGAAAACAAGCAGCGCGTCCGAGCGTTTCTCAAAGCGCTCGGTCGACTGTCCCGAAAACACGGGCTCTACCTTGACGGGCAGGCCGACACGATCAATGGGGACCTGGCTCTTCGCGTGCGCGACACCAAGACCAACGACGTCCTCGACGACGAGGTGTACTTCCTGGAAACGCACGAGTACGTCGACGAGGAGTGACCAGTGACCCTCATACACTACGCCGAGGTGCGATGCGACGGCTGCGGAGAGCATGCCGGCTTAGAGCAAGGCACCCGCCGCGCGCGTGAAAGAGCGAAGCAAGAAGAATGGGTGCGCAAGCGTTCCGTGGAGGGCTTGGTGGTAGACCTATGCCCCGCATGCGCCCGTACGTACGTACGGGAGGCGGAGAGCGCATGATCTGGCGCACCAAGACCAAGGCCCGCAAAGGGGGAGGGAAGTATGTCCACCTCCTTTTCAAGAACGAAGAGGACGAAGAACCGTTTGCAGTAGTGTGGTCTATCGACTTCATGGGTCGAAAATGGGCGGCCCGGTGGTACGGGTACCAGGCAACGTTTCGAGAGCTAGAAGAAGCCAAAGCGTGGGCGGAAGAAAGGTTGCGTACCGGAGACGCGATGTTTTACCGCGCTCCGCATGAGTACGAGGCTCTGAAGCGGGAAGAGGAGTCGTGATCTCCCCCAACAACCCCGACAACTGGACGCCCATCGTCGATCCGGAGTGCCCTGCGGTGATGGCGCAACAGGGACAGCAGGCGACAGATCCGCTGGATCTGTTGGACGGGCTCTCCTATGAAGACAAGTCCGACTGGGAGGTCCAGCACCGCCGAACTTGCAACCGCTGCCAGACCTACGGGCAGCAGGAGAAGAGCACCGATGACGGACAAGAAGCAGAAGAAGACGGGCAACGGGGAGACCACGGAGAACCTGACTCCTTCTGAGCCCGCCGCGCGCCTGACGCTGGATGACGTGAAGGCGATCCTCGACGACACGACGGCCTACAAGACGGCGACGCTGCACAAGGTCAAGCGCTCGCTGTGCGAAGAGATCGAGAAGCTCCACCAGGAAGCAGCCGTGCTACGCCGCTACCTCAACCAGGTGCGCACCCTGATCGCAAAAGGAGCCATCGAAGACATCCAAGGCCAACTCCGCCGCGCCTACGAAGAGCAAGTGGGACTGCTCGCTGGTCGCTCCCTGGTGACAGAGGACGGGGAGCACGCCAAGGCCCGAGATTTCCTCAAACAAGCCCAGGCGGCCGGAGTCGACCTCGATCTGGTCAAGGCGCTCGCCGACAAGCACGAGGGCAGAGGGGCGAGTACCCCCAAGACCAACGAGAAGCAGAGCGAAGCCAAGGCGTGAGGCAGATCACCGATCACACAGATAAACCTTTGACAACCTGTTTCGTAGCTAGTAGGATCTTCTCAGATCAGCGACGGATCGCTGAAGAGGAGGTTCCGATGAGCTACGAAGAAGCCCCCGCCACCCAGATGCTCGCCACCCACTGTTGTGTTTGTGGTCGTCCTCTCGTCGACGCCATCAGCGTCGAGACGGGCATCGGCCCCGTCTGCCGGCGCAGGTACCTCCCCGAGGGGTTCTCGGAAGAGGACCGCTCGGCAGCCAACAAGCTGGTCTACCAGGCCAGTCTCATCTTCCAGGCGGCCCGTACAGACCGTGAGGCAGCGGCAAAGGTCGCCGGGATCGTCAGCGCCATCCGCGCCCTCGGTTCCAGCTTCGACGCCTTGGCCGACCGCGTGGCCGAGACGGCGATTCGTCCCAAGATCGAGCTGGAGCAGCGTGAGGTCACCTTCGGCAAGGGTCAGTACGCCCAGGTGGTCCCAGCTCTGGTCGTCAAGGTTCCCTACGACCCCTGCTTCAACGCCGCGTTCAAGGCTGCGGTGGACTGGCGCGACCGCACCCCGGTCATCGAGGGCGGGGAGTTCAAGGCGTGGGCGGTCAAGGCGACGTACCAGGCCAAGTCCGCCCTGCTGGCGGTTCTGAAGGAGCGCTTCGCGGGTGAGGCGGCGCGCGGGCCGAAAGGGATCTTCTTCCTGGAAACCTCGGAGGCTCATGCCTAGCCAAATCCCTCTGCTTCAAAAAAGCGTCGAGCCGCTGGAGACCCTCCGGCGGCGTGCGCTTTCCTGCCACAAGTGCCCGCTGCACGTGCACCGGACCAAGGTCGTGTTCGGCATCGGCAACACCGGCGGCATGACCAGCATCGACCCAGAGCCCCTCACAGAGGCGCAGCGCACCGACCTGATGGTCATGGCGGATGAGAAGTTCTCCCACCCTTCCGAGAGAGCACCTGTGGCGATCGTAGGGGAAGCCCCGGGAGAGCAAGAGGACCAGCAGGGAGAACCCTTCGTGGGGCGATCCGGCATGCTCCTCAACAAGATGATCGAAGCCATGGGATACGAGCGCGCCCAGTTCTATCTCTGCAATGTGACCTGCTGTAGACCTGTAGACGAAGAGAGAAACAACCGCGCGCCGGAGCCCAAAGAAATCGAAGCCTGCCGACCCTTCTTGGAAGGCCAACTCCACAACGTCCGGCCCAAGGTGATCTTGGCCGTAGGTGCAACAGCGGCTCGTGCTTTGATCGGTACCAGCGCCCCGGTCGGCCAACTCCGAGGACGGTGGTGGCAGTGGCACGACATCCCTGTCCGCGTCACCTACCACCCTGCGGCGTTGCTGCGAAACGAAGAGCTGAAGGCGAAGGCGTGGAAAGACCTGCAAGAGGTCATGCGTCTGCTGCGCAACTCCCGCAAGTATTGAAGATCCCTACACCTTGACAACGCCCATATCTTCTACTAGGAATGGGGAGTGTCTCAGAAGCGCGATCCCAAGATCCTCTCGGCCCTGGACCCTGAGGGGTTCAAACGTGCCAAGACAGAGGTGGAGAAGACCGTCCAAGGGATGCAGGTGCTGCTTCGCGAAGAGGTGGAACCCGGAGAGACGGTCCAGTACATCTATGGGCCGCTGCCCCTGAACCTGGAGCAGGTCGATGTGGCCTTCCAGGTCGTGTGGTTCGGCACCAGCGAGCACCCGTGGCCTCTGGACGAGCACACGCCGACCCCTATGCTGAAGACCGAGACCCCGAATCTTGGGCGGATGGTCCTGTGGCGGTTCACAAAGTTTGAACAGGGGGCGGAGCTTTTGGCGGAGCTGTGGGACTTGGTCCCCGAACCACCGGAGGTGCAATAAAATACTGTGAAAGGGTGCTCGGATCTGTGAAATTCCGAGACTGTACTGGCAGCTCGCAGACAACCGACTCATGGAGGCTTGTAGCCAATGAGAATGGCCGAGGTCACGTTCACGCTGAAAGTCACACAGCGCGTTGCCGTGCCGTCTGCGCTGATCCATCCAGAGATTGTCCTGATGGCCAGCCGCGCTGAGTCTCAAGTCTCGGCACGCAAAATCCTCCTACAAATGCTCCAAGCTGCGCGCGTTTGCGTCGTAGACGTGCGCGTCGCCCGAGACGACTCCCTCCACGGGGAGACTCCAGACCTGGGTGTAGGACTCTTTCGCAAAGATCAGGAGGATTGGCAGGTATTTTTCCCCTGGGACAGTCCCCTGACCTTCCAGACAGACGAAGCCTACGAGCAGTCCACCGGCCGCAAAGCGCCGAAGAAACCGAAACAACAGTCGCTCTTTCTTCTCAAAAAGGATCTCACATGACGGACAAGTCCAAAGTAGAGTATGACATCGACACCCTCATCCTTCATCTGATTGGGCGCGGTGAAGGGTACGCATTGGAGCGATTGAAGCGAGAGACCTACGAGATGGATACCTACCTCACCAACTTGGAGATCCAGGAGCAAGACGGGCTCACAGGAGGTACGATCTTCCCTCGTGTGAAGCTCCTCGTAGACCATTTGAAGAACGCTCTCGACTGGAACCGCAACGCGCTTCAGGCGGAGAGCAACCATGCAGCACACCTACAAGGCAAATTCTCCCTGGGGCAGGCGCGTGAGATGAGCGCTGAACGTCTTCGAGACAGGCTGAGAGCCAGCCATGAAGCGCTTCTTCAGATCCAGTCCAACGTGCTGACGCCAGACCAGATCAAAACCCTGGCGCGAGAGACGACCGCCGAAAACAGCGAAGAGCTGCGAAAGGTGCCGATCGAGGAGCAGACCAAGTCCACCTGGGAGCATCGCCCTCCCACGGAGAAGGAGAGGCAGCAGGCGACTCAGAAGGTGCAGAAGAAGATGCAGAAGCAAATCGAGGAGCTACAGGAAATCCCCGGTCCGGAAATCCTCGGCGAAGAGGGTGAGCACCTCTACCGGCGTGTCGTGCGCGATGAGCAGAGGCGATCCGGTGCCGCGCCCGACAACTGGTAACCTGCCCGACATACAACACCCAAGCCCAGAGCTGGAAGAAGCCATGCGCGCGCTTCTCCGGGAGTTTTGGGCTTACCTCGACGCCCCCTCAACCGCGGCAAAGAAGCGCGCAGATCGTGCGCTCGAAAACTTTCGTCATGTTGGGCACCTTGTTATCTTCGGGGAACCGCCTTGACTATGGCGCACGTACTGCTTAACTTGTAGGAGATCATCATGACCCCCGAGCAACAGATCCAGTCCGCTGTCAAAATCTTTCGGAAGTTCCAAGAGCAGGGCGTGGAGACGGTCTACGGCGCCCGTAACAACGGCAAAATCGGCTTGGCCAGAGAGCCGTACACCGAATTGAAAAACTCGTCTGTCAAGCCCGAGAACGTTGAACTGCGGTCCGAGGAGGACATCCGCAAGTGGCTGAGCTGACGGCACCCTCCCAGGATCCTGCACTCACGCTGCGTACAGGCTTTGCCTGCGACTCCTGGCGCTGGTTCGAGAAGAAAGTCCCTTCTTCCGATGGGTTGGGTTTCTACACCGTCTCCTACGGCAAGGTCGATGACTTCCTGGCGAGAGAAGCCGAGTTTGACTGGGCCTGCTCCTGCAAAGACTTCGACCTTCGACGTAGGAAAGAGCCGCATAGCTATTGCAAACACATCGAGGAAACCAAACATCTGAGGTGTGGTTGGTACGAGGTATTCGACCCTACCAAAGCCACGATGAAGGGGAAGCGCACCTCCTGCCCCAACTGTGAAGACGGGGTATTTGAGCTGCGCATGTTGGTGTCCGATCAAGCCGAACGAGAAGGTGTTCTTGGGGAGGTACTCTTCCAGATCGAAAAGATCGTTGATCAGTGTTGCAACGATCGTGACATCCACTTCAAAGAAGGCGTCGATCTGGTCGAACAGTTGACCGCGCTTCTTGACAGCTTCGCTACGCCGACCGACGGGGGCGAGCTTGTCCAAATCCGACAAGACATGCGCGCCCTCAAGATCGCGCACTCAGACTCCATCGTCGCTATCCTCCAGGGTCTTCAGCCCCAAGATCGAACGGGTTGAATCCGCCCGTACAGGCGGACCAGTTCAGGGCCACAGGGAGGGGGATGACTAACCGGGTGCTCGAAGGCATGAAGGGCCGGTGCGTAGCGGAGGGGCTCGAAGAAGGGACCCCTCGCTTCAATCTCCGGTATCTTCAGCTTCGCGTAGAGAAGTGTAAGCAGCTCCAACGGGTTATGGTGTGCTCTGTTTGTCCGTCCTACGAGTTCTGTGAGACGGTCAAGGAGTACATGCGAGCAAAGCACCTACCCCAAGGAGACGCGCGTGACAGAGACAAACAAGACGACGGAGAAAGTTGACGACTCGGTGGGGCGGGGACGCTTTTGGGGCGCCCTCGTCGCAACCGCGCTGCTTACGCTGGCTACGTCCAACGGCACGACGTGCGCTCAGACCAAGCAGGCCGCAGCGGAAGCGACTGCGCAAACGGACGAGGTCGACGCTCGGGTGCAGCGTCTTTACGAAGAGAACCTGGCGCCCGTCATCGAGGGCCTCGTCAAAGACGCAGCCTCCTACCGGAAAGATCGCGAACAGTTACAAGAGCACCTTCTCGCTTTCGCTGAGCTGAAGGGGCAGGTCAAAGCCATCGAGGGCTTCCAGCCGTCTCGCTACGGAACGCGCTATGAGCAGCGTAGGGACGAGGAAGTCGCCAAGGCCACATCCCAAGTCCCCCAGGAAGAGCCCTCATCGTCCAGCGCAGCGGTATCTGTCCTCGAACAGATCCAACGAAATGTCGCCGAGAAGAAAGGTCGCCCGTTGCCAAGTTTTCGTGGACAAGAGGACGAAGGAACCATGGGGTCTGCCGCCCAACAGCTACAACTTCCGGCATACGGGGACTTCTGATAGCCGTTTTTTCCTCATCCTGGTAGTAGTAGGCGATGTTCAGAAACGTTGCAGGGATACTCGGATCCTTGAAATTCCGAGGCAGAGACCTCTGGAGGAGACTCATGTCGAACAAGCCTACCCTGGTCGAGTTGAAGGTGATGATGTCACCCGCTGACTACGACGACGTCGTCTGGTACGCCAAGAAGAAGGGAGAGAACCTGGGCGAGTACGTGCGCAAGGCGCTGAAGTTGTCCCTTCCCGGCAACGTGAAATCTCTCCGCGACGGCGAGGAAACCCGCTCCGAAGTGGCTGTCCGACTCGAAAAACTCCTGGAGGTCAGAGATCGCCTCGAAGACGACGGCGAAATGCCGGCGCTGGAACCGCACGTCCCTGAGCCGATGGGTTTGGTAGCGGAAACCGCTCCACCCAAGCTAGAGACACAGCTCCCGCCCGAGGTGGTGGCTGCCCAGGAGCTAGCCAAGAAGAGCCCCAAGGAAGCGCCCAAGCGCCCACCTCACTCCTGCGCCCATTGTCTGGCGGAGCGTAGTCTTCAGGGCGCCAGCTCGTTTGGCACCTGCAACGCCCCGGAGCAACGCGGGCGTCCGTGTGCCTTCCCGTCGGGAGCTGCGCCCAACTGTTTGTACTACGCGGCCAGGGTGCACAGAGCCCCCGGATCTGTAGCGACCTCGCCGTACGCACGGCGTGGCTGGTAGATCCACCGATCTAACCCTTGACAAAACAAATCCTATGTGTAGGGTAAGACCATCGGATCAGGTCTTGCGCACAGGTGCGTGGGCGTACCCGAAGGAGGGTTAGAGCTGTGAAAAACAGAGAACGCGATCTTTTCTACGCTGGGCTGGCTAGCCTCTTCCACACGGCGACCAAGGAAGGGGTGCTGTTCGACTTTCCAGAGGGGGATCTCGACACGCACGAATGTGCGGCGGTCTTCCTCATCCTCAAGCACCTCGGCGAGGCGCTTCTACAACCGCGCATGGCGGAGTTGCGGGAGCGGTTGCTGGCGGCGGCGCAGACGGAGGGAGAGTCGACCAAAGGGGGTGGGCAAAAGCTCCTCATGGAAGGGAATGTCATCATCCGCGAGAAGCGCGCGTTCAAGCGTCCCGAGGAAGACAAGGTCAAGGCCCTTCTGCGCGAGAAGGGTCTGGCGCTCACCGAGGCATTCAACGAGGTCAAGACCCTTGAGCTTGACGCCGGCAAGATCGATTCCCTCGTCGACACCGGAAAGCTGCGCCAAGAGGATGTGCAGGCGTGCTTCAAGGTGCCCAGCTACGCGCTCAAGGTGCTGCCGTCCCCTCACATGACCGCGGTGCTCAAAGAGCTGGAATTGACGGCGCACCCCCAAGCCACCAGCACGCTCGTCGAGGAGCGCAACGCACAGCGGGAGCGGCGGCGTCGCGCGCACCAAGAGAAGGAGGTGCGCGATGTCGGTTGAGATCGAGCGCCTGTCGGCCCAGGAGTTTCTCCCGCCCGACCGCGACACCGGCTACGTCGATGTACACGAGCTGCACGCGCTGTACGACAAGATGGCCTTCCGCGCGAACCTGCTCCTTTGGGGACCAAAGGGTTCGGGCAAGAGCTTCTCGTTCTACAGCTACGCGGCGAAGAACCAGATCCCAATCGTGACCTTCGACTGCTCGGAGGACGTGCGGCGCAGCCATCTCATCGGTCACAACGTGCTGCGTGGTGATCATACGCCGTTCATCTTGGGGCCGATTCCAACTGCTTTTGAGATCGCGAACGAGGTTGGGCAGTGCATCCTCAATTTCGAGGAGTGCAACGCTCTTACTCCGCAAATGCAAAAAGTCCTGAACTCGGTTACCGACTTCCGCGTCAAGATCGAAGTCCCTGAAGCGAAGCGGGTCTTCCGGCTGCGCGAGGGAGCGAAGTTGTGGGTCACGGGCAGCATGAACACGACCGTCTATGCGGGGGTGTACGCGCTGAACGAGGATTTGAAGTCCCGCTTCCGCATGCTGGCGCTCGACTACCCGGAGGCGAAGGTCGAGTTCGCGATCCTCAAGGCCCAGAACATCGATGGGGCGAACGACGCTTTGCTCAAGAACCTCTGCAAGCTGGCGCACGAGACGCGGCAGAAAGCGTTGGAGTACCCGCTGTCCACCCGCGACCTCATCCAGATCGCTGAGGACGTGCCCATTCTCGGTACGGGGCAGGCGCTGACCATCGCGCTCGGGAAGTTCGAGGGGGATGACCGCGGCACCATGAAGAAACGGATCCAGTCCGTCTTCGGCAACGTCGGCGTGTGAGCACTCCCATGAACACGGTCGAAGACCTTCAAGATGACATCTCTGCTGAGGAAGGCGCGGATCTCTCCGATCTTTCCTCGCTCAAGACGAAGGAGTACGAAAACCACAAAGGGATCGCCTACAAGACGACTGAGATGTTTGCCGGCATCTGTAAGAGGAAGCTGTGGCTCAAGGCATCACAGAACGGAGAGGCGGCAACCAACGGTCATCTGATCCAGATCGACTTCAACCACCCAGACCACTACCTGCACCTCGAACACGAGATCGCCCACATCCTCTTCCGCTCCGACTTCTTGGCGAAAAAGTGCTTTGTCGAAACGTACGGTAAGATGGTGTCTGACGTCGCCCAGAAGCATGGCGTGCCCATGGATCTGACCGGCCTGTCCTACACGCTGGGCGCCATCATCAACATCCTAGAAGACCGCCGGGTCAATTCACTGTGGGGGCTGATCTATGAGGGCTCCGGGGCGCGGCTGCAACAGATCTTGACCCACGACACCGAACCCCACGTAGCCCGCGCTTACGAGTCCCTGGTGACCTTCATGGTCTGCCTGTTGGGCGGACACGTGTTCCCCACCAGCCATCCATTCTCGCGGTTCCAGGGCATGGTCTTAGATGCGCTTGAGCAGGTCGAAAAGCGCGGCTTTGCGTCCACCCTCGCTGTTACCAAGCGGCTCGTCTCGCGATTGGTGGACGAGATCATCCGAGAGAACCAAGGTCTTCCACCCCTGCCGATGCCTATGGCTGGAGACCCTGACCCACAGGGACAACAGAACCAGCAGAGCGGCGACGGGAGCGGTCAAGGAGGTCAAGGGCAGGACCAAAACTACAAGGACCAGCAAGGACAAGACCCTCGAAACCAGCAAGGTCCCCAACAAAACCCTTCCGCTGGCGGCAACAAACCCACCGATGACGCCGGCCAGGGAGCAGGAAGCGCCCACCAAGGAACAGGCAGCGAAGAGGGGGCGGACCGACCCCAGGCGAGCGCCGCAGATCGCTCCAAGGCACTTGCCCAGCTCATGAGCAAAGCAGGGAAGCTCCCTTCGCACCTCGACAAGAAACTCGACGATTTTCAGGAGCCGAAGTTCCCTACCCGGGACGCGAGGGGGGACGCCCAAAAGGCGGCTCAGAAAGCTATCCGCGCCAACATCAACGACGATGACGCCTTCGGTATCCTCCTCGCCCAGGACCGCGACGACATGTTCCAGGTCGTCTTCGATGCTCGCAAGGCTATGGGTCGAGCGATGTCTCGGAATGACTTTCTGACCCAGGGGGCGATGGCGAAGGTGACCTTCACAGATCTGCCCGCTACCAAAGCTCCCGAGCCACTAGAACCCGAAGATCAGGACACCGTCCGTCGGCTCCGCGCCATCTTCAACCGCGTGCTCGGCAAGAAGCGGCTTTCTCTCGAAGACGCAGGCACAGAGGTGGACGTCAACGCTCTGATCGAGAGACGAATCACTGGTCTCCCCAACCCGGTGTTCCGACACGAGGTCTCGGGGAGGGGTTTCCGGGTGAAGCTGCTCTTGGACCAATCCGGGTCCATGGACGGGGCCAAGATGCAACAGGCCAACCGCGCCTGTCGGGTCCTCTCCAAGGCGCTCAGGTTCCCGTTCGTTGACCAGTCTGTATGGGGTTTCGCTTCCACCAATAACGGGGAAGTCACCATCGATCGCTTCCACAAGGACACCGACTTCTTCGGCGGCGCCAAAAACAGCCTTACCCCGCTGCACACTGCTATCCGGGTGGCCAGGCGCGAGCTGGAAACGTCCAAAGACGTCAAGCAGCTCGTGGTCATCACCGATGGGCAGCCGACCTACGGATCTGGGAAAGGCTGGTTCAACAGCTCCACCCTCCAGACCTTCATCCGCTCCGAGGTGCGCAGTATGCGCCAGCGCGGCATCAACGTGACAGGCGTCGTGATCGGCGGAGACATGAGAGACCACGAGCTGAGCTACATGTTTTGGAACCCTCGGCACTGGAAGCGTGTGACAACCTCGACTTTTGGGTCGGATCTGATAGGACTCGTCTCCGCGTCGTTCTTGACGTACCTCAAGAACCTCTAGCGAGGGGTCATCGGTGCCTGGTAGCCCAAGGCGGAAGCGCGCTTCCGCTGACTACCGCGACGTGCAGGTCGCCTTCATGATGGGCGGTCTTCAGGCCGTCCAAGAAATGGCTGTGGGCGCCGAGTCAATCTTGCGTGCTATGCGAGAAATGAAGGCACAGGGCCGAGATGTCCGCCCCCTAGAACAGTGGGTGGGTAGGTCTGTTCGCGGTAGGTCTGTTCGTCCCGACGGGACGAGAGTCGTGACTCGTCGCGTGCAGCGGCACAAAAACGGGCACTTTTTGGTGGTCAACGTGGACGAATTAGGGGTGAGTAAGGGCGAAGACGTCCAGGTGACGTACAACCCTACCGGAGAGCGCATCGAGATCAGGCGGATAACATGAGACTGGGCCTATCTTGTGCGATCTTCTTAGGGGGTATGTTCGCCAGTTCAGCGTGGCTCAATCTCTGGCAACACCAGCTCCTTCAAAAGTCTCAGATCAAGCTGAACCTCCAAGAAGAGAACAGCAACCTGTACAAGCGGCTCCTCGATCTGGAGCAAAAGAGCAATGCTCAGGCGCTGTCCCTGTGCCGCCGGGATACCCAGGCGTTCAAGACCGTTGTCCAGCGCATGTACTGGCGTCTCGGGTTGGACGGTCCGCCAACGCCTCCTTTCCTCATGTACGTGGACGCACGGTCAGAAACAGGAGAAACAGGGGTAGGTGGCCCATGATTGTACAGATCACGCCACAAGAAAAGATCACCCTGGCCGCAGCTATCTGGAGGTTGGCGCCCGGTGAGCTGGTTACCGCGTGGGTAGAACCTGATCTGGATCAGCAACCTACCGCTTGACAGTGCTGAAGTGATCTCCTAGACTGGTTTCAGTCGACCGGGAGTTTCACCATGACCACGAAGCTAAGCGCTCCACAACAAAAGCTGCTCCTCGCCGCTGCCCAGGCCGGTGGCGACCGAACCCCCTTTACGGGAGGCAGGAACGCGGGGCGAGTGGCCAGCGCCTGGTATCGCACGGCGCAGTCCCTGGCCGATCGCGGCCTTGTGACGCTCCGCCGAACGGGGGACGCACAAACGGCCGAGATCACCGATGCCGGCCGAGCCCTTCTCTGCTGACCTCACCGGCGCCGATAAACAGGGGATGTAAAATGATCGAGACGTTCGCACTCGGACGGGGATGGGCCGTGGTCGAGCACGCCGGCTACATCATCCGCGTGACCGGATCGCTGGCGACCATCATCACACCGGCCGGCAAGACGGTCAGCGTGGGCCTGTCGACGCGCCTGCGGCCCATCCCCGACAACTGCCGCCAGGTGGTACAGGCCGCGGGAAAAGACCCTGCCGAGCATCGCCTGCTCGGCGCTGTCGTCGTCCCTGCCTCCATCGAAGGTGTGTGGGGCGAGCTGGTCGCTGAAGAGCGGCGAGCGGCGGCGACGCGGGCGGCAAAAGCGCGCCGACATGACGCCCTCTACAACGAGGGCTGCGACGACGGATACAACCCTCACAGGAGAAGACGATGACGACCAACATGGCCACAATTTCTCTGTACGACAGGCTGCTGACGGCGCTCCGGTGTCCGGTGCCGACGACCGTAGCCGATCTCGTCGCCGTGGCCGACAGGCGGGACGTCCTCGACGAGGTGCTCGTCGGCGATGGGGATACGGACCCGACGATCCGGCAGTGGCTGACCGATCGAGGAGCCGATCTCCAGGCCGTGATCGACGACGACTGACCGCTTGCCGGGCGGGCGCATCACCCGGCACCAGCCAACGCGGGGATCGGCTCCCGCACCACGCCCCCGCGGGTGCGAAGGAGAGGAATTAGAGATGGGACCGCTTCACATGGATTTTCGCGAGATCATTCTGTTGACCGAGACCTTGAACCTGCTCGACGCCGCGGATTTTTTCACGCTCGGTGCCTCTCGTCCGACTGAGGGAGGGGTCCTGGAGCACATCCTCCGAGTGAAGTACAGGCGGCGCCATATGATCGCTGAAAGTGCAGAACATCACGCTGCGGGCAAGAAACTCCAATCACTGATCGACCAGCGGTTGGAGGTCATTCGCGCCGAGATGACGTAGTGGTCGCACCTTGTGTAGGTAGCGGTTACTGCTGCTCGAAAGCCCCTTGCGTACTCGGAATGCAGCTACACGGACCGATCGCTCCGTGTCCGTCCCTCGTCTACGACGAGCGCCAAGGGAGGTACTGGTGCGGCGAAGTGATGAAAGATCCGGAGCTGAAAGAGCCGCTGGCGATCGGGGCGGGATGCTGCTCGTCCCTGAACAGCACCCGGCAAGACATGATCCGCCTGGGCAAGCCAGCCCCGCGCCCGTCTCCGTAGAGCTGCTCGTAGCCTTCACCCGGCAGCTCGTGCGCCACACCCTATCTCGCGACGCGCTGCACCTGTCTCTGTTGGTTGCCGCCAGTGAGATCGGCGTGTCGCAGGAAGAAGCCACACGGCTCCTCAATGCCGTCCTGGCAGAGCGAGAGCGGAGCTTCTGGCCGCCCAACTTCTAGGGCCGCCCCAAGAAAGATCGCTGAAGTGACATACCTCACAGATCTGCGGATCTGAAGTCTTCCTATTGTTGACAATCGAAAAGTGATCTGTTACGATGTGGACATCGAGCAAGGGTGCTCGACGAAAAGGAGCCCGACATGAACCGCATCCCCGAGTCCAAGGACATCAGCCGCATCTCCAAGAGCATCTACGGCCGCGCGTGCGGCAGCTCGGCGAAGGCCATTCGCTTCGCCGAGAACATGGCGAAGGCCATCACCCACGCGGACAAGGCCCACCGCCGCGGGGCTGCTGCGCTCCAGGTGCCGGCGGTGTTCGGCTCGGCCGTCCAGGCCCGAATCGCGGCCATCTTCATGGCGCGCGCCGCGGTTCTCCAGGGCCGCTAGATGCTGAGGAGGACTGATATGCCCAAGCGCTTCAACACCAAGGGCGTGATCACCGCCATCACGTTCATCGAGGGGGATCACCACTCCGGGTCGGGCTGGTACCTCGTCGACGTCGTCAACGTCCTGACCGGCGAGCGCTACCATACATAGTCAGGGGTACTCTCTAGAGAGTACAGCGCGCTCGCCGGTCCGCCCGTACGGGCGGGTTGCCGCATGCTCGCAGATCAGGCCGCTTCGGTGACCGCGCGCAGGCCCGCGCCTTTGCGGCGTACGCGGATCTCATCCTCCTCGAAGGTCACCGAAACCACTTGTCCCTTCTTCACGCCGAGGTTGAAGAGGGCGAGGCGCAGGAAGACGGGAGCGTCCTTGATCTTTTGCACCTTGTAGTCGCGGGTCTCGCCGACCGCCGGTGCCCGACGACCGTGCTTCGCTTCAGGGATCAGCGCGGCGAGATCGTCGAGGTTGTGGTCGGCTCGGAGATTGAGCGACCCGGCGGCGACGGCCGTGATGAGCCCTTGGTGCGCTTTGGCGATGGTTCGGGGGTGTGCGTTCATAGCCTTCACAGCCTCGATACCACCGAAAGCGAATGCGGTCTGCACGTCCTTGTACGTCGTCGCACCCGGCGACCGACCGGTCTTCTTGGCGGTCTTCTTTGCGGTCTTCTTCTTGGTGGCCATTCTGATTTTGTCCTTTGTTGATCTTGTGATCGGGGCGGGGTGTGTGCCCGATGCGTGTGTTTAACGATAGCCTGGCCCACTTGCAAGGGTACGTCAAGCGCTCGGCTTGGTGGGACCGCAGGATCGAAAACCGAACAGATCCGACGGTATTCTCTGTTTAGCTTAGGTATCGGAGAAACTTTGCAGACGGGCGTGCCCTCTATCCGGCGGGGACGGTCGGTCGAATTTTCTTGATCGTCCCCCCAACTCTTTGTAGGTGTACGTGGTCAATCGAGAAGTCTAACCACCTCTCGACAATCGATTTGCGAGCTAGGGACCTTGTCTAGTTTGCTCCCCAACCGCCGCCGTCTTGGTTAGACGCGGCGGCGGGTGGGGGTCTATCTGGAGATCACCGTGAGCGGGTCGTTGGATTGGGCACGCAAGATGCTACCGCTCGCAATCTGGCGGCTGGGCATCACTCCCCAAGAAGCGACCTTCCTCATGTACATCCTGGCGTGGCATGACCCAGGCCCACCTCGCATCGACTACAGAGAGATCGCAGGCGCCCTCGGAGTAGGGACCCGAACTCTTTATCGATGGAAAAAAAGTCTTGTGGATAAAGGACTTATACGAGTGGTTTCTCAGTACGTAATCGCTGAGGACTGGGATCGCTACGACATGGGGTATCCCGTCGGGAACAAATGGGACCTATCCCCGCTGCTTGTGCTTCTGTGGCAGGCGTACCGCGAAGAGACTGAGTACGCCAAGAAGCTGGAACGCTTCTACGAGCGCTATCACGAGCGTCTAAAGGATGCTCCACCCGAACTTCTTAGAGAGCCGATCGTCAGCGACGGCGAGGCCGAATATTGGCCGGTCGGCGAGATCGCCCCCTTCTACAAAACCGATCCCGACACCTGGGACGCTCAAGGGATAGTCCCCGGCCCGCGCCGGTACTAGGAGAACCGATGGCACGCACAGTAAAGAAGAATGCGAACGAGAATGACGACTACGTCCACATGACGAGTTGGTGTGCGGAACCTTTCGTTGGGTTTTTCCAGAGCTGGCCCAACTTGGTTACTATGGCACTCGGGTACATGTGCCACACCAGGGTGGAGCTTGAACTTCTCCTGTGTATCGGCATGCACGCCCACGGCAACAAAAACTACTCGTATGTCAGCATTGGTAGGATCGCACGCTACTGCCGATGCGATCCCAGGTCCGTTCACCGCGCCGCAGCATCTCTGGAAGAGAAAGGGTACCTTATACGCAACAAGCGCGCTTTCAAAGCCTCCACAGACCCTCAGGCTCAACAAAAGCGTGCAGCTTATTGGAGAAAAAAGGGAACGCCCGACCCCAACCCGAAAAACGGTCGCAAGCGGTCCTCTGTGTGGGACCTGTCTCCTCTTTGCAAGGCTGTTACCAATCTATGGTCGATCGGAATACTTGCTGATCGGGGGGACGATCCTTTCTTTGGGAAGGGTCCGCAAGTACCCCGCCGAATGCTGCACCCAGAGGTGGTCTTTACGTCAGGGGGACGTGTCGTCTGCGTCACGCCCCCTTCGGAGACCAGTGACCGTCCGGTCAGCCATCGTGTGACCGCCCGGTCATCCGAGTTCTGTCCGCCCGGTCAGGAAAGTTCTGACCGGGCGGTCATTCATAAAACAAACGAGAATAACGAAGACACTCCCCAAGAAGACGCCATCCAAAGGATGCGAATTGGCCGGCTGTCGCCGGCTCACACATCGGATAGCTTCGCCGTGAGGGGGGTGGGTGAAATCCCACAAGAAACCACGAACCTCACGAACCTCACGGGTCAAGACACAGAAGACCAGGCGCCTACGGCGCCGCCCGTTCTCGTGGGAAATACCAGTTGCGTTGATGACGCTATGCGTCAGGACCAGTACCAGCATGCGACACAGGCCCTTCAGGGGGCGGAAGAAGAGGAGGACTCCGACATGGCGCGTCAAGGATCAAACAAAGCGGCGATTGACGCTGTGATCGGCGCGGCGCGGCATAAGGCTAAAACCCAGGTGAGCGAGAACGCACGGCGTGCGCAGGCCAGAGAGCAGCGGATGGCGAATCTCCAGTCCAAAGGCCCGCCCAAGGTTCGCGGCTGGGCGCAGCGGCTCTGGCGTGAGGTCTGGGAGCCCAACTTCCGCGAGTTGTTCCCGGAGGTCGAGGTGCCCAAGTGGGAGGTCAAGGAGCTGGGCATGCTCAACAAGCTCATCAGCCCCGAGAAGGGCTACGGCTACAGCAAGGACGTGGTCGAGAAGGGGGTTATGTACCTCGTGTGCCAGTGGCGCACGATCCACGGGGCGTTTTTCCCGAAGAAGTCTACGTTGGGTGTGCCCACGCTCGGTTTCCTCGTGAAGTTCCACGATCAGATTTTGGTACAGGCGCAGCAGGCGAATCTCAGCTCGGTCACGATCCAAGCTCAGCGCGAGCTGGAGGCGGCTCAGGCGGCTCTGGATGCCTGGGATGAGGCCAACCCCTACGGATTCCTCTCAGAGGAGCGTCCGCGGCTTGTGGAGGCTGTGAAGCAGGCCAAGGAGAAGCTGGAGGTTAGCTGATGATGTACGACCCGGAGGGTGGGGGATGATGTACGACCCAGCAGACCTGCACGCTCGCCGCCAGCTCGACGAGAGCGATTACCAGTTCATCTGCGTCCCGCACGACCTGTGGCACTGTCAGCTCGCTGGGGTGCAGGAGTCCGTCCGGAGCAAGGTCGAACGATTCGTCCACAACGCCGTGCCGTGGTTGTGCAAGGGGATGGGGATGTGGGTCTTTGGCCCCCCAGGGGTTGGTAAGTCGGGCATCGCTGCTCTGCTGACCAAGGTGGCCTTCGCTCATCGATTCGACGCGCGGTTCGTATCTGTCGCCCAGCTACAGGAAGACATCCGGCATCGGCGTGCATACGAGGATGACCAGCCTGCGCTGATCCGGGCGCAGGAAGTCTGCTTCTTGGCGCTTGACGACCTAACCTCCCAAGACGCCACAAATCCCGTATTCGGGGCTACTGCGCTTTCCAGTTTCTTAGCGCTGCGGGCTTCTCACCAGCGTCCTACGGTGGTGACAACGCAGATGTCGCAACGCCAGGTGGAGGAGGTCTTTCCGGGGATCCTTGGCCGCTCGCGCTACAAAATGCCTTTCCTGATTGTAGAAGGGCACAACTTGCGTGCGCTGGAGGAGCAAAAAGCCCAGCAACTTCTGGACGGGGGCGCCTGATGGACTTGGACAAGTCCTTTGTTTTCTCGCTTCTGCAAGAGGACAAGGACAAGCTGGCAGACATAGTCCGCAAAAATTTTCGCGCTGACCTTCTTGAAGGGGACGGGCTCGCGGCGTTCACGTTCGTGATCGACTTCTACGCCAAACACCAGGTCATGCCGTCTGTAGGCGCTGTTGAGGGGCGGCTTGGACTCGTGCTCGACCCAGTCACCGAGCCGGTCGATTTCTGGGTGGGGGAGCTGCGCAACCGCTATGCGTTCGGTGCTTGCCAGGACGTTATCTCCCAGGCGAACACGGCTCTTTTGGCCGGCGATCCGCGCCAAGCGGTAGACCTGCTGTACACCAACTCTCGGCAGACCCATGACTATCTGCACACCAGTGATGCCCTCCTCCAGTCACTGCCCGGGCTGAGCGAGTCCGGTCAGGACTGGTACGAACGGATCCGAAACGGCGAGCGCGGTATACCCTTCCCGTGGCCGTCCATCACCGACACCACGATGGGTATCTGGCCCGAAGACCTCATCCTCTTCGTGGCCCGCGGCGGGGTAGGAAAGAGCTTCGCCGCCATCCTCATCGCTCGTGAAGCCTGGCTTCAGGGCAAGAAGGTTCTCTTCCTCACCACCGAGATGTCCCAGCTCGCGGTCGCGTTACGCTTCACAGCCATCCATCTCCAGCTCGACTACGGCAAGATGCGCCGCGGGGAGTTGGGTGTTTTCGAGGAGCAACGCTGGAAGGACGCTCTACCGGAGCTACAGAAGGACGAGCGCTGGCAGATCGTTGGCGGCGACTTCGACTTCCGTGTCGAGACGCTGTGGGCCTACGTGGATGATTTCAGGCCCGACCTTTTGGTCGTCGACGGGCTTTACCTGTTGAAGACTGACGAACGATCTGAGAAAAAGAACGAGCGTGCGGCGAACGTGTACGACGACCTTAAGCGGGGAGCTAAGCGCTTCAAGATCGGCATCTTGGGTACAACCCAGTTCAATCGCCAGGTGAAAGTCAGCTCGGCGAACCCTGACATCGCAAACATCGCTCAGACCGACGCTGCGGGCTGGAACGCGGACGCGGCCTACGCGCTTGGGCGTACGGACAGCCAGAAGAAGATGCGGCGGATGTCGATCAAGCCGCTCAAGATTCGCGAAGGTGACATGTTCGAGGTCGAATGCCACTGGGACTTCGAGCGCATGGACTTTTCCGAATGTCAGAGGGTCACCCACACACCGCCAGGTGGTCCAGGTGGTCCCGCTGGGCCGTCAGGTGGAGGATCACCCCCATCAGGGCCTAGTTCTGGGGACTCAGGGGATGCTGATATTCTCAAGTTGTTTTGAGGTGAAAGGATCTACATGGCCGTACCACCCAACATCCCGGTTTGCCTCAAGCACAATACCCTGGCGATTTACCAGAAGGGAAAGGGTCTAAGTGGTGCCGGCGCTACGCGGTTCGAGAGCGCTTTCAGCATCGCCAGGGACAATCTCGTCAAGTACGGGTACCTTTCCCCCGCCTCAAAGGCGGAAGGGGTTGTTGAACAGATACGCTTGACCGGCAAAGGTCATGACCTAGAGAGGAAGAAGCGTAACTCCCCCGGCACATCACAAAAACAGGCCGAATTCGATCGGCTATTTGAGGCTTGGCAGCGTACCCAGGAAGGTAGCGCCGATGGACGCTGAGACCATCGTCAAAACGTTACGTACGTTAGGGTGCGCGGACGTTAGGGTCGGGCCGGAATGGGTGCGAGGTAACTGTCCTTTTTCTAAGTGGACCCACAAAAAGAGATCGGACACCAAGCCGTCGTTTGCGGTCAAGATTGCGGCCAACGACCTGAGTTTTTTCAAGTGTCAATCGTGCAACGCTGTTGGTCCTATGTACGGCGGGTTCAACGATCTGCTGTGGCAGCTACGGTCATTCTCGGGAGAGGACTATTCTCAGCTACAAGGTTTACTACGGCACAGCAATCAGCCGTCGCTGGAGCGTATTCAGAACAGAGTACGAAGGGCGGCCTACTTTAGCGGCGCAAAAGAGGTCGCAGGTATCAAAGTCAGCAACAAGCTCGCGGTTCAAGCGGAGATGTTTGCCGATCTGGATGAAAAACCGGGCATCCCTGAGCAGGATTTGCGACCGTTGAGAGACCTGCCGGAGGAGGCTTGGAGCTACCTGACCGGCCCGGAGAGGAACCTAGACGAGATCACCATCCGGTTTTTCGAGTACGGGTTCCACCCGAGAAACAGGCGCATTGTGGTGCCCATGCGTGACTGCAAAGGCAAGCTCGTCAATATCTCGGGGCGTACAATCCTTCGGGGGGTGCAACCGAAGTGGTTGCACGCCAAGGGTTTCCGACGGGATTTGTACCTCTACGGAGAGGACAAGATCGTCAAAGACTACCCCGTCTGCTACTTGGTCGAGGGTATGTTTGATGTCGCAGGGCTTTGGAAGCACGGTTACGTCAACTGCCTCGCCACCCTCGGCGCCTACATCTCGGACTTCCAGGTGGAGAAGTTGGTGCGCTGGTTTGATGAGGTCGTCATCGTTCGTGACGGCGACGACGCGGGAAAACAAGGGGTCTACGGGTCTGAGCGGACGACAGCCCACGGCGTCAAGAAGATTTCCGGTACGCTGCAAAAACTCTCGGCTCGTTTGCGCAAGGGTGCCCGAGTGGTCGATCCGCCAGACGGTGTAGACCCAGACGAGCTGGCCCTGCCCTTCCTGATAGAGCATCTGGGACCCCCTCAGCGAAGCTCTTGACAATCCGACGACAATCCTTAGGATACGGCTACGTCAATGAGCAGGGGTTCTGCTCACGATGCCAAAAACGTCACAGGCCGGGGGTTCCGGCCACGACAAGGAGAACACATGAGCTGGTACAGCACAGGGTACAATTCCGATCTGGAGAAGCGCGATCGTGCGGCGAAGGCGTCCAAGTACGGCCCCCGCCGTGTGTGGCTCAAACCGGAGTCGTCGGTGGCGCTCGTCTTTGTCGACGACTCGCCTTTCCTCTATTACGAGCATCAGTTCCGTGTCGGTAGCGACTGGAAGAACTGGCTCACGAACCCCGGCGCCGAGTCGGCGGCCTACGAGTTCTTGCTCAAGGAGTTGGGGTCGCCCGATCTGATCGGGCAGTACACGGTCGTCAACTGCACGCCGTGGACCGACAAGGACGGCAAGGTGCACCAGTACGGTCTGGAGCTGTTCCCCGCCAAGGGGGTCGTCCGCAAAAAAATGGAGATGAAGAAGGAGGCGAAGGGGAACCTCACGGGCAAGATGGTCACGGTATCCCGCGCCTCCGGCAAGAGCCCCAACACCGGCGACGACTTCGACTTCGATCGCGACGTCGACACATCGAAGATGTTCGAGAAGGTCAGCTACAAGGGCAAGTTGCTCAAGGACTTGTTCGAGGAGGCGGAGAAGGACGACGAGAAGATGAAGGAGTTGAAGAAGACCTTTGCTGTGCGCCACGTCGACGACGACACGGCCAAGCCATTGCTCCGCGAGGTTCCCACCTTCAACTACTTCGAGCTGTTCAAGCCGCTCAGCCCGGCAGAGATCAAGTCTCGCGTCATCGGTCACAGCACGCCACGGGACCGCAACAACGACAGCGATGACAACACCAAGTCGACCAAACACACGGATCTCAAAGAGGACGAAACGCCTTTTTGAGTTGATTAAAGAATGCTCGGAATTCCGAGACGAGCCTAGGCGTCTATGAGGGCGCCTAGGCTCGCTAGCCAATCCGCCCGTACGGGCGGATTAGGTACCTGATGACAGAACCTCTCACCAAACCGGCCCACGAGCCCACTCTCGTTAGAGCCCATTTGAACCCCGAAGCCAAGAAGGTAGAGGTCGTCGTAGACGATCCCGGCGGTCATCGACGTCAGATCGACTACTCCTGGAAGTCCCGTGAGCCGATCGCCCTGCCGGACATCTGGTGGGGTGCGGTGGTCAAAGAGACCAGCTTCCAACGCTCGGCCGAGACAAAAGGCAGCGCCGCCTTTTTCAACCGCTACTGATGCGCATGGTTGCAAGGCACTGATGCGGGTTTTTATCGACGGGTGGGCTTGGTTGGATCTGAACGATCTACAGGCTGATCATGTCCCCCTCCTGCGCAATCGTCTGACCATCAAGCGCCGGAAGCTCGGCGATCACCCAGGTCCCACCCCTGCGCCTATCCAACTCTACCGGGAGACCGGTACGCACTTCGGAGTGCCGAGAGAATACTTCCTCGGTAACCAGAGTCGCGGGCACGACGTTACCTACGGGCTTACAGACGGCGCACAATGGCCAGGAGACGTGCGGTTCCATGGTGAATTGATCAACGATCAGCCAGACGCCGCCAAGGCGGTCCTCGACCACTTCCAGGCCGGTAAGCTAGGCGGTATCGTCCAAGCCCCTACCGCTTTCGGAAAGACCGTCCTGGCGGCCTACCTCATTGCGCAGCTCCAGCGACCTACCCTCGTCCTGGTGCACAAGGAATTTCTCCTCAGCCAGTGGAAGGAGCGCCTAGCGCAGTTCCTCCCAGACGCTAAGGTGGGTATCCTCCAAGCCGACAAGCGGGAATTGGATGGTAGCCATGTTTGCATAGCCATGTTGCAAACTCTTGCAGAGAGAGGTGTGGACGAAAAACTATCCGTTTGGCCTGGCTTAGTAATAGCTGATGAAGTCCACAGAATCTCTGCGGAAACATGGAGCCCAGTAGCCCCTTGTTTCCCCGCAAGGCATAGGCTTGGATTGTCTGCTACTCCTCGAAGACGCGACGGTGGCGATGATGTTTTTCTCCATCACATCGGGCCGATCGTTTATCGGGGAACGGCCCTGCGCTTGGGGTTCCAGGTCAAGCGGGTGTGGACCGACTTTCGGGTGCGCGACGCAGAGGGCACGAGCGTGGCCGGTAAGAACCTGCTCCTGCGCTTCCTCTGTGCGTCCAAGTCCCGGAACAGTCGCGTCGCCGAACAGGTCGCAGGCGCAGTAGACGCCGGCCGAAAGGTGTTGGTCTTGTCAGAGAGGGTACCGCACTGTTCTGAGCTACAGAGTGTGTTCCAAAGCATCGCAAAGAAGCGTCTCGGGACAGTTCCACCCTCCCTGGTCTACACCGGCAAGGTCGCCAAGGAAATGAAGGATGCTGAGCGGGGCGCGGCATTCGACCAAGCGCGGGTCCTCTTCGCCACAGCGCAGCTCGTGTCAGAGGGTTTCGACTACCCACCCCTGGATACGCTTTGCCTGGCCACCCCTATCTGGGATGCAGAGCAAGCGGTCGGGCGCATCCTCCGTCCGTACCCGAGCAAGAAGGACCCTATTGTCATCGACATCCGGGACGATAACGTGCCGATGTTCAAGCGCGCCGGGCTCAACAGAGAGAAGCTCTACACGCGCTTACAGGCTTGACTATTACAGGCTTGACTATCCTTCCCCTTAGCGTTAGGTTATGGCGTATGGGATCCTGGTCGTTCAAAGACTGGTACCGCCAGCACGGAGACGCGCTCAACAGCGGGCGTAGGTTTCGCTACCACCTCGATCCGAATTATCGAGAGCGGGTGCTGGAGCACAACCGCCAGAGCCGCACCCGAAAACGCGAAGAAACGCTCGAAGAGCGGCGGACAAAGCGCGTCGTGAAGTCGGCCAAGCCCACGCCGGCATACAAGACCGTCAAGCTCGACACAGGGGAGGAGGCTAGTTCCGTAGGGGCCTTGGCCCAAGCGCTGGATAGGTCCATTCAAACGGTGAGGGGGTGGGAGAAGAAGGGGTGGATCCCAGAGACCCCCCATCGGACCGCCCGAGGTGAACGGCTGTACACGAAAAAACAGATCGCCGACATCTGCAAAGACCTGGAAAAGGCTGGTCGGCTCGGGGAGGCTCGCAGCAGACCCGTCATGCGCACCGCCTATCAGGTACGTGAAAACGGTCAGTTTACCGAGATGGAGTTGTATCCGATCAGTGTGCTGGCCCAAGCGTGTGATCGGTCGATCGTGACGCTCGACGTCATGGAGTCCAAAGGTGCGTTGCCGTCGACCCCGCTGCGCTACGGCACCCTGGGACGGCGGTTGTTCAGTGGCCCCATGATAGAAGTCGTTCGCGAAGCGTTCATCCGCCAAGGTGGGGAAGTGCGCGGACAAGACGCTCAGACCGTGTTCCGCGAGGAGGTAGAGACGGGTTGGCAAGGTTTGGGTGTTTACGACGTCGAGGTCGTTGATCCCCAATAAGTTCACAAAGACAGATGCAGGGGAAGTCAAGATGCAGGAGAAAGAGGCCACGGTCAGCATGACCGCCCAGTTCAAGAAGTCGGGGGAAGATGTTGGGTCGCAGGAGAGCGAGCAGGAGACCCTTCACGTGGCTCGTTTTCCCGACGGGTCCAACCCGCCGAGGTCAAGTTTGCGGTCGGTCTGACGCTCAACGTAGGTAACTACGAGACTGTTCGGGTCGATGTCGGTGTCACCGTACCCTGCTACAAGGAGGAGCTGAACGACGCCTACGCCTTCGCGGAGGATTGGGTTGGCCAGCGCATCCAAGAGGCTCGGAATCGAGTGCGGGGTGGGAAGATGAAGAACGTGCTCGACGAGCCGTTCTGAGTGGTGTGAACGGATGCTCGGATCCTTGAAACTCCGAGACGCACATGAAGCGCACTGGGAGGGTTTTTGGCCCGCAAGAAGAAGTCCGACGACCGACCCGAGCCGAAGACCAAGCGGCGTGGTGTCAAACGGCTTATGGAGTCCAGCGAGGTCGCTGCTATCACAAAGCTGTACGGCAACGTTTTGCGTGCAGGTAACGAAGCGCCAAAGATCACAAGAATCTGTTCCGGCATCGCGCCGATGGACAAACATCTGGGAGGCGGGTGGGCCAAGGGTTACTTCCACACCCTCTTCGGAAAGAAATCTTGCGGCAAGACGACCACTCTCTTCCGCACGTACGGGATGGCACAGCTCACCTGTCGTACATGTGGGCAACTCACTGTGCTCGACCCTGGAAACTGCGCCTGCGGAAAGAAGAGCTTCGATCCGCATGTGTGCGCTCACATCCGCTTGGAGGAGTGGGATCCTGAGTGGGCCGGGCGTTTTTGCGACATCTCTGAGATCGCCCTTGCGGAGCCCGTCTACGCTGAAGAGGCGCTCGACATCGCTGAAGGACTCGTCCTCTCGGGAGAGGTCGATGTCATCGGCATCGACTCCATCGCCTTCCTCACACCGGTCAAAGAGATCCAAGACTCCGTCGCCAAAGAGAACCAAGCGCTCCAATCCCGAGCCCTCGGTAGAGGTATTCGAAAGATCAACAGCGCCATTACTGTCAGAAGGCGGGAAGATGGGCAACCCCCTACCGTATTCTTGACGAACCAGATCCGCATGAAGCTAGGGGTGATGTTTGGCTGTTTTCATTCGCAAACCCCTGTCATGTTTGCTGACGGGTCTGTTGTTCCCATCGTTGAGGTTGTTCGGCGTCGTCTTACAGGTCCTGTACTATCGTGGGACGGGGAAAGGATCGTCGAACGCCCCATCGTGGATTGGTACGAGAACGGAAAGTTGAGCGAAGACGAGCGTTGGTTGACTTTCCGTGTCGACGGATCTGGGGGAAGAAGAGGAGCACACGGATTCACGTGCACAGAGAACCACCTCCTCATTGGAGGGGGTGGTCAAGAAGTTAGAGCTTCTGAAGTTCGTCCTGGAGACACCCTTTTGTCTTGGTACGAGGCATCTCTTTCCCCTACTGTGCGTAGGATACCTATAGAGGTAAAAGTCCGCTCCATTCACCTATCGAAGAAGAAGCACCGCGATCGCCGGAAGTTTGATCTAAAGATCGAAGGAGACAGCTTCTACCTTGTGGGCGGGGACTCTCGTGGGATTGTGGTTCACAATTCCCCCGAAGTTCAGCCTGGAGGTCAGGCTCCGCAGTTTGCTGCTGGAACAGAAGTACGGTTTGGTTACGCAGAGTACAAGCAAGAAAAAGGGGATGATGAAGCGCCCGTCTATGCCGACTTCCACTATCGCATAGAGAAGAACAAGACGTCTGTTGCCAAGTACGAAGGTACGTTTCGGATGCTCACAGCTAACGGTGAGCACAAGAAAATGGGTGAGATCGCCGACGAGTCTTGGCTCCTCGACCAGTGCGAAAAGGTCGGCCTGCTAACCGGAGCTGGCGCTAGCTACACGATCTTTGGTGAGAAGTACGCCGGTAAGAAGCCCATCTTGCTGAAGATGATGACTGATCGGCGCTACTACTGGGAGGTCTACGACACGCTTTTCGAGTTGTTCGATCGGCTCGGGGAAGCGACAGACACCACAAACACAACAACGAGTTCCGATCAGAACGAAGACGACCTGGACATGAACGCGCCCCCGGATGCCTGAAAACGAACCACCAAAACCCGGCTGGTTGATCGGTGCTCCTTCGGGGGAAAGAACCCGCCGGTCGACCAAAGCTGAAAGACGTATCGCCGCTTCTCTCGGTGGGAAACGTATCCGACGATCTGGGGGCGCGGCGTGGTCCGCACAATCGAGCGTCACAGATCGCGCGGACATCAGAACGCCGTTGCTCCATGTCGAGCACAAGCGCACCGAGTGCAAGTCGCTCAGCTTGAAACGCGCGTGGCTTGACAAAGTCTCTCAAGGGGCAAAGCGAGCGGACAAAGACCCCGCTGTAGTCATCACCTTTGAGGAAGACGGACATCCGTCGGAAGACTGGATTCTAATACCCTTGTCTGTCGCGCAACGGGTTTTGGGTTTGACCACGGAGGAGGAGTGACTGACCACACGAACGTGGAGGCTCGTGCGATCCACAACGCCTCCTATGCGCGAAATCTGCGCCAGCAACGTTTGCTGGCCAGGGGTCTCAACTTCTACGTTGAGATCCGTGGAAACACGGTCGAATACGTGTGTATGTGCTGTGAAAATCCGGCACGTCTTGACAATGACTCCGGCTTACTGCTATGTGGTAACTGTACGACGTATCTTCCGTCGGAGGGTGCCAGGTCCCTCGCTACCCAGGCCCGGACAGCGCTGAGGGGTCTTGTGGATGAGATCGACAAGCTCCAGGGGAGGTCGTGGTTGTGGCGGATTTTCTTCAGTCGGTAGGCAGCGACTCGCTCGTGCGCCTCATCAACCGGCATCTCACTGAGCGTAGTGAGGAACCCCCGCCGTCGCTGGGGCGAGTGTACCGGGCTTCGGGGTTCCACTCCTTGTGCTTGCGTGAGGAGGTACTGGCGGCGCTGTTTCGGGTGACACGCACCAGCGAGATCGACACCGACCTCAGGCTGATCTTTGATCACGGAACGGCGTTGCACTACGCGCTCCAAGACCTGATCCTTCCGCAGGTACCAGGTCTCCTCCTCGGTCAGTGGCGATGCCGTGCGTGCGGCTCTCTGCATCGAAAAGATCAGACACTGCCTCGTGAGAAGAGTTGGGTCTACGGAGAGCCACCAAACGATTGGGAACCGCCGCCCTACGCGCCGTGGCGAGAGATCGTCACATTGCGTCCAGAGAGGTGTCTCTTCTGTGACGCTCCGGGCAACGTCCTATCCCATGAAGAGCTATTATTCCAAGACCCGGAGCTGAAGCTGTCGGGGCACTGCGACGGGGTGCTCGATATCCCAGGGCGTGACGGTTTGGGGATCCTCGAAGCCAAGAGCATCGGCAACATCTGGAAGGTCAAAAAGTCGCCGATGTTTGACCATGTAATCCAAGCGCACGTCTACATGATGTTCACGGGTCTTCAGTGGGCTGTCATCCTCTACTGGCACAAGGGGACAAACGGTATAAGCGCGTTTCAGGAGCACTTTGTCGATCGCGACGAGGAGACGATCGAGAACATTCGGGAGGCGGCTAGACGGCTCAATAGTGGGTTGCAAGCGGTTGCAGAAGCGCACCAAGCTATGGAAGAAGCGTCTGAGACGGAGAGCGCGGGTGCGCTTCCTGCGCTCGTGGGGTTGGGAGTCGTCCCGGAGCGCATTTGCGAGACTGCCGACTGCAAACGCGCTCTTGGTTGCCCTGTGAGCGACCAATGCTTTGGGGAAAGTTGAACGGATGCTCGGATCCTTGAAATTCCGAGAAGGGGAGGACGGTTGACGCGGCGTCACAAGAAGCCTTTGATGATCAACCCGGGAGCTTGTCGACCTCTCCCCCCGGAGAGTTTCTTCGTCGAGAAGCGCGAACCGCGCCCTACTTGTTCGGTCTGCCCTCGACCCGCCTTTTGGGAGGTTCCTCCTACGCCTGCGCAGGTTGTCGAGCAAGTGGAAGCCGGGAAGGCCGAGTTGGTACCGATGTGCTCGGTGTGCACGCTTCATTGCTCGGTGCTTTTTCGCGGTCATCGCACCAAGGTGAAGAACTTCATCAAGGATGTAGAGAGCGAGGTCGGGAAGATCTTCCGCAAGCGAGATGGTCAGCTAACGGAAGAAGCAGACGCGCAACGTGTTGTTGGTTCGGTGGTAGCCACCTCGATCGCTTTTTCTCGTCAAGATCGGCTGGTCGAACAGATCACTACCCGCGTCACCGAAGATGCCGGCAATATTCTTGATGAGGACAATCCGTGAGTCGTTCGGTAACGGTGCTTGGCCTCGATCTCGGACTAGCCAAGCTCGGCTGGTGTCGCTGCGATCTGTGGCCAGACCGTGTTGTGCCTGTAGCAATGGGTTGTGTCGAGACTAAGAAGAGCGACAAGAAACTGAAGTTTCTCTCAGGGGACGATGACTTCAGACGTACACGAGAAATCGCCAGCTTTCTCCTCCCGAAATTCGATGGCGTGGAGGTTGTTACGTTGGAGGGGGCTTCTTGGCCACGCAACAATCGAAGCTGTCAGCTCATTGGGCGTAGTTGGGGCATCATCGGTGCTTTGGTAACGGAGAATAATCTCCCGGTTAATCAAGTGAGCCCACAAGCGATCAAGAAGAAGCTGTGTGGCGCAAACAACGCCAGCAAAGACCAAGTGCAGACGGCACTAGACGAGATGTTTGAGTATCAACTTACCCCCCTCTTAGAGGGCTTACCCAAGGGTAAGTGGGAGCACCCGTACGATGCGCTAGGTAGCGTGGTAGCCAGTCTGGACAGTGACGTGATTCGCATGGCTCGCAAGATGGTTACGGGGAAGGGCTGATGAAAAATCTGTCGTGACTCCCTCAAGCGAGGGGTGTACGTCATCATGGAAACGGCTCTCGGATCTTTGAAATTCCGAGATGGGAGGTAACCGTGGCGCTGGAAGTGGTCGACGGCGGGAAGAAAAGCTCCAAGAGCACGAAAGGGTCGAAGGAGTGGGCTACCTACATCCGCAGGGAAGCTCGCAAACTCGCTCGGGACATGGACACCGGCTACATGCGGTTGGCCAAGTACCTGTGGGAGGTCTACGACACGCCCATCGACGGCAACCCCCTTCGCGCGGGTATTTACATGTCCTGGGGTTACAGCACTTTCACTGAGTACGCTCAGAAGGAGCTGGGGCTCAGCGGTCGTAAGGCGGAGTACCTCAAAGGGATCTGGTACAGGCTCTACGTCGAAGACGGCGGCATGAACCTACCCAAGGACTGGGAGGAGAGGCTCATCCAGCTCGGATACGCCAAGGTCCGCGAGTTGGTCCGAATCATGACGGCCGAGACGGCGCAGGATTGGATCCAAAAGGCGGAGAAGGTCAACTATGACTTCCTCATTGTCGAGATCACCGAGGCTTTCCAGAAGGTGACCGCCGAGTACAACCGCATCCGTGGGCAAGGTGGGTCTGCCAAAGAAGCGAAAGCCGCCCGAGAAGAGGCAAAGCAGGATGTGCTGCCAGATCCGAAGGTGTGCGTCCAGAAGACCTACTTCTTCTACGACGGCCAGCACGAGAACGTCGAGCAGGCTATCGAACGCGCAAGAGAGATCACCGGCTGGAAGAAAGGTAAGGCGAACGATGGTCAGCTACTCGACCTCGTCTGTACCGAGTTCCTCGCCACCAATGCCTTCGAGAAGCTAGACAAGGCTACGAAGATCGGCATGCTGCACAAGATCGGCATGTTCTTCGGGCTCAACCTCGTCGTCATCGACCCTTCCGCGCCGAGGGAAGAGAAGATCATCTACGGCTTCCAGCACCTCGAAGCCCTCAACAAGCTCGATCAAGACGACGAGGTTGAGGTTGAGGCGGCCGGTTGATGCGTAACGTCTCACAGTCCTTGGTCCTCAAGGAGGTCCAGACCGCTCGGGATATCCTGACCAAGTGGGTCGCTGCGCTCGCGGACGGCGTCCCTGGCGAAGACTACCAGGTGGACGGGTCTACGGGCCTCGACAACCCGGAAGCTCCGCGAAACCCGGCCGAGTTCTACGAGAAGCTCTCAGGAGAGCTTCTCCTCGTGTCGGGGAAGTGCGAAACACTTACGACCATCCTGAACGCCGATCTAGGCTGACAATCTGCGGACTAGATGGTAGAAACTGGTTATGAGCAAACCTGCCGGCGATCAAACGCTAGACCTCCGGTACGTCCCCGTTGAGCAGATTCGCCCGAACGATTGGAACCCCTACGAGGAGTCCAGCTCAACGTTTGAGGCGCTCTGTGATGAGATTCGCGAGCACGGTTTCATCGACCCCATCCATGTTGCCGGCACGCAAGGTGGGTTGTTTGTCATCCTGGGCGGGCAGCACCGCTGGATGGCGGCCAAGGAGGTGGGCCTAAAGACCATCCCCTGTATTGTCCTGGGCGATGCGTTTGATGACCAAGACCTCCAGAAGTTCATGACCTTCCGCCTCAACCTCAGAGGTAAGATCAACCCCGCCAAGTTTGCCCGTCTCTACGCCGACATGCGCCTCCGATACTCGGAGGACCAACTCAAGAAACTGTTGGCGTTCACAGACCAGGCTGCGTGGAAGGCGCTCACCAAGCAGGTCGCCAGTGGCGTCAAGAAAGCCTTGGGGGACGCGGGTAAAGGGGATGTCGGTTCAGCCATCGACAAGGCGATCCAGGGAGCCTCCCCAGGGTCGGACATCGGGAAGATCATCAACCACATCATGAAGAAGCATGGTGCCAGCTTGGCGCACGGTTTCATGGTGTTCAGCTTCGGCGGGCAAGAACAGATCTACATCGCCATGACCCCCGAGTCCCGCGAAGCAATGCACGAGCTGATCACCATCACCGAGGAGCGGATGACTAACATCAACCTCCTCATGGGGCCGATGTTGAGAGGATTCGTGGACCAGCTACGGGACCAGGAGGTCCCCCAAGAAGGGGAGGAAGAAGAGGCCGAGGCATGACAGAAGACCAGAGCAAGGGCGACAAGCTCTCCGTGAAGTTCCCTGTCCGCAAAGGTGATGGGAAGAGCCTCGGCGCGATGATCGATCGCGCGGAGATGGCTGCCAGGTGGACGCTTCCCCGCTCAGAGGAGGGAGGGGTACGCCACATCGAACTGGGTTTCGAGAAAGCGCCAGAGGGGGAAAGAGGACACGTAGTCATTACGCATCGTCATGAGAAAGAGGAGCCTCCCAACGAGGAAGACGTCCGAGGTGAGTGATGGTCTACACCGGTGAGTACACCTACGTCACGACGCCTGATCTGATCCCTCAGATCGCTCGTGAGGTGGAAGCTGCGCCGGTCATCGGCCTCGACATCGAGACGACAGCCTTCAAGGCGTTCGAGGGGCAGATCCGCCTCATCCAGGTGAGCACCGGTGAGAAGATCTACGTCGTCGACTGCTTCAAGGTTCCCAAAGAAGCCCTCAACCCCCTCATCCGCGCCATCGCCTCCCCCACCATCAAGGTCATCCAGAACGCTCGCTTCGAGCAAGCGTGGTTCCTCCACCACCACAACGTCGAGCTGTGGCCTGTCTTCGACCCGTTCCGCGCAAGCTCTCTCCTCTACAACGGGTGGGTGAATGTCTCCCACAACCTCGATGCCCTCTACAACCGTGAGCTGCAACCTCTCGGGTGCACCCCTTCCAAGGTTATGATGGGCGGCTCCGACTGGAGCGCCCCCGAGCTGAGCAAACGCCAGCTCGACTACGCCGCGGAGGACGTTGGTTGGTTGCATGAGCTACGCGACGTGCTCAAGCAGAAGCTTGTTGAAGCGGGGCTCATTCGGGTCGCGCTCATCGAGTTTGGAGCCTGTCTCCCCGAAGCGGCCATCGAGAACACCGGTTTTTTCCTCAACCGTCACAAGTGGGTTGCCCTGTACGAGAATAACTTTCTCAAGCGCAAAGCATGTCGTGATGCGCTGTTGAAGATCCTTCCCCACCCCTCCGGTATGCTCAGCCTCCCCGGCCTGGTCGCACCGTGGAACGTGGATTCCACACAGCAGATGGGCAAGGCGCTACGTAGCCTAGGGGTGAGAGTCCCGTCTCCCAGCGGACAGATTCAGCTCATCGGTGACACCTATACCGATCGCAAAACAGGCAAGACCAAGACCATCGGAACCAACGAGCTGCTCCTCGCTCAGGTGGCGGACAAGTACGATTGTATACCGCCTATCCTGGAGTACAGAGGGTACAATCAGCGGGTTAAGTCGTTCGGACCAGCGTACCTTGAACACATCAACTCTATTACTGGTAGGGTTCACACCCACTTCTTTCCGTTTACTGCTACTGGTCGCTACGCAACAAGCGCGCCCCAACTACATAACGTTCCTCGGGATGCTGCATACCGGGACTGTTTTGAAGCTGAACCAGGGAACATTCTCGTAGCCGCTGACTATAGCGGAATCGAGATGTGCATCGCTGCGGAGATATCCGGCGATGAGACACTCATCCGCGTCTTCCAGGAAGCGAAAGACGCGCATAGGTTCACAGCGTCGATTGTTAGTGGTAAACCAGAGGACCAGATTACCAAGGAAGAAAGGCAACAGGCAAAGCCCATCAACTTTGGACTGGTATTCGGAATGATGCCTGAGAAACTTGTCATTTACGCCAAGGCTAACTATGGCGTGAACATGACGCTTGCCCAGGCAAAGACCTTCCACAAGCGTTACTTCGGCGCCTATTCGGGGATAGCCTCCTGGCACGATTTCCAGCTACGCGAGGGCGCTCGTCTCGGAGAAGTGCGTACCCTATCAGGACGTCGCAGGTTCGTAAGCGAACACCAGCATAATGAGCTGCTGAATACCCCGATCCAAGGGACGGCCGCCGACGCTTTGAAATCCTCCCTTCGCAACGTTCACCTTCTTCTAAAGAAGTACGGAGGTGACGTAAAAGGTATTGTGCACCACGTCCACGATGAGATCACCGTCGAGTGCAAAGACGATCCAGAGCTGGTGGATGCAGTCAAGCAAGACCTTCAGGCGGGGATGAAGGAATCGATGGAGCAGTTTCTGAAGCGGGTTCCGGTTGTCGTGGACCCGGCGAGTGGTAAGACGTGGGCATCCGTCCACTGAGGAGTCCGGCGTGTACGTTCGTTTTCACAACCCCATCTACAAGTTCGGCGACGACGTCGCTTTTCACCTTCGGGAGGAGGATAACGATCCCTTCAAGGCGCTGGCGCGCTATGCCAAGCAACTCGAAACCGGCGCTGAGATGATCCGAAGAGCAGCAGCCCTTTTCGAGAGCGCCAAGGAGATCGAGCTGCACGCCGATACCCACTTCGTCGGAGCCGAGGTACCTGACGAGCTGGGCCAACAACTCATCGACGCCAACGTGGCGGAGCAAGAACCTCTCGACGAGGATGAGGACGGTAACCTCTAACAGACGACTCACCCCGGATGCAGGAGAAGACCATGGCGACACACCCCAAGGCGTCGCTGGAACACCCAGACGGCGCAAAGCGCACCATCCTGAGGTGGTCTGAGATTCAAGGGTGGGTGGCTGCTCAGATGAAAGACCTCACACCAGGACAGCTCTTCGTGGTTATGGAGCCCGAAGGTTCTCTCGTTACGGGTCTTCGAGAGTCGCCGCTTCACCGGGCGAATGCCGACCCCTACCAAGTGGAGGAGGGTGTGTGGGGCGTCGACGCAGACGACCTGCCGGTACAGATCCCAAACCTTCTGGTAAGTCCGGGTGCCCTGGCGCAGGTTTCTTGTCCCAGGTGTGGTCTTTACTGGACCCTCCCCGGTCGAGAGCTGGAGGGGAAGGCCGTGATGGGTACCGTTACCGCGACCCACCTACCTGAAAAATACTACGCAGCTACGATGCTTCACTGGCTTGCAGTACATGAGATCCACACCAAGGTGACCTGATGCTCTCCGATCGCTCCATCCGTCGCGCTCTTGAAGAGGGGAAGATCACTATCACCCCCTTCCGCTTCGGTTGCCTCGGTTCTAACTCCTACGACGTGCATCTTGGCGATAGGTTCCTTACCTATTCGGATCGATACCGCGACGTGCCCTTGGACGCCAAGAAAGATCACGAGATCGACGAGTGCCTTATCCCCGAGGAAGGGTACGTCCTTCGGCCAGGGCGGCTCTACCTGGCCGTCACCGAGGAGCACACCAAGTGCTCCAGACAGATCGTGCCTTTTCTGGAAGGTAAGTCCTCTCTGGGTCGACTGGGCATCCGTATCCACGCTACGGCCGGCAAGGGAGACGCAGGTTTCGTAGGGCACTGGACGTTGGAGATCGACGTCGTTCAGCCGGTCAGGGTCTACGCGGGCATGCCGATAGGGCAGCTCATCTTTTGGCGAACAGAAGGGCTCGTCGACAAGCCCTACGACCAGAAGAACACCGCCAAGTACAACAACCATCGCGCTGTTCCGATGCGGTCGCTCATGTTCCGAAATTGGGATGAGAAGCGACAGAGCTGGCTCCCAGAGGAACCGGAGTCCCCCGCTTTGGGACCAGAGCGCCCCGCTTGACCATTGCGACATGCTAGAGTCAGCGTATGGACGAGCCTGGTTCGGATGTCATCCCGTTTCCGGTGAGGGGCACCCCGCCCAAAAGCCGGGCGCCGCGCTTTCAACGATTCAGGGCGCTGGATTGTTTTGAGGAGGCGCACCAGATGCTGCTGGACGGGTTGCCGCCGCAACACGTAGCCGATTTCATCCAGGAGGAGTGTCAGGAGTACACGGACGTTACTAGAGAGTCTTTGGGCGTTATTCTTTGCGGCTACCGAGGGGAACTTCCGTTGGAGGACAAAGTCCCGGTGCTGCCGCAGCATCTCCAGAGGAGCATCGCCAAAGCGCGCAAAGGGCTGCACGAGCTAAACGAGATGGAAGACCTCTACCGGCTCCAGCGCGCGCGGGTAGACATCGACGCCGAGTTGGAGCGGAACATCAACAAGCTCCTGCCCACCACCGCCCAGGAAGTGCGTGTGGCGTTGGACATCCTCGACAAGAGCGCGCGCATCAAGCTCGATCTTGGCATCGCCAAGGCGGTCTATGGCGGCAAAGAAGAGTCCGACCCAATCGAGAATCTCACCGCCCGTGTAGAGGACGAAGGCGTACGCAAGGTGTTGGAGAACCCGGAGAGTCGCCTCCGGCTCATGGGTTTGGCCGACAAACTGGTGTCTTTAGCCGGCGAGAAGAAGATCGACGGTATCATCGACGCCGAGTACAGCGACGCGAAGGGTCCTCCGTCGCCAGAAGAGGTTGATCCGCTGTCCGAAGATGTTGACGGGTAAACCCCCATGATCCGCGAAGAGAACGGCCGGACCTTCTCTGTTCGGACACCGGACGAGCTGGAAGCCCTACTCCGCAAGGACATCGACGCACTATCCCCAGACGAGAAGAAGGCGCTGCTCCTTCTCATCCAAGAGCTGCGCTCAGGCACCGCTCCCGGACCAGGGTCCCTCTTCCAGACGCTCAGAGAAGCAGACTACAAGCACAAGCCCGTGGACATGGAGACCTTCGTAAAAGACCCGTACTTCCTCGGCAACACGTGCGAGAATATCTACCCAAAGCTGCTCGAAGACCTTAAGGAAATGTTCCAAGGGGACTACGAAGAGGTAGTCTTGACGGGCAGCATCGGATATGGTAAAACCTACCTGGGGTCGATAGGTCTGTGCAGGATCCTCTACGAAATCTCTTGCATGAAGGACCCCCAGAAGTCCTTCGGGCTGTCCCCTGGTTCCATCATCGGTCTGGTGGTTCTGTCCATCACCGAGAAACTCGCCATGAAGGCGGCGTTCGAGAACGTCACCTCTAAGATTCAGGCAAGCCAGTATTTCGTCAAGTATTTCCCCTTCTCGCCTACCAAGCAAGAGATACGATTTCCTCACAAGGTGTGGGTAGCCCCAAGAGCTACAAATGACACGTCGGCTCTTGGCTTGAATGTTATTGCATTTATGCTCGATGAGAGCAATTTTTTACCGAAGAACCGGAAGAACTCCGCGCATGAGGTGTACTCTGACATGGCGGAATCGATCTATGCGACCCTCAAGCGTCGCATCAAGTCCCGCTTTGACCGCCGCGGAAGGGTGCCTGGGATCATGTTCGTGATCTCATCAAAGCAGACCAGCGAGGACTTCACGGCCAAGCGCGTCGCCGCATCCCTAGACGACCCAAAGGTCTTTGTGCGCGACTACGCGATCTGGGACGTCAAGCCGGACGAATACTTCGGGGTGAGGAAGTTCCCGGTGCTGGTCGGGAATGAGAAGATCCCTTCCAAGCTCCTCATCGAAGAAGACGCGCAGCAGCTCCGCCACAACCTTCCTGAAGGGGCTGTACTGATCGATGTTCCGGAGGAGTTCCGGCGGGACTTCGAGACGGACCTTGAGGGCAGCATAAGGGACGTCGCCGGGCTCGCGACCGTTTCGATCCGTCCGTTCATTGGGCAACGAGACAAGATTTTCGAGGCGGTCGCTGAGGACCAACGCCGGTTCAAGGGACGTAAGCACCCCTTCACCGTCACAGAGTGGTGCCCAGGAGAGGGGCCGAGCGGTAAGCTCATCCCCGAGCGCCTCGTTCACAACGTCCAAGAGCGGTTACCCGATGGTCAGGTGGTCACAACCACCCGGCCAATCCTTTCCCCTACCGCGTTGCGTCATGCGCGGTTCGACGTGTCCTTGCGGCAGGACGCCACTGGCTTCTGTTTGGCTCACGTGGCGGGGTTCAAGGACGTCCAGCGCCGAGATGCTGCTGGTAATCTCTACCGGGAGCGCGCCCCTGTTGTCGTGGTCGACTTTCTGCTCCGCGTTGTTCCTCCGTCGGGCGGGGAGTTGATGCTCGCAGACAACCGCCGGCTGTTGTACGAGCTGAGCCAGATGGGTTTTAGCGTATCGAAGGTGACCCTAGATCAGTTTCAGTCCGTGGATACAATTCAGACCCTCAAGCGCAACGGTTTCAACGCCGAGCTGCTTTCGGTGGACATGACCACCGAGCCCTACGACGAGCTGCGCAACGCGCTCTATGAAGGGCGCCTCCTCTTCTACGAGTACCAACCACTGATCGACGAACTGAAGAAGCTCCAACGGAACATCGTGGGGTCGATCCGAAAGAAAGCTAAGATCGACCACCCGTCCGGCAAAGGGCACAGCAAGGACGTCTCGGATGCGCTTGCAGGGGTTGTCCACACGCTGACGGAAGCCAGCGCTATGCAGGCGATGCCTATATTCCAAGACGGGGTACAACCAGAAGACCCCTGGATGGATGAGCAGAGACGTGCCATGGTGCCCGGAGCTGGGCAGAATTTGCCGTTGTCGGATTACCGCCCAGCGTCAGGAGGGGTAGGACTGCCCATCCTGACGAACTGGGGCGGCGATGGTTGGGACCCAACAGGCGGAGACGGTTGGGAAAACTGGTAGGCTCTGACCCGCCCGTACGGGCGGATTGAGCCTATGCGTCGTGGGCGGAGAACGTGGCAGGACTTTTTGAAGGTTTCGTAAACGGAGTGGCAAATCGTGTCCGCCGGTCGTGGCGGAACGATCCTGAGCAAGCTCCGGTCGAAATTGCCAAGGGGGACGTCTTCCCCCGAGGTCGTCCTGCGGACCTTTTCTCTATCCACGGCTACGACACTGTTTCACAGTATCTTAAGCTCGATCAAGACCTCGTTTCACGATACATTGATTACGAAGAGATGGACGACTACGGCGAAATAGCTTGTCTATGCGGAACTTCTAGAGTCTACACGGTGCTGCCAGAAGGCACTGGTTATCGCACCATCGAGGAGTTGCTTCGATGGCGGTCTGAGAATCCAGATCAGAAGTTCTACGTGTTAGCGGCTGATCTGAGGCGCCAGAGAGTAGTCCCAGCCGAAGCTGTAGGTCCGACGAAAACCGGCAGTCGCGTACCGGTTTTCAAGGTCACGTTCGAGGAGTACCGGGCGCAGCCCGGAAAGGAAAAGAGGCGCTGGTCGATCAGATGCACGGCTAACCATCTCTTCATGCTTAGGGATGGCAGTTACAAGACCGCAGGGGCGCTTGAGCCTAAGGAACGGTTGATGCCGCTCTCGGCTCGCGTAGAGAAGAACGGCTACCTGATGGTCACGGATCCTTGGGGGAAGGGTCGACTCCGCAGAGAGTACCTGCATCGGCGGATGGCTGAGGAGGTTCTACTGAGCGGACCGATTCCGGAAGGTTTTGTTGTCCATCACAGAGACGGAGACAAGACAAACCCTCATCCTGGTAACCTCTCCGTTGAGACGCGAGCAGAGCATTCCCGCATACACGAGATAACCAAGCGCCCGGAAGTCCGCGCTAAGATCCGAGAAGCTGCCAAAAAACGCTGGAACAACCCTCGTGAGAAATTGAAGTGGGTTCGCGCACAGCAGCGGTCTACGAGCCTTCCAGACGTTTCCTGCAACAACCCGCCACCGACAGGATGTCTGTCCGAAGCGCACCGTCAGGCGATTGCGCAAAGCCATACTATTCCGCTGGCACGAGACTCAGTGGAAGCGGCTGTCAGGGCGTCATCCTCGCTTTCGGAAGCGGCGCGTAACCTGAATGTAAGTTGGAATACTCTTGTTCGACGTATGCAGCAGTACGGCTTAGGTCGCTATATGCTTGGATCGTCGCTTACCGGTCCGAAAGAAGGGGAAGACGACTACAACAACCACATGGTGGTACGTGTAGAGCCCGACGGTGTCGAGGATGTGTACGATATCGAGGTACCGGTCTACCAGAATTTCGCCTGTGAGGGGGTGTTTGTACACAACTCCGCGATCGATATTTACGCCGATGATGTAACACAACCCGACACACAGCTCAAGCGATCGCTCTGGATAACCTCTCCTGATCGAACAGTCCAAGAGATTGTTGACGACCTCTACTTCAAGACTTTGAGGTACGAAGACGAGATATGGTCCATCGCTCGTACAGCTTGCAAGTACGGATCGAACTTTGAGGAGATACTTGTTACCCAGAATGGGGTAGAAGGTATCAACTACCTCCCACCTGCGACCATGCGGCGAATCGAAGGCCCTAAAGGGCAGCTTCTAGGATTCATCCAAGACTTCAAGGGGCGGTTTGACTTCACGCCCGAGGATTACCGCAAGCTCCTCGTCAACCGATACGGCCAGAACGCGACCTCCCTCCCCGGCGGCGGCCAAGATGGTTTTTCTGACACCTCGAATCTTGCATCGCAGGACACGGGTCCAAACCCGGTGTTCGAGGATTGGGAGATCGCTCACTTCCGACTGCACAGCAAGTTCAGGCGCTCTGTTTACGGGCACTGTCTCGCGGGGGGTTCGCAAGTTTGGACGACGGAAGGGCCGAGGCCGATATCCGACATCCAACCAGGCCAGCGCGTTCTTTTGCGGCACGCAGGAAAGCTCCGAACGACGAGGGTGCTTGACCATGTCTGCTCTGGGACGAAGACCGTCTATCGGGTTCGTACGAAGCACCGAGAGCTTTGCCTTACAGCGGAGCACCCTCTTTTAGCAGTAGGGAAGGGTAGGGGGGGACGAAACGCTTGGAAACCGCTGTGCGAGCTACAGGAGGGGGATCGGATCGTTATCACCACCCGAATGCCGGATACGAACCCGCCGCCGCCGCTTGGGTTACACCTACGTGAGATAGAGGAGGAGGGTCCTGTACGACTCACGGAGCGCGGCGCTAGCGCGCTTAGGGCGGCGTCCCGTATAGGGCGGTATACGCCCAAGGATGAGGGTCTCCGGCCCCTAGCCGCTAAGTTGGGTATCGCTCGCGGAACTTTGGAAAGTTTGCTTAAAGGACAGTCATCGGTTCCGTTGCCCGTACTGCGTGATCTCTTTTGTGAGGTGAAAGTGCCGTTTTTCTACGGTGCTTTTGAACCCAAGATAGAGGATGAGAGGATCACTCTCCCTGATTTTGTTACGCCTGATTTTGCTCGGTTGTGGGGGTTTCTCCTAGGAGACGGGTGGATTACAGACGGGCAAGTGTACTTCGCTCGCGGGGAATACCCCGATCGTAACTCTTTTTACGAGGGACTCCTCGCAAGCACTGGACTACCTGTTAGCACCTTGCCGGATGAGACCCAGAGCTACGTCTCAAGCCAAGCGCTTGCGGCACTTTTCCGCAAACTCGGTTGGGTAGACGGCGGGGCACACGCGAAGCGTCTTCCGTATTGGGTTTTTGGGGCTCCCGAAGAAATCCGGCTCGCGCTCCTGCACGGTTTCATGGATGCGGATGGTTGGGACACACGCAGCCATAAAGACCACCACATCGAGCTTTGTAACAGAGACTTGGTGCGAGATATAAAGACGCTGGTCGACGGGTTGGGCTGGAAATCCGGGCGCATCCGGGAGCGAGAGCCGCGAGATAACCCCATCGCTACCCATCCAACGACGGACGTCATTCATTCCGGTCGTCAGTACCTCCTCACCTTCAATGAGACGCCTATCGCCGAGGGAGCTGATTTTGCTGAGGAGAAGATACTCTCAATTGAAATGCAAGGGGAGGAACCGGTCTACGACATCGAAGTAGCCGATCCGGAACACAACTTTGTGGCTGACGGTGTTGTGGTTCACAACTCGGTCCTGGAGTCCGCTCGCTGGCTCTACAAACGCCTGATTTTGTTAGAAGACTCCATGCTTGTGTACCGTCTACGACGGTCGCCGGAGCGACGGGTCTTCTATGTGGACGTTGGGGACCTCCCTCCAAGGGAGGCTATGGCTCACGTCAATAACGTACGCCAGCAGCACCGCAAGAAGAAGTTCTTCAACGCAGGCACCGGAAAGCTGGATGTTAGATACAACGCTTTTGGCCAAGACGAAGATTTCTACGTGCCTGTTAGAAAGGGTCAGGAAGGCTCTAGAATAGAGGTACTTCAAGGACCGCAGTGGCAAGCGATTGATGATGTTGACTACTTTAAGAATAAGCTATGGGCATCAATCAAGATCCCCAAGGCGTACCTTGGTCAGGAAGAGGGTGTAGTCCGGAACATCCTATCCAGCCAGGATGTGCGCTTCGCGCGCACGGTTCTCAGGGTGCAGCGGCAGATCATCAACGGTACGCACAAGATCGGTCGCGTACACCTGGCGGCGTTGGGCATCGACCCTGCGCAGGCACCCTTCACTACTCACATGACCGTCCCGTCAGCTATTTTCGAGCTGGCGCAGGTGGAGGTGATGAACGCGCGGGCCGACCTGGCGGGGCGGATGAGGGAGTTTGTGTCCGCCTACTGGATACTGTCCACGATTTTTGGGATGAACGACGACGCCATTCAAACCATCATGAAGCAGCGGGAACAAGAGGCCGAATCCCAAGCACGGCAAGAGGCTAAGGCAGCGCAGATTCAAGCCCAGGCGACAGAACCTGCACCGGAAGGGGTTCCGGAGTCTACTCGTGCGTCCCGTGGGAAGTACGTTTCAGACAGAGTTTCTGGTAGCTTGCCCCCTTCTAAGGGTAGTGGTATATCGGAACGACAGCTATTTGCGGGCGACCGTGAAGCGGAGAAGAGGGCTAGCGAAAAGCTCGATCGCTTGTTGAAAAACGACAAGGACTTGGCCCGCCGTCTTGAAGAACTACGGCACCTGACGCAGGAGATAAGCGTAAGGAGAGGCACCTGACGCAGGAGAAAAGGATGCTCGGACCCTTGAAATTCCGAGACTCGCCCAAACACCTATGACCAGCTTACTCGCCACCGAAGACATCAGGAAGCTCAGCAACGGGAGTTTTGAGCACCTCATTGCGCGGCTTGTGGAGGCTGTGCAGGAATCCTCGCCCCGGTTGTTTGGTGAGCGGGTAGAAACACGGGTGGTGGCAACCTTCCCTGGTCACGCCATCGTTCTCTCGGCTTCGTCGAAGGCTGTCAGGGTGCGCTTTGATGAGGACAGCAATGGTGATTTGCGGATCACAGGGCACGAGCAGGTACCGCTGAAGGTTTACTCCGAGGAGAACCTTGAGGCGTTTGTACAGGAGGAAGCTGAGCAGGTTGTGAAGGGCTTGCTCAGCGGTGACCCAGATGCTGCTCTTCGGCTCGCTTCCCTGGTAGAGTCTGTTCGACCAGCAAAACAGGATGTGGCCGCAGTGGTTCTCAAGGCGAAGGCCGAGATCCTCCAGCGGTCGGACTTCCGCTCCCTGTGGGTTGAGCACGAAAACACGCTGAAGCGGGCCTGTTGGCATAAAGGGCTCAAAGAGATCGAGGAGCGTCAGCTCCAAAAGCTAGACGAGAACATCGTCGGCGATGATGACCGAATGCAGGTCGTTACCGATCTTGAAGACCTGGTGCGCATGCTTAGGGATGAGCGCAACAAGCTCAACAGCTTCGACTTTGGGGATGCGAGGCCGCTCGGTTCTTTGGAATTCCGAGATGGCGCTGATAGCCTCGCGGACAGGGTCCAAGTGGAGTTGTCCGAGCACCTAGAGACGGTCAGTACCGCTGCGGAGAAGGTGCTCACAATCCAACAGGACGCGAGCGTCAACACACTTGCCGATTTTCGCAACGTTCTGTCGGAAGTTCTCTTTCCAATCTCTGTGGCGCGGTGTTTTGTAGAAGCTGCTGCCCAAGCCGACGTGAGTCCGGAGGATTCGCCGTGACCCAGCCCAAGCTCTCTTCTCTTGCCGAAGACTTCGCCCTCATCGGGTTGGTACGCGATGATGAAAGGGTGCAGCGAATCGTCAACCCCCCGCCGTCTGCTCCTATCGTGGAGGACTCCACTCGTCAGGAAGACCCTCACCCAGCAGAAGTGGTCGATCTGGACGTGGCGCGCGTCGCGGCGGAGATCTCCCGGCTTCTCGACCAAGCAGATCTGGACGACGACCAGTTGGCGGACTTGTCTGAGCAAGCCGCACGTATTATGCGACAGGAGCGCGGCGCTGAGATTCGTCGTGAACGACGTCTCGCCCGTCGCAAGTACCGCCGTGTCAAGGCCGTCAAGAAGCGCATGGTCAAGAAGTGGCGCCGATCGGCCGCGGGCCGACGCTTCAAGCGCCTCTACAAGCGAGCGCAGTCCCGCCTCGGCCACCTGCGCAAGTCAGGTGTCAAGCGCATCACGTTGCGCCGTCCGTCGCCTGCACAGGAAGGGGTGGAGGCGGATGCGCTGACGGCGTTGATCGCCGATCTCAACGATCTGATGGAGGCAGCCGGTAAGGTCTCGCTCGCGCCCAAGGTGTTGGAGAACACGCAGGCGTTCGCGTCGCTCTCGCTGGCTGCCAACGATCTTGCCCATCAACTCGTCCCGGTCGAGGAGACCCTCGCCGAGATGGTCGAGGCAGACCTCTTCGATGAGGAGGGGGATGACGAGATCCGCGAAGGCGTCATCGAGTTCTGCCAGGCCGTCAACGCCCTGGCCGAGACCGCTGCTGACTATGCAGAGACGTTGCATGAGTACGAGTTGGGCGACACCGACGCGGCGGAATTTGAAGAGGACTTCAAGCTCTTCTTCAGCACGTTTCTGGAGATGTTGGAGATTTACGACGACCTCATCGAAGACGTGAGCCTCTTCGCCGACTCGGAGGAGGAGGACCAGGTTGAGGGTTCAGACCTGGCTGTCATCGCGCTTGCCGCAAGCGCGCTCGAAGGACTGTCGGACGATGACGCTTTGGCCCTCATGAAGGGCGTCGCCGTCAAGCTGGAGTCGCTCTCCGATGACGACATCCCGGCATACGTGAGGGGTCTTAAGAACAAGCTCGTCGGCATGGCGACCATGTCCGAGGATGACACCCTGGACGCTGTGCAAGGTATGGTTGAGATGGGTGTGAAGCTCGCCAACATGCCCGGCGATGAGGCGATGAAGGTCGTCAAGGGGATGAAGGCCGCAAAGAAGAACGGCTACAAGAAGGAATCCATCGACGACAACGACATCACCTTTCTCGCAGCCTGCTACGAGCACCTTCTCCCCGAGGAGGCCGTCATGGAAGCTGAGAAGGCCCCTTTTGGGTTGAAAGGACGCTCGGATCCTTGGAATTCCGAGACGGGAAAGGGGGGTCGCTTCGCCGCCCTGGCGAAGGAGTTGGAGAAGCGCCCCGACATCCAAGATCCCAAAGCGGTGGCGGCGGCCATCGGACAGAAGAAGTACGGCGCCAAGAAGATGGCCCAGTGGGCTGCGAAAGAGAAGGGCAAGCCAGGACCGCAGTGATCCACGAGGGTTATGGTGGTCATCGAAAGCGACGGACCGCCTACCGTAGTACCTGGCGGGAGATTCTTGGAGTCAGCGACCTGATGACGGGGCTCAAACCGAAGAAGCGCGAAGTCAAGAAGAAGCCCAGCATCCTCGATCGAGGTCCCTTCAAAGCCAAGTTCTGGAAACGAGAACGATGAGTACACCCCCTACCCCAGCCAAAAAAATCGGTCGCGCCCTCTTGGAGGACACGCAGGGACAGGTGGGTCTCATCGAAGGGGTCTACTACCCGTCGACACCTCTGGTCGTTGAAGAGCGTGAAGTCGTAGAGGGTGCGCCGAAGAAGTGGATCCTTAAGGGTGAGTTCGGTCGCGCTGATCGGGCCACCGAAAACAAGCGCCTATACCCGCGCAATCTCGTAGCGGAGGAGCTGAAGCGCCTCCAACCTCTGATTGAACAGCGTCGTGTATTCGGGGAAGCCGACCATCCGTTGGATGGTCGTACAAGCCTCAACCGTATTTCTCACGTTATCACAAAGTTGGACCTTCAACCTGATGGTGTGATGTACGGTGAAGCAGAGATTCTCAACACCGCGCGCGGACAGAACCTCAAAGCCATCGTCGAAGCAGGTTGTCAGGTCGGTGTTTCTTCCAGAGGCTTCGGCGCAACACGGACCAACGCGCAAGGTGAATCTGTAGTCCAACCCGGCTTCCGGTTGGTCACCTTCGACGCCGTCGCCGATCCAGCAGACCGCGATGCGTGGCCAGAATCCTTCCAAGAGAACAAGGGGAACCTGAGTATGGAGATCCAAGACCTCACCGAGGAGCAGCTCAAGGAACAGCATCCCGAGCTGTTTGAAGCCATCTCGGCCCAGGCGACCCGAGAGATGCAAGAGCAGCTCGCCGAAAAAGATGCCCTACTCGCCAAGCTCACCGAGGATGCCGAGAAGCGCGTCCTCCAAGCCGAAGAGGCCGGGCGCGAAAAGGGCAAGGACGAGGCGGTCAAACAGGTCACCGAGAAGGTGACCCAGCAGATCGTCGACGCCAAAGAGCAGATTGCCGAGCAGGTTCGTGGTGACATGCTCTCCGATCCGAAGTTGGCTGGCGCGATGAAGGCGGTCGAACAGATCAAGACCGTCATCCGACCCTACGTCCTCTCCGAGGATGAGGAATCGGTCGTCGCCAAGCTCGAAGACCGCATCGACAAGCTGGAAGGCCAGCTCGCGACCGAGCGCAGCTCCTTTTCCAAGGAGAAGGTCCAGCTCGAAGACCAGGTCAACAAGCTCGCAGCGATGGCCAAGAAGGCAGGCTACCGCTTCTATCTGGAGCAACAGCTTCAAGGGAGCGCCGACGCCGATCTGATCCGCAGCATCGTCGGTGACGTGGCGAGCTACGGATCTGTTGAAGAGATCGCCACCAAGGTCTCCGCTGTCCAAGAAGAGCTGGATCGCCGCGCGGCCGAGAAGAAGGCACAAGAGGACGCGCGGCAGAAGGAGATGAACAAGGTCAAGTCTGAGTCCGATCGGCGAGTTCAGGCCCTCGAAACGCAGATGACCCAGCTCAAAGAGGCGTTGGAGAAGTCGGTAACTCTCAACAAGGCCCAAGCGATCGACGCCTACATCGCCGAGCGACTTCGTCACCACCCCCGCCGTGCGGAGATGGTCAGCCACTTCGAGGAGAACCCGCCGACCAACCGAGCGGAAGTGGATCAGGTGTTGGACCAGTTCCGCCGCCCGATGTCCGAATCGGACCAGGTCGATGCCATCCGTGCCCGTGTGCGCGCTTTGGCAGGCTCCAACTCCGTCAGCCATGTCGAGCCGGCGCCCCAACTGCCCCAATCCGCCCGTACGGGCGGATTGGACTACGACATTTCCAACCCGAACGAACCGGTGATGGAAGCTCACGCAAGCAGCGACGCTCGATCCGGGGCGAGTTACAACGGCACCGGCCTTTCTCTCGATGAAATCAAGCGACTGTCGGCCTCGTAGCAGGCCACCCCCGGGAGATCCCCTCCCACAAAAACCCCTCTGAGGAGTAGAAACAATGGAAGCGCGACAGATGGTCGAAGGCGTCCCGGGGGAGGATCGTCAGGGTACGGTCCTCGCACGGGGCTACGTGAATCAGTGCATCAACAAGTGGGGAGCGCTGCTGGAGGGCATCCCGGATCGCAGCGAGCAGCAGCGGTACGTGCTCGGCCTCACCGCGATGCTCATGGAGAACCAGTCCCAGCACCTCCGCGGCGTCGATGCACAGACCATGCGCCTGATCGACGAGGAGACGCGCGGTGGCAACGTCGGCCCGTTCACCAAGTACATCTTCCCGATCTTGCGGAGGGTGTTTCCCAACCTCATCGCGCACGAGCTGGTGTCTGTCCAACCAATGACTGCGCCGATCGGCGCCGTCTTCTTCCTGGACTACATCTACGGCACGACCAAGGGGTCGACGACCGCAGGTAACGTCTTCCCACGCGACTTCAACCGCGACTACTCGTCCGAGTTCATCGACGGTGAAATCGCCGCGGTGGGGGACGGCGCAGCCTTCGGTGGTGTGGGCACCGGTCTGGACGTCAACCTCGGCTTCACGCCGGTCCGTCCGCTCAACGCAGAGCGCGGCTTCTCGGTCACCGTCCGCGAGCTGGATTCGGCGGGCGCGACTGTGCAGGAAGCAGTGGACAACGGCGCGGGTGGGTTCACGGGCGACGTGACCGCCGGTTCGCTCAACTACGCCAACGGCTCGCTCACCGGGTTCCTGTTCACGGTTGCGCCGGTAGCGGGCAACTCGATCAAGGTGTTCTACTTCTACGACGGCGAGCTGAACACCAAGATCCCGCAGGTGAACCTGGACGTCCGCAAGGCGCCCGTCGAAGCGGTCCCGCGCCGCCTCAAGGCGTTGTGGAGCAGTGAGGCTGCGGAAGACCTCCGGGCCTTCCACGGCATCGATGCGGAGACCGAGTTGGTCTCGGCGGTGGCGCAAGAGATCTCCTTGGAGATTGACCGCGAGATCATCCAGGAGCTGTTCCAGAACAGCACCGGGACCACCGGCGTCTTCGACCGCGCCGTACCCGCTGGCATCACTGAGCACGACCACCTGCGATCCATGATCACGGTCATCTCGACCGTGGCCAACACCATCCACAAGAAGACCCTGCGGCAGCCGGCGAACTTCATCGTGACCTCGCCCGAGGTCTCGGCCCTGTTCGCCCAACTCACCACGCACGGCGACTTCAAGCCCCTGTACTCAGCAGGCATGGCCATCGACGCTCCGGTCGATCTGCCGCGCCCCATGGGTACCCACGGTCAGTTCGGCATCTACCGGACCGGCACCATGATGAACAAGTGGCGCGTCTACGAGGACCCGTTCTTCAGCACCGACCAGATGCTGGTGGGGCTCAAGGGCATGCACTTCCTGGAAGCCGGCTTCGTGTGGGCGCCCTACATCCCGCTCCAGGTCACCCCAACATTCCTGGATCCGAGTGACTTCAGCTTCAGGAAGGGTCTGCGGACCCGGTACGCGAAGAAGCTCCTCCGCCCTGACTACTACGGTCAGATCAGGGTGCAAAATCTCTAGCCGCGCTAGAGATAGCTTGAGAAAAGGGCGGCCTAAGGTCGCCCTTTTCTTTACGTTCTTCTTCTGATGTACTACTATGCCCGACTATGGGAAGGCCAAAAGGACGTAAAGACCTCAAACCACGAGGTCGTATCCACTCGGCCCAGGCCGTGGTTGACCGCTATACGCAGGCCCTTGCTGAAGGAAAAAACCTGACCCAGGCGCAACTTGCGGCCGAGTTTGGGGTAAGCCAAGGGCGTGTGAGTCAGATATTACGGGAGCGAGGCGTCCGAACGCGTTCTCATCGCGAAGCGAGTCCGCCAACTTTTGACACAGACGCCGCGGTCGAGATGTACTTCGCAAACGAGAAAATGACCATGGCGGAGGTGGGGGCGATCTTTGGGGTCTCGTTCGGCCGGATCCAAGAAGCCGTCCGACGCAGCGGACGAGAAGCGAAACCCGATCGGGTGTACGCAAAGTATACCGAGTGCGATCGGGACTTCTTTCGCACCCCTACCCCAGTTTCTGCGTACTTCGCCGGCTTCGTGGCAGCCGATGGGTGTGTCCCGCAAAATCGTAGATCTGTAGCCTTTGGAGTACACCCAAAGGACCGCTGCATTCTCGAAAGTCTCAAGCTGTTCGCTACCCTAGACCAGCCCATAAGGGACAAACCCAACAACACAGGTCGTGTGTATAGCTGGTTGGATGTGTGTAGTGTCGATTGGGTAGAGGCCCTGGAAAGGTACTACAGCATAACCCCGGCAAAATCTCTAACACTGAAGCCGCCAAAGATTCGAGACGATACTCTGTTATGGCACTTTCTCCGGGGTTGCTTTGATGGGGACGGTCACGCTAACAAACGTGGTAACTCATTGGCGTTTACATCTGGGTCTCCTTTCTTCTTAGACTGGCTGCTTGACTTCATCGGCGAGAAACCAGGGCATATTCAGGAAGTCGAGTGGGAGACCGACGACAGAGAACGTTATATCAGTGCCCGCACCGTGTGGTTCAATGGTGACGCTCGTGACCTTGTTGCTCGTAGGCTCTATACGGGCACCGCTCCCGGATTGCGGCTAGAGCGTAAATTCTTGCGCCTCAAGCGCCGAAAGGGTTCTGTCCTCGCCAATGTGGTTTGAAGTAGTAGGCGGTTGGTTCTTCGTTCTCCCCGCGCTACTCTGTTTCCCAGCCCCAGGATGTCGGACCAAGGAGCCTCCTCATGCCCACCCCCGAAGAGATCGAGCGCGAGCTGAACGCCATCGGCGCCCTGAACGCGCCCTCCCTGGGCGAGGCCGCGAAGATGCGTAGCAAGACGCCGCCCGCTCCTCTCCCCGATGAAGACCGCCAACTCGTCCGACAAGTGGCGCTTCGCATCCAGCAGAAGGTACTCTTCATCGAGGGCCAACTCGCAGAACTGAAGGCCCTCGCCCAGGGCTTGGAAGACCTGGCCGCTGTTCCCCACGAGAAACAGGAGACATCGTCAAATGGAACATCAGTACACCAAGAATCCTGACGTCCAGCAGGCGTTTGTCCCCGGCTACGGTCGCGTCCGAGACGGCGCCGTGCTCATTGGCGAGCAGTGGGCGAAGTTCGCGACTCCGGCCGGTGGAAAGCTCCTCGTGCCGTTCACACCGCCCGCTCCGTCCATCGTGCGTGTGATCCCTGCGCTGTCACCTCCTGCGAAGAAGACCGAGCCCGACCTGGCTGCGTCATCTACCCCCTCCGCGACCCCTGTGCCGCCCCAAGAAGACCCGGTCACGCAGACGCGCGAGGAAGAGAAGGCAGCGGGTGACGCAGAGGCTCAGGGGGCGAAAGAGCAGCAAGTCGAGAAGCAGGAAGAGCAGCAAGAAGAACAGCAGGCTGAGGAATCTGCGCTCACGGCGGACAGCCTGATGGGGATGACGGGCAAAGACCTGAAGGCGGTGGCGGACGCCGCCAAGATCGAGATCCCTGCCGAAGTCCGACTCGTCGGTGAGCTGCGGGCGTACCTGCTGAAGGTGATGTTCGACGTCGAGGAGAGTTGATCCCGTCGTCCCAGCGATGAAAGGATGCACAGAAGAGCGTTCGGATCTTTGAAATTCCGAGACAGGAGAGCTTGTGGCCCAGCGGCTGATGACCCGAGCAGAGCTGGAACAGTGGCTTCTTCGCAAGCTCGGAGGGCCACTGATCTGTGTCGAGTTGTCACAGGAGCAGCTCGACGACGCCATCGATGACGCCATCGAGTGGTTCATCGCCAAGAAGGGTATCGAAAGGGTCTTAGAGAAAGACTTGATCCCGAACGAAACGCGCGTCGAGCTACCCGATGACGTTGACACTGTCTTCGAGGTGGTGTTCGCCGAGCGGGAATTGGACTTCGCGACAATTTTCAGTCCGTTCGCGTTCGTGGATAAGATCCCGTACGACGTCTTCGCCAACCCACGCGGAGGAGGGCTCTACAGTTCGTTCGTGCAGTCTCTTCAGTACATTGAGATGGCCAAGCGCATCATCTCGGTAGAGCCTGAATGGGAGGTGGTACGAGGCGAGCGCAGCTACTTTCTCGTCTATAGGATCAGCTCTGATGCGTTGGGTTCCAACCCGTTAAAGGCGGTCATCTTCTACAAACCCAACTGCGTCACCCTGGAGCACCTGAAGTTCCGAGACCACGATCTGATCAGACGCAAAGCACTGGCCGAAGCCAAGGGAACGTTGTCCCTGGTGCGCGGCAAGTACGATGCATACCCCTCCGCGCAAGGTACGCTCACGCTCAACGCAGACCGGCTGTACGAGCAAGCCCAAGAGGAGCGAGATCGGTTGGAAGAGGAGATTTTTGACAGCGGCTTCCCGCTTGGTTTCCTGACAGGTTAAGGGGTGATGGGTAGGCCGCATGACCAAGGGTAAACTGGAGCCGTTCCCTACCACCAGCTTTTGCGAGCCCTGCAAAGGCTCGTTCGACTTGTCCTTGGCTGCTCAGGTCGAGCGTCTTTTGTTTGACACCTACGCCACCGAGCACAGCGCGACCATCTCGGGGACGGAGATACTGTACTTCGTGCGCGACATGGAGCGGTCCAAGCGCGATCCGCTCTATGATGAGCCGGTCCACATTGTCTGGATAGGTCCCTACAAGCTCAAGGGTTCCTTCGACAAACCTGAGCCTATCCGCGAAACCATCGAACAAGGTCAGCGCGCCGAATGGGATGCCATCATCACCATTCCCCGCTCCATTGTGGAGGCCGCCGGCATGCGCGTCCCTCTCGTAGGGGATGTGGTTCAGGTTTGGGACATACCCTTCTTCAATGAGGAAGGTGTCGATCATGCACCGGTACCCGGTCGAAAGTTCGCCTTCGACGTCGAAAACGTCGACAGCGATGGGCACGTCAACAACGAAGCTGCCTTTGTCAATTTCCGGCTCACGGTCAAGAGGCGGACCGAGTTCACGCCGGAGCGTAGGATCGCGCCGTGACCCATCTCCCAAAGCCGAGCTGGTTGGACGTTGACAGGATGAAAGCGGCTCAAGAGGCCGGGCTCTCCGCGGTTTGCTCGTCCTGTATCTACTACTGGCGAGCCAGGGATGCAGGACTTCCCGGACACCTCTGCCTAGCGAGCAAGCCGTGTGGCTCCCCCATGGCCGGGCACGCCTTCCCCGAGTATGAGGGCATCATGCCGAGCCTCGATCGGTGGTGTTTTGTCTGTGGGCAGCCGAAGGAATTCGCCATCCGGGTCAAAGGATCTGAAACCCGTATCGTAGGGATCTGCCGGCAGCACCTGCGGTACCTGGCGGAATACCGCCCGGATACCGATCAGGCAGAGCCCAGCTTCGAGGTCTCTGATGGAGAAACCTGGGGCAACCTCGACAAGCACCTCCCCAAAGCTCTGTTACTCTTCACCCAGATTGTCAGGGAGGTGACCTCGCGCCTCAACAGCGGCGGAAAGCTCTAATGCTGTCCATCTGTCCGACTCAGCGGACGCGGAGCTATTTTGCCGTCGTCAGAGAGTGGCCCGAGCGTACGGAGGCGTTTCAAGCCCAGCTCGTGTACTACGCCGCTAAGCGATTACACGAAGAGCTTCTCCAGCGCATTCCTTCTGCTCCCGAGTGGGAGGAATACAGGAAAGCGCTCGAAGTCGCTCAAGTAAACGCAGTCGTTCCTGCATTCGCGGTGCGCCTTAACTCGCGGCGTTCGGGTGTACGTGAAGTTGACGGCTCCGTGAGCGTTTTGTACATTGAGCCCCGAAGACGGATGGCTAAAACGCATCCCGGTGTTGCTGTACTAGAGAAGTATTCACCCTGGACAGCAGAAGCGCTACCTTTCACTCCTAAGCGCAACGAAGCGCGGTTGGTGGTACGAAAGGTCACCCCGAAAGAGGTGGAACAGGTTAGGAAAGACAGACGCCGCGACAAGTCGAAGTGGCAAAGAGAGTTAGCCCGAGCTGGAGTACGTCTCAAGCTGAGCGATAAGCGAAATCGCCAACAGACGGCTGTTCCGGACATCGCGTTTGAGGGGTTGCGGTTGGAGTTTGGAATGGGTGGACAGAATGCGAAACCCCACTGGCGCCCGGCCCTCAGGCAGATTGCTGGTGGGATGCAGGGTATTCTCAAAGCGCATTCCACTTTGACCTTTGCGTTCACGCGCGCTTCGTATCAGGGTTGGAGAAGTTGGCCCGCTAGGGTCCAACGACACATCACACCGGCAGAGGCGGCCAAGTACATACCCTTCGCCGAGAGACTGGGTAGTTTCTGAGCCGGGCTCAAATCAGGGAGAGACGACGATGAGCATCTACACCGAAGCGACCCAGATTTTGGGTCAGATCCGGCAGCGCCTTCAAGAGGCCGCCAACATGCCGATGCCCCCAGCCGAGACCGGGGGCCTCAGCCTCGCCGGCACGTCCCCAGAGCCCCAGGAGGCAGGGTCCGGGCAGGACACGCCTGCTTACACGGTTGGGGCTGTGAACGTCCCAGACGTCTCGGACACCTTCGAGAAGTACGTCGCATCTCTGATCGCTGGACTGATGGAGAAGCACGGCATCAGCATCGAAGACGCCGAAGGGCTCGTGTTCGGCACCATCGAGGACTACGAGGAGCAAGGGTTGCTTCCCGCCTGGCCGGGTGAGGATGCTGCCGATGCCAACTACCTGGCCGCGTTCCTCGGTCGTGCGAAGAGCGTGATGCTCCACAACGAGATCTTGCGGCGTGCCGAGCAAGAGTACCCCGGGGACTGACACCCGATCGCATCAGAGGAGAGGACTGCACATGGCGTTGGTAGGTCTCGAAGAACTGCGCGAACGAGCAGAGGGCCGCCGTCAGAACGGCACGGTCACTTTGCGCGACTTCGATCGCGGGATCGTTGAGACCCTGGGGGGAGAAGTATGGTACTCCCCCACCTCCAAAGACCCCGACGTCGAGTGCGATCCGGCGTTGAAAAAGCTCGGCATCTTTCCCAACTACTTCGTCCAGGTCGAAGGGGTTTCACCTCCCGCCGGGCTCCCGGGCGTTCCCGTCACGTGGAGCTTCCCGGAAGACTTGTTCGAGCGCTACCAGATGCCTGTTTTTTGGGTGTCCAGGGAATCCCTCGATCCGGCGATGAACCGCTGGCACCCCGGGTCCAGGCAGTACCGCGCCCCCTCCAAAGGTGCCCTTCCTGTCGTTTCTGGGGACCTGTCCGGGTGGAGCAGCTTCGATGACCGCCAACAGGCGGTGCCTTACGATCTGGCGTATGTGCTGAACATCGAAAATCGGCAAGAAGCCGCCACCCGCAACAACGCCAACGTGATGTTCATGTACGCCATCCGGCGCTTTCAACCGTATGCCAAGATCGGCCTGTTCGACTCCATCGGGGACATCCGCACGTACGACTGCTTCTTCGAGTCCAGCTCCAACCTGGATGAGACGCAGGACGTCACCAAGCGCAAGATCGGGTTTACCCTCAATCTCCGGGTGGAGGGTGAGCTAGATCTGACGGATGACGAGACCAAGACCGCCGTCACCGATGCACCGGTCTTCAACCTTTCCCAGACGTAGGACGGTTTCAATGGCCTTCCGGCTCTACAACCCCAAGCGCGTGCCCTGTCCAGTCTCTTTACGGGATGGGACATCTACGTCTGTCCCGGGAAAAGGTACGCTCGTCCTGGACGCGCGTCAGGTAGGCTCAGCCGATATCATCCGCAAGCGAAAGAAGGGGCTTCTCATCCTCAAGCAGGTCTCGGAGGTTGCCAAGCCCGAGGTCGCTACCAAGCCGGATGCTGGGGCGAAGGGCAAAGAAGGTGCTCCAGAGGTCAAGGAAGCGAAGAAGCCGGTGCCCAAGCCGGTCGCTTCCAAGCCGGAGGTGAGCGTGAGCGCAACAGCCGCAGTCGCGCTGTCGACAGCGCCCAAGCCAGCCGACCCTCCCAAGGAAGAGACGCCCTCTGCCGAAGTGGTCGGCGAGTCCGATTCATCCAGTTCCTCCTCATCGCGGCGCCGTAGTCGCTCCTGAACCCTTTCATCGATCTGTGGAGTGAACCGTGGCAGAGCTGTTGTCCGCCGGGATTTTCATCGAGGAAGTCCCATCCCAGGTCCAAACGATTCAGGCTGTCTCCACCAGCAACGTCGGTGGTGTCGGCTTTACCGAGAAGGGGCCGACCAACGAAGCGACGCTGGTCACCTCTTTCCCGCAGTTCTTCTCGCGTTTCGGAGGCATCAGCTCCAACGGTCTGCTGCCGATCTCGATGGCCGCCTTCTTCGCCAACGGCGGACGGCGGGCGTTCATCAATCGCGTCGTTCCGTCCGACGCGGTTTTGAGCGAAGCCAAGGTTCAGAGCCAGACGAACAAGCAACAGATCGAGACAGGTGACGGCGCTACCCTCAACTTCGCCAAGACCTCCGCCACCACCGTCGTCAAGGCGAACGACGGGGATTCACCGGTCATCCCTGGCACGTTCAATCTTCGCTGGCGCACAGCCGGCACGTTGGTCGCGACCGAAGACCTGCGCAACCGCGCCGACGGCGCCGACGTGGCACTCGTCAGCGGAACCGACGACTACGAAGCGCGCATTGCTCCCGGCAGCCTACCCGCCTTCGACGAGGCACTGGATTCGGTGGTGAGAGGCACGGCGTCGCTCATCTTCGACCCCGACGGCAACGGTGACCGAACCATCGCCATCCCTGCTGGCACCGGCTCGATCGTGACGGTCACGACGGTCGAGGGGTCTGTGATCCGCTTCGACCATCGCTCTGGCTTCCTCAGCGTGAAGTTCGCCGGTTCAGAGTCGCCCGGAGTGGGAGCGGCTGGAGACTTGCGCCTGGGCTACACCCCTACGTCAGAAACCCTGACCGCTGTAGATGACGGGGCCACGGGGAAGTTGTTAGGCGCAGGGCTCAGCACAGCTACGGGTTCCATCACTACGGTTGCGTTTGCTGCTTTGATCGATGGTGAGACCTTCACCCTCGATGACGGCGTCAACCCGGCGGTGGTGTTTGAGTTCGACACCGTTCCGGACGGGGTCATTCCTGGAAACAGAACGGTGGACGTCTCCGCGGACGTTACTGCGGATGATGTGCGAGACCGCATCATCTTAGCTGTGAACGCTGCGAACACCGCAGGGATCCTCAACATCACAGCAGCCAACGGCGGTGTTGGTTTGGTGTCCCTGACGAACACTGTGGAAGGGGCGGTTGGAAACGTAGCCATCCTGGAGACAGTAGCTGACGGTGGTTTCAGCGTCACCGGCATGGTGGGCGGTGTCGACTCGACCATCGACTATGGCGACGGGTCGTACGACATCACCTTCGAGACGGCACCGCATGACGAAGCGGGTATCCTGGTCGACTACCAGATCGATGCCTGGGACCTCGACCCGATCTCAGCGGGTGTGTGGGGCGATGACCTTCAGATCCAGATCAACGGCAACGCCGACTTCCTCACCGTCGCCACCGGCCAGTTCAGCCGGTTCGACGTCAACGTGGCCCTCCGGAACAGCTCCTCGCCCACCGTGTTCGACGTCCAGGAGACCTTCGAGGAGTTGGTCTTCAACGATCCGACCTCGACCAGTTTCTGGGCCGACGTCATCAACGAGTTGAGCGACCTCATCTCGGTCACCGATCCGGGCGGCAACGAGGCCCCCGGTCAGCTCCAGGCCGTCGGACGCGGCCAAGTCGTCGCGGGCGGTGATGAGACCGCAGGTGGCTCCACCATTGTCACCTCTCTCGCATCCGGTGGTCTCCCTGTTCGGCCGCGGACCTTCATGCTCACCTACGAAGGCACGACCACCGGCGCAGGAACAACGCTGACCGTCACCGATGACGGCAACGGGAATCTCACCGGAGACGTCGATCCGACCGGTAACAACACCATCAACTACACCACCGGTGCTCTCGATGTAACGCTCCTGGAGCCCATCGTAGGCGGTATCTTGGTGCAGACCACATGGTGGACGGCTCCGACCGAGACCCAGCACCTGGAGACCTTCGGAGACACGACCAAGGTCACCTACGACACGGTTGCTGCTGTTGTACAGTCCTGGGACGCAGGGTCTGACGGAACCTTCACCCCCTCCACCTACGGGCGCAACCAGTTCACCAACCCATCTTTGGAAGCCGGTCGGGAGGGGGTGTTCGCGCTCAACCGTGTCGAAGAGCTGATGCAAGTCATCGTTCCCGACTTCGTGGGCGATGTGACCATCACCGGCGACCTCATCGACTACGCCGAGGGGCGCGCGTTCCAGCCTTCGGGCGGTGATCGCTTCCTTATCCTTCAACCACCTGTTGGTTCGGATGCGCAAGAGGCGGTGGATTGGCTTCGCAACGACCTGGGGCGCAACACGAAGTGGGGCGCGATCTACTGGCCGCACGTGCGCGTAGCCGATCCGCTCTCCCCAACCGGTCAACCCATCACCGTTCCCGCTCTCGGGCACGTCGCCGGCATTTACGCCAGGACCGACAACAACCGTAACGTGGGTAAGGCGCCCGCGGGTACGGTCGACGGCAAGTTGAATTTCCTGCTCGGGCTGGAGTTCAACCCCGATCAGGGCGAGCGCGATCTGGTCTACCCGGCGAACATCAACCCCCTCATCAACACGCCACAGACCGGCTTGGTGGTATGGGGAGCCCGTACCTTCGCGTCCACCAGCGAAGCGGAATGGCGCTTTATCCAAGCGCGACGCACGTTCATGTTCGTCGAAAAGTCGGTATTCAATGCGACCCACTGGATCGCGTTCGAGAACAACGGACCGGCTCTATGGGCCAAGATCAAAGCCCAGCTAGGTGGTTTCCTCACGCCTCTACACAACGATGGGCTCTTTGCTGGCAACACGCCGACCGAGAGCTTCTTCGTCATCGTCGACGAGACGAACAACAATGCGGAGTCCAGCCAGGTAGTCATCGATGTGGGGCTCGCGCCCAACCGGCCGGCGGAATTTATCCGCTTCAAATTTAGTCAGAAGACTCTGAGTTGACGGTTTCTGCTATCTGTTCACCCTCGTACACCTTGAGCCGCGAAGGCTGTCGGTAGTACAAGAACCAAGGCCCTCGGAGCCTCTAAACCCGAGACGGAGAGAAGACACATGGCCGACTTGACCATCACGCATCTCGGGCTCAGCGGCGACGAGTCGCCCATCCGCCTGGGGGATTTCTACATCGATCTCTTCTTCGGGACGCCGCGGGTCGTCGAAGACTACCCAGCAGGGGCCATCCCAGACCTGAGCGCGCTTCAGGCGGAGATGGCAGCAGGTCGGGTGTCGCTCTCGGTGACGTACAGCGCCGACGAGATCGCCTCGGGACTCCAGTCCCCGCCCAACAGCGTGGACCAGGATGACATCGTGCCAGTTGCTGCGGCGACGCTGCTTGCTGGCGCCATCCTTCTCCGGGTACCGCTGGTGGCGGGGGCCGGCGGGGCGCCGGACGACATTCCCGTCATCCCGGCGGGGTCGCTCACCAAGCGCTACCGCGTCTTGGACATCTGGGCGGAGATTACGGCCAACGTGGCCGGTGAAGCGGTTCAGATCCGCGACCAGGCCGCTGGTGTCGGCAACCTGCTCGCCGACGTCGACGCCAACGCCGCAGCACTCCGCGTCGGTCCCAACACGGTCTACGGCGGGGTGACCGACGCGCCGGGCGCGACCATTGGCCTCATCGTACGGCGGACCGACGACGCCATCGCCGGCACGCTCTACGCGCTGTTGCGACCCGAGTCCTGATCTGACACGGGTCTGGTAGAGTGACAGGACTTCTCGCCCGTACGTAAGTACGGGTGCTAGGCACATAGGAGACGCCCTTGGCTCGTGCACAATCAACGGATTTCCTCCATTCCTTCCGCTGGCAGGTCGTCGCCACCTCTCCCGACGGCACGCCGCGGTTGCAGCCGGCAGGACGTCCGCAGGCGGGCTTTTCGACCACGACGCTCCCCGAGGTCACCATCGAGGGTGCGGAGTACAGGGAAGGTACGTTCGTCTACACGCGCAAACAGCCTGGGGTGCCCACCGTTTCAGACTGCTCGCTTCAGCGAGGTACAGCTCGTCTGGACACGAGCTTCTGGGATTGGGCGCGCGTCGCCGTTGAAGGTTCGGGGGAGGTGCGCGCTGACGTGGACATCAACCACTTCCACCGCGACACGGCGCTCAATCGGGATTTCCCGACCGACGGCACGCAGCCCAACCTGACCAACATCAACGTCGACGCGCCTGCATTCGCGTACCACCTGCGCGAGTGCTTGCCGATCCGCTGCAAGCCGGCAGGGGATCTGGATGCGACCAGCTCTGAGATCAACCTCATGGAGTTTGACTTCTCAGTCGAAAACTTTGAGGTGGAGGCGCTCGCCGCGCCGTAATCTTCGTTACATGAGGTAGTGTAAAGGATCTATGGCACGATCCGTCTTCCACGACCTCATGCAGCAATACGCCTTCTGGCTGTTCGACGCCTTCAGCGTTGTCCAAGGCGGACTGCCGGTGCTGAACCCCTTGGCCGGGTTCACGACCATGACGTCGCCCGAGATCACTGCGCAGACACGTGAGATCGAAGAGGGTAACTGGCACTACCCTCGAACGGTCATCAAGAACGCCCGCATCAGCCCCATCACGCTGACACGCGGGGTTCGCTTCACCGACCACGACTTCTACCGTTGGATCGTGACAGCGATCGAAGGTAACACGGCGCACTTCAATGCGTTGACCGGGGGTTTTCCAATCGGCGGACCGACCCCCAGACGGTCGCTGGTAATGGTTCACTTCCTGTCCCGGCTGCCCATCTCCCCTACCCTCGACAACGCAGCGCGAGCAAGAGGTCGTGTTGTAGCGGAGGGCATCCAAGACATAGCGCAGAGCGCTGTCGATCCGGGTGTGCTTAACGCGCTCAAGGCGGGCGCGGGTGTGCTCGGTACGTTCCTTGGCCCGTTCGACATCGCAGGTAGGCTGCCGGGGCGTGCTTGGCTGCTCTCCGGCTGCCTGCCGCTACGGTACAAGAGCGGGACGGACTTCGATGCGTCGTCCAGCGGAATCTCCATTGCTGAGTTGGACATCCAGCCTGAGGGACTGGATGAAGTCTCGCTCGTGGGCTAAGCTGCGTACATGGACGATTGGGAGACCCTGGACCTGCTGTCCCTCTGGGATGTGATGGGTGAGCAGACCACCGCTGCTCACGCAGGTGGTTTTGTCGTGCCTCTTCCAGGACCCCTGCGCCCGCCAGACCTGGTAGGTCGGCCTCTCGGAACGGGAGCGGGTGCTGGCCCGCAACTTGATGGTTACGAGGATGCGTTCGACTGGATTGAGCGTAGGCGCAGAAGCTAGTTCCTGGCGGAAAATGACTGCGCGCTACCACTACCTCACCGAATGGTCCGACGAAGACGGCATCTTTGTCGGTTACTGTTACGAGTTTCCCTCACTTGTCGCCTACGGCGACAACCATAACAGCGCCAAGGCTGCGATCATGCGCGTCGTCGCTAAAGTGGTCACCGGCCTTAAGGAGAACGGCTTGTCGGTACCGGAACAAACGATAGAGCCGGGAGATACCTGCCCCGCATGCAACGGTCCGGTGCGCGGTCGACATGTGCGGTGGATCTCACACGAGTCCGGGTGCGACTTGGACAGCGACCCAAGTTTCACTGCACGAGCCCGCGCAGAATGGGATGCGCTTCAGGCTGTGCTCAAGCCTACGCTGTGCGGCGACGAGTCGTGATAGCGACGCAAGCCTAGACATCCGTTGTCTCACGAGAAGGTTCCGCTTGCGTGTGCTGCCTGATAGCAGTATCTCTGACGAGTAATGAGCGACGACGAAGCTGAGCGGCCGACCGCCTCTCCAGTGATAGACCTGTCTACGCTCGAAGAGCCTGCCGAGGTCATAGAGGTCGACCTCTCCGAGGAGCAACGCAAGCGGGCGCTGTTCATAGAGACGGTCTGGGAGCGCTGTCAAAACCGCTGCGGCAACTGTGGTTACGATGAACCAGCCAAGCTCAAGCTGCACCTCATCGTGCCCGAACAGGCAGGAGGTAAGCAAGCGGTCGAAAACGCCACCCTGCTCTGTAGAGCCTGCGAGATGGCCGCAGAGGCGTTCGATCGGAATCCCAAGGTCTCGAAGGCGACCCCAGGTCGTCGCCTGGTCAACTTCTACCTATCACGTAGCCTTTACGAGCGCATCGAACAGGGTTTGTCCAAGCGCAACGGCTTCAACTCCAAGGGGTCGCTTTGTCGTTACCTCATGGGCAAGTACGTCGAGGCGCCCGACAAGTTCACCGACCTTGACATGTGGCAGGACCAAGGCGCTGACAAGGTGAAGATGTCGATCTGGGTAGCCTCCTCGGAATACAAGAGATTTCAATCCCTTGCAGCCAAGAACGGGAACACCGTCACGAGCACCATCATCAGCCTCGTCATGCTCTTTGAGGAGGAGGCTGAGTACAGGTTAGAGGAGCGATAGTGCGCTTCTCAAGGAGACTTTATGACCGCCCACCAAGAGGCTCGTCTTCAGCAACAGATGGAGGAACCGCATTCGGGGTTGGGTCTCTTCGACCTGCCGATGGGGGTCATCGATGCGGAGGGGGAGTTGCATCGTCAGATCCAGCTTCGCGAGATCACTGGCGTCGAAGAGGACATCCTCCTCTCCAAGACCGGATCTATCGTCACCAAGTTCAACGATGTGCTGACCAACTGTGTACTCAAGATCGGCCACATCTCCGATCGGCAAAAGATCAGCAAGCTCGTTCTCGACATGCGCACGGGGGACAGGACGTTCATCCTGCTCGCCCTGCGTCGCGTTTCCTTAGGGGACACGTACCCCTTCGAGTTCAAGTGCCCCGACGCCACGTGTAAGGCCAAGCACACCCTCGAAGTAGACCTGTCCGAGCTGGAGATCGCCCTTCCCGACGGCTTCGACCCCGATGAGCCCGAGGCCGTACTCAAACGGGAATTGTGGGAAGTTCAGCTTCCATCCGGCATCAAAGCCGTAATCAAGGTCATGACCGGTCGCCTGGAGTTCGAGATCGATCAAAAGGCCAAGCGAAACGCCGAAGACCGTCTCTCACGCATGATGCGTGTTCGCATCGCCTCGTTGGACGACAAAGAACCAACCGTCCGTCACATCCAAGCCCTGACCATGCGCGATCGGGACTTCCTTCGGGGGTTCTTCGATCAGATCGACGGCGGCGTGAACACCACCGTCGAGGTGGAGTGCCCCTCGTGCATGGAAGAGTCAGAAGTGGAGGTGAATCCCGGTCAGGAGGGTTTTTTCTTCCCATCCGTTCTCACGAAGCGTTCGAGACGGAGGTCCGCTACGTGATGGTAGCGATGGAGCAACACTACGAGGCGGTGATGGCCATGCCCACGTCGAGGCGGTATCGTTTTGCCTTGAAGCACAGCGATGAGCTGAAAGAGGCGCGAGCCAAGAGTAAGACACGGTAGTCTCTTAATCCTAGCCTGGAAAAGATGCAGTAAATGGCGCTCAACTTTTTAGGCATGGGATTCAGTTTTGGCGCCAAAGATGCCGGCCTGCGCAAGATGCAGCAGGCTGTGTCTGAGGGCTTCAAAGGTATTGAGGGCTCTGTCGACCACATCAACCTGGGCGGAGTCGAAGCGAACCTGGCTTCGATCGTGTCCGAGCTGCGCGGGTTCTCGGATCAGTTCAAGCAAGTGACCAACAAGGTTGTGCAGGATGAGCGCCGGGTGGGGTCCGGGTTCGATGCGATATCCCAGGCGTTGGACAAGGTGAAGGAAGGAATACGGCAGCTCAAGATCAGCAACATCGCAGCCGCATTCCAGCTCAATCAGCTACGAGACGTCGACAAGAACCTGGAGCAGTTAGCCGGCACCAACCAAAACCTGACAACCTCCTACGAAGCCCAACTCGTCGCGCACGACAAGGTCACCAAGGCGACCGGTGCGAACATGGGCTTTCTCGGAGAGAAGCTCACCAAGTTCCGGCGCCAAGCGACCAGCATAGCTGTCGGTCTTAACATCTCCGCCGACAGTGCTGCCATGGCTGTCCGTGGGTGGACGGAGGCACAAGAAGCGCTCAGTGCTACGGGTCTGAAGAACGCCAGCGACTTGGCCAAGCTCTCAGAGGTGACCGGCGTCAGCGCAAACGTCTTTCGCAACAGCTCGCTTCAGATGCGGAAGGAATTTAAGCTCTCTACCAAGCAGATCGATTCCGTCTTCAAGTCCATGCTCGACATGGGGCGAGCCACAGGGGACGTAGGAGGAGCCCTCAACGAGCTGCCCCAGACCATGGAGAGATTGCGTCAGAAGGCAGCACTCATGGGGGAAGAGCTGGACCCGGCTCAGCTTGCTGACTTTGCCAAACAACAGGCTGCTCTCTCCACCGGCTTCTTCCAGATGGGGCAGAACAGCGATCAGGCACGCGCAAGCGCAGGGCGACTAACCGATGCCATCCTGGAAGGCCAGAAGAACCTTCAGAACATGATGGCCGGCACCGATGACGACATCGGCGCACTTGCCCAGGAGCTAGGGATCGGCACCGGCGACATCGCCAAGTCGTTTGAGTTGATGCAGCAGGGGCCAGCAGGCTTCACCCAGGGTCTCTTCGACATGGTTCAGCAGTCGAAGGCCATGGGGAAATTCACTCCCCAGGCGCTCGACTTCCTCCGCGCCCGTCTGGAAAAGGCCATGGGGCCGGAGATGGCGGCACAGCTCACGACCTTCTTCACTTCCGCGAACGAGAAAACGTTCGCGATGATGAAGAGAACACAGACCGCTACGACCAGCTTGAAAACACTGGCTGACCAAGGCTTCTCGACCGGCCGCACGCTGTCAGACCAGATGGAGCTTGCGCACGATCAAATGGTGACGTCTTTCCGAGGGATCAGCCGCGAGAGCGCGCGTACGTTCGTTCGGGACACCAGGAAGCAGTTCAAGACCTTCTCGAAGGGCCTTCAGAGCATCGCCGAAGAGAAGGGTCCGCTAGGGGCGATCGTTCGGAAGATGTCCGAGATCCACCAGCTCGGCCCCATCGCCTTCGCCCCCGAACCTCTCCGACCTTTCGTTGGAGGGCTTGGTGACCTGATGAAGGCCCTCGCGCCCATCGCCATCGTAATCAGTGCGGTAGGTGCGTCCGTACTCGCCTGGGCCGCCGTCATCGCCATCCCCCTCACAGCTATCGCCGCCCTCGTAGGCTGGTTCGTAAAGCTCAGAGGAGAGGGCAAGACCACCGAGGAGGCCCTTCAGACGATCGCTGACGGAGTCGTAGGCTTCTTTGAGAAGCTACCGGAGAAGATCGGAGAATTTTTGGGGAAGGCTGGTGAGTTTGGAGAGGAGATCCTGAGCGCGTTGGAGAAAATTGATTGGGTGGGTATTATCACCAAGCTAGCGGGCGCAGTTAGCGAAGGTTTTGACAAGCTGGGTACTTCGATTGACTGGGCTGGTGTGTTTACCAAGCTCGCTAGTTCGGTAAGCGAAGGGCTTGATACGCTGGGCGCCGCTATTGACTGGGCTGGTTTGGGCGAGACTCTCGGTAAGGCTGGAGGTACTGCTTTCCTTTGGTTAACCCTCGATCTTCCTCCAATGATCCGAGACGCCCTCTCCAAGGTGTTTCCTATTCTCGGAGAAGTGCTCGCGAAAGCGGTGGGGATACTCAAGGAGTTCGTCCTGGGTATGATAACAGGTATAGGCCAGTCTTTGGCTGAGAAGTTCCCCGAGCACGCCGAGACGATCATGAAAGTGTTTCAATCGCTTCGTGATGCAGTAGGCACTGTTTTCGACATCATCGGTTTCGCCATAGAAGAAGGGCTTAAGGGTTGGGGCATGCTGATGACTGCCGTCAACGAGAGTGGAGGAATCTTCAGCTTTATCGGCGATTTTGTAATGTTCATATGGGACGGGCTAAAGCAGCTTGCGGGGTTCATACTGGGAGGTCTTTGGGCGGCGATAAAAGGGCTCGGGGGTCTCTGGTACGACTTTGTTACCGCCCCCATAACCGCTTTCTTCGACTTTGTGCTGGGTATCGGTACTAAAGTCATCGACGCTTTCAAGAAGGTCGGCTCAGCCATCGCGGACGCCTTCAAGAACCCCCTGGAGTTCTTTGAAAAGATCAAGTCTCTCGCAGACTCCCTATTCGGTAACTCCATCGACGACGACGTCCGCGCCACCATGAAATCTGCCGAGGGCTTCTTCAGCTCTTCGACCGACAAGATGGCGCAGGACATGGCGCGCATCGCCGACATGACCCCCACAGCCGGCGGAGGGCTTCGCACCCCAGGCCGCGCCGAGACTTCCCCTGCCCAGATGGCACCGGCTATCGGTCGAGCGGAGCTATCTCTCCTCATCGAAGCTGTGCACACCCCCAGGTGGTACTACGAGGACTTCAAGCCGATGTTCCAGGGAGCTATGCAGGCGGCGGAGAATCGTGCTCGAACCGGTGCTCAGGTAGGCCGTCGCGGTGCGCTTCAGAGAGCGGCGTCCACAGCGCTTCAGAGCCTAGGCTACGAGCAGAGGCTGGCCACAGCGGCCAACGGTGTACCCACGACTGACTTGTTTTGAGGTCTGAGAGGAGCCTGTGGCCCGGAAGGTCGTCCAGAACAGCCGCCTACGCTTCGCTGACTTCGTGTTGGTGGACGGGACGGAGTTCTTTGACGTGCTCGACCTTCCTGAGATCCCTGAGCAGCCCGATGACATCACCTACCGGGTGAAAGACGGCGAGCGCTTCGACCTGCTGGCCCAGCGCTTCTACGGCGACCCTGTGCTCTGGTGGGTTATCGCAGCGGCCAACAACATCGAGCTGCCGCCGTTCGGCTTCCACATCGGCGCCACTTTGCGCATCCCCTCCCCCATCTTTGTGACGCAGCGCCTCTTCAAGGGGGCGCCTCGGTGACGATCTCGTACGACTTCCATTCGCCGTTCATGGCAGCGGCCATCATCACTGCCGATGGCGATCGGGTCCCACTATGGTCGAACAACGGACCAGGTGGGCAACTCCAAGGAAGCCCAGCCACCGTGCTGGCGTCGGGACTTGAGTCTCTTCCATGGCTTCAACAGCTCGACGTCACCCTTCAGCTCGCCTACCTGCCTGTCATCCGCGCCACGCTCACCCCTCCGTACACGGAGGGTATCAAGTTCCTCAACTCCGAACTGATCGAATGGGGCGTTTCTCGGCTCGAAGTCCAGATGGGGTACGCCGCAGGCGCGATCCCGTCCGGCATTATGACCCCTGTCTTCACAGGGCTGCTGCTCAAACCCGATGTGACTATCGGGCAGGACATCCAGATTGTGCTCAACGCTCAGGGAGTGGGAGGGTTCAGCGCTACAAGGCAGGAGGGCCGCCAGCAGTTCAACGACCAGCCGCGTGCCAACATCATCTCTTTTTTAGCGGAGGGGTCTGACCCAGCAAACCGTCGCAACTTGGATGTCGATTTTAGTGAAGTCCGGGCACTTCCACCAGGATCGGAGGAACAACGTCTTCTTTTCGATACCAGTGTGACGATAAGCCAAGGCAGCTTGACGGACTACCAGCTTATCTACAACTTGGTGAATGAGAGCCAGTGTTTTATGACTCAAACAGACGTTAGGCGACGCACAGCGCAAGGGGAAGTGACCGTCCCTACGCTCAAGGTCATGCCCAAAAGTGCTCGCTTTCAGGCCGAGCCCACCAAGACCTTCCAGCTTTACCCCGGGCGGTTCCAAGGCCGCATCGGTCCAGCGTCCGGGATATGGCCCATCATCACCGCCTCCAGCCCGACCACGGCTGTCTACATGCCAGGAGCCCTACGAGGCTTCGTTATCCAGGGGGTCGACTCCAAGACACGTGAGGTGACGTCTAAAGTCGTAGGCGACGCCGAAGCGCTACCCGCCCGAGCAAACGACGGTGCAGCCGCGCCAGGTGAATCTGAGGACTTCCCAGGTACGAACGACAGCCAGGACGGCGCGACGCAGCATTTCGGCGCTCCAGATGACCCGCGTGTCGAGGAGGCCGCCAAGGCGGAGTTTTCGAACCTGACATCGAACATGGGTGTAAAGATGATCATACGCGCGCCGGGCGTACCAGAGCTGGTCCCCGGGGAGATGGTCATGGTCCGCGGACTCGGTGACCGCATCTCAGAGGACAAGAACGGCCGCTACATGGTCCACAAGGTGACTCATTCTTTCGGGGCGGGCGGTGGTTACGAAACCGAGTGGGAAGGGGTGAGCAACAGCGGAGCCATCCTTGCCGGGGTTCCTGCGCAAGGCCCAAAGAACGCGGGTGTGCCGGCTGAACAGTCGGACCGCTCTGCTCGGGATCTAGGGGTCCCGGTAGACCAGGGATTCGCATGAGCGAGGGCTTTCGCGTCTTCCTAGAGAAGCTCTCTCAGTTCGGCCTGGAGTATTTCCGGGTCTACCCCGGCGTGTACCGCGCGCTCGTGACCCGAAACGACGACCCCGAGCAGCGGGGGCGCATCCAGATCGTATCCCCAGAAGTGGGGCACAAGCAGAGCGATCCTCCCAACGTGTGGGTCGACCCCTCCTTCCCGAACGCAGGGACCGGTCACGGCATGTTCTGGCCGCCGGAGGTAGGGGATTCTGTCCGGGTGGCCTTTGAAGCAGGCCGCCCCTCCAAGCCCGTCATCTATTGGGGCGGGTGGTACGGCGAGGACGAGGTTCCCAGCGAGCTAGGACATCGCGCTCAAGACCTTCCAACGGTGCGCGGTTTCAAGACCCCCGGCGGGCATGTTCTTGCCTTCTCCGATGAGCCCGGAGAGGAATTCATCCACCTCATCCGACAGGAAGATGGCGCGTCCTTCAAGCTGTTCCCGGACGACACGTTTGAGATTACCAACCCCAACGGCGCTAAGGTCACGGGCAACGCGGACGGGTCTTTGGTGGTGGAGAACGGATCGGGGAACAAGCTCACTTTCGACAATACAGGCATCCGAGCGGAGGACGCAGCAGGAAACAAGGTCACCATGCAAGCGGGCTCGGTCGTGATCGACTCTAAAGCTGCTGTCAAGCTGGGCGAGGGGGCGACCAGCCCCGCGATGAAGTTCGCTGATTGGCTCCCGATGTTCGCCGCACACTCTCACCAGGTACCCGGACTTGTCGTGGCCGTCCCCGTTACGTCTCCACCCGGCACGCCTTCCGCTGGTACCGCGGCGGGGGTTACAGGGCCGCCCATACCCACCACTGAAGGGACCGTAGCCTCGCGCAAGGTCTTTTTGGAGTAGGCTCCGACCATGGTGCTGTTTCGTGGCCTCAACTTCCCGTTCAAGAAGAGCCAGACGGAGTTTCCGGCGCCCGTCACGGACGACGAATTGGTCCGCCAGAGCATCATCCAGCTCATGCTTGTGGCCAAAGGCGAGCGCGTTATGCGCCCGGGCGTGGGCTCGAACGTCTTTTCGTTTGTTTTCGAGAACAACGATGACGTGTTAGCAGAGATGATTCGCTCCGAGGTCATCGCCGTTATCGGCAAGCACGAGCCCCGCGCTATCATTCAGGACGTCAACGTCCTGAACCTTCGCGACTCTCAGGAAGTTCAGGTGGACGTGCTCTACGTGGTAGCGTCGAGCGGCCGGCAAGACACGATCACTACGATGATCCCGACCAACGGAGCTATCTGATGGGTCGAGAGATCAACAGAGCCAGGTACACTGGTCTGGATTTCGATACAATAGAGGACGACCTTCGGGCGAGATTGCAAATACAGTTTGCCGCTGATTTCAACGATTTCGCGGTCAGTTCTCTCGGCATTTTGCTGATGGATATGGTCTCGTTCGGGCTTGACGGATTCAGCTTTTTCCTCGATCGACGCGCCAGTGATAGCTACTTGGTCACAGCCAGGACGCGGAAGAGCGTTTCTAAGCTCACCCGACAGATCGGGTACAAGATGGGGGCCGCAGTCGCAAGCTCAGTGGACCTCCAGGTCTCCCTTGCGGAGGTGAAGGGTTTTGCTGTTCCTGTTCCGTCCGGTTTTCAGTTCGCCGGCCCGAACGGTCTAATTTTCGAGGCGGCTGAATCGGTCACGTTCGCTCCGGGAGACGGGCCTAGTGACTTTCAGATTGTGCCGTGCTTCGAGGGCGAGACCATCACCGAGACCTTCGTCTCGGACGGCACGGCGCTCCAAGAGTTCGAGCTAGCCAGAGTACCGGACGACAAGTTCATCGTCCAAGGCTCAGCGACGGTCACGGTTGACGGGGCTGAGTGGGAGGAGGCGGAATTCATAGCCTTCGATGAGACCGACCAATACGAGATCAACTTCAACGGCGAGCCCCCAACGATCACCTTTGGGGACGGTGTAGCGGGTAACGTTCCCACGACCGGCGCGACCATCAACGTCACCTACGTGGCTTCTCGTGGTAAGGCTGGGTTGGTCAACCAGAACACTATCCAGGGGGTGGTGACTCCCTTGGTAGTAGCGTTTCAGGAGATAGGGCTGGTTATCGACAACCCATTGGGTTCGGTAGCGGGGGACGATCCTGAGACGATTTCTTCAGCCAAAATCAACGGCCCCAAGGTCTTCAAGACCCGAGGCGCGGCTGTCACCCGCGAGGACTACGAGAGCCTTGCCAACGCCTTCTCAGACCCGCTCTTTGGTCGGGTAGCGGTGGCTCATGCGTTTACTGCGCGTTCGGCGGCTGCGGATCTGGTGGTGCAGAGCGCCACCATCGCCATTGAAGGCGCATCCATCCAGCCCCTAGCTGTAGTGGACACAGAAGCTCCTGCCATCGAAGCGGACATGGACGCGATCGACGCGGCCGTCGCCGAGATCGACCAGAACAGGACAGACATCGCGGCTCTGACCGCTGCTGCGGACGCTGACCTGGTGACCGCTATCGACGCGGCGCGGGATGCCAAGAACCGAGCAGATGAGATCGGCGCTGACACAGGTGGCATCTCGACCAAGGTCACGGACGGTAAAGCGTTCGTGGACGGTATCACCACAGGGGGAAGCTCAACGCTTACAACCGCCGACAAGGACTCCATCAAGACGTTCTTTGATCGGATCAACACAGAGAACGGGTCTATTTCGGGCGCTGCGTCATCGTTGAAGGGGAGCGTGGAGTCTCAGATCACAGGTATGGGGAGCGCCCGCGACGCTCTGGCCGACATCGGCCTTACGGATACGGAAGAGGAGTTGGGGCAAATTCAGGCACAGACCCAGAGCATCTCGGCCGAGGTACTCACCACCCGAGCGTCCGTAGACAGCATCGAAGCGACTATCCAGGACACCCGGACCGAGGTGTCCAACCAGACCACCGTCATCAACGAGCACTTCGACAAGATTTTGTCCGACGACTGCAAGTCCAATGTGGTCATCGTGCCCATCCTCGCGCGTGACGCCTCCGGGTTCTTCGCCGCGCCCAGCCTGGGGCTCATCAACGCGCTGGAGCAGTTTCTCGAAGCGCGCAAGGAGGTTACCCAGACGGTTGAGGTAGTCTCTGGTGAGGACTTCCTCATTCGCGCTGTTGTTACCGTTCGTATCGGCGTGATTCCTGGAAACGCCGAGAGCACGGTCCTCGCTGCGGTCGCGACCGCAGTTGACAATCTTCTCCGAGATCGCCGGTTCGGGAGGTCTCTTTTCCGCTCGAACATCATAGACGTCGCGACCCTTGTTGAGGGAGTCAGCTTCATCGACGCTACCGTCAATGGGTCTCTAGATCGCGACGACAACCTCGTGACCGACAAGCTGGACACCTTGGGAAACCTCCTTGTGGAGGATACGGAGGTCATCACCAAGGGGACGGTCACGCTTTCGACGGTCTTGGATGAGGAAGCCTCATGATCCCTGTCCCGAACGAGAAGCAGGTTTGGCTGGTTCTCTCAGGTAGTGGGATGAAGCTTTACGCATTCCTGGGCGCTCTCAAGGCCCTGGTAGAGCACGGGTACCGTTTCACTGGTGCTACAGGGACGTCTGGGGGTGCTGTGGTCGCCGCCATGCTGGGAAAGGTGTGGGACCCGACCAAGCCGACGGAATCCGTGAATGAGCTGATTCGGCTTGCCGGGAAGTTTCGTCTCCTCAGCTATCTCACGGTTCGTTGGCAATTTTGGGAGTGGACGCTCACCAAGGTCTTTCGTCGCGGACCGAAGGGAGTCTTCAAGACCACCAAGATGCTCAAGTTGTTTCGCGAGCTGATGCCCCCCACCATAGGCGATGCCCAGCTCCCTCTTCGCATCACGGCGACGCAGGTGAATCTTCAGACAACGCATCCGGTGCTGTTCACGGCTTCCGATATCGACCTACCTCTTGCTGTCCTCGCTTCGATGACTCTTCCGGCACCCATCTTCGATCCGACGATGTGGGGCAAGGCCATGCTTCAGGACGGCGGGTGGTTGGCGAACCTCAGCATCCCCAAGGACCAGAAGAGGGTCGTAGCTCTCTACTTCGGGGAGATTAGCCTCGTAGCTTTGGCTGCCCCTATCGAGGGCGCAGAGCTGGTACCGGTGAAAGACAACATCGATCTGCTCTTGCGCAACGTCCTCGGTACGATTGACGGTAATATGCGCCGCTCCATAGAAGACGCTGAAGAGGAGGGGGTAGAGCTTCTACGGCTGGCGCTCAAGACGGATTTGGAGGGAGGTGACTTCTTCGCTTCTTCGGAGGCGATCCAGGGCGCTATACAAGACGGGTACGACAGCGCTACGCGGTCTTTGAACAACGGGACCTCTTGGTAGCGCTGTGGCAGTAGACCTGACCTTCCTGATGCGAGCACTCAAGGTCACGGACCCTATTAGGTTCGTGTACTGGCCGTCCATCAACACCCCAGACTCCGCAGGCGCGCAGGCGCCTGTGCCAGCAGGGGAGCTGGCTGACATAATCGATCTGGGCACCTATGGAGGTGGGGTAGAAAACTTCATCAACCGCGCGTTCAAGTTCACCTTGCCTCAAAGGCACGTGTACTGGATTACGGAAAACGCGCCAGACCCGATAGGAGTACAAGCTCCCGTACCGGCGTCGGAATTAACTGATTTTGTGGCCCTAGCAGTATTCGTTGAACCCATAGCCGCCTATGTAGAAGACTTCGAGCAAGACGGCCTGTGGGGGCAGGGCCTCGGGACGGATGTCCAAGACCCGGGCGTTCCCACACACTACTGGGCGTTCGCTACGGCAGACGTCAGCGGCGCGGTTGTCGCAGATCGAGGTTCCGGCGGAATAGACGGCGGCCTACAAGACGGGGCATCTGTCATTACGACAGGCTTAATCCGATCAGTTGACGGCGCACTGTTCATACCCACGTCGCCGGGTGGTGATGGCTTGGGGCCGTCGCTGTCTGTAGGCGCATCCTGTGACTTCGACAACGAAGATTTCACCGTCGCCGGCTGGGTCCAGATAGAATCCGGCTCCGTCAATCGTGGGCGCATCATCGGCAACACCACAGCCGCTGGCGGTACGGGTTGGGCCATAGACAGCACAGCCGGCTATGAAATCAGGCTTGAGTCTGGCGCGAACGTGATCGTGTTTGATGCAATCTGGCATCCCGCTTACGTAGGCGTGGGCGCTGCCCTCTTGGTAAAAGCGGCAGCGTTCTTCTTCATCGCCCTTACCTGGGAAACCGCTCTCGGTAGAGCCAGATTCTACAGCAGCTCGTTTAGAGCTGACGGGCCACAGATTCGGAATGAAGTCGTCGACACGAATCTCATCGGCGCTAGTTTCGCCAACGCAAACGCGACAATCGCGGGTAGCAGGGCCACAGGCAATCCAGATCCTAACGACTGGGATCAAACGCTAAACAACGGGCGCATAGATGACCTAATCGTGTACAGGGGCACGGCCCTCACGCAGGGCGAACTAGCCTTCCTGGCGAACACGACGCTCGACGGCGGTTTGGTGGTGTAGTGGCAAATCAAGACTGGTTCATCTCAAACGCATTTAGCTGCTCTGGCGGTGGCGACGTAACCAACCAGTTTCTAGGTCTGCGAGGGCAGGCTGTCGCCCGACGCAACGATGAGCTAGCCATCGGCTTTCACGTAGGCGAGTACGGAAGAATGTACGCGCTGCCGGCGCACTTTTTCTGTGACGAGATGATTCAAACAGTCCTAGAACCCACGGTTCAGGACGCGAAATTCGTATTCCCGCCGTTCGGATCCAGAGTCGATATCCGGTATGTCATGAAGATGATTAAGACGGCTGGATCGGATCAGATATCTATCCATTCGGAGTTGGCGTCTAAGATGGCACGCAGTGCCATAACCCCTGTAGGCGTGCCACCACAAGGCTACAGCCTAGTTTACAGGCGAGACACCGCGGGTCTATACGACTTACGTTTGATCCTTCGCGGGTCTGGCACGTCGATCGTGAACGTCCCGGGGGCGACAATAGGGCACGATCTAGTCGTCAGCTTCCGCTTGGTGGTTACTGACGAGTCGTTTCAGGACCGTATTGATGTCTACCAAGAAGACACCGTCGGAGGCGGTGCATGGAACCTGCTGCACACGGAGTTGGTGTCCAACACGGCCTCGCACTACCAACCGTGGGATAGTAACGGGTTTACAGGATACCGATTTTCGGAATTCGGTAACGTCAATGCCAGTTTTGCCTTGGTCGAAGTACCGATCTATAGGTACCAGGCCCAGGTAGACGATACGGGCGCGTACCCCTCGTTTCCAGCCCCTCCGCATCTGTGGTCCATGAACGACGCAGACACTGCCGGCGGAGTCCTTACCGATATTGGGAGCGTTGGCGGTTCCGACGCTACAATCGTTGGAGGGGTAGAGACAGGCGACATCGGCGTCGCCAACGAGGGCTATGACTTCGATGGTTCTACCGGGTATCTGCGGCTGCCTGATGGTAGCCTGGACGTCAACGCTCAGGACTTCTCAGTCGCGGCTTGGGTGAACTGGGACGGCGGGGCTGGTGGAGCCTCCAAGCGAATCATACAGAACCGAGGCACCGGTTTTTTGGGAACCGTTCCCGGCTGGAATCTCATGATTCTCGACTCGGAAGTTCCATCTCTGCATGTAGACGACGGTGCTGGAAACTTCATCGATATCATGCTCGTCGCGGCTGTCGTACAGAACGTGTGGACCCATATCGGCGTCACGTGGGAGAATGCGACCGGTACAGCGAAGGTATACGTCAACGGTAAGCAAGCTGGTACGGCTACCAACGCGGCACTGATCGGCGCCAACTTGACCAGTGGACGCGCATCGACAATCGGTGTAGCCGCTGACGGTCTGCCCGGCGCCCTGTCTCAGTGGTGGTCTGGATTACTCGACGAGGTGGTGGTTTACCCAAGCGCATTGCTGACGGCTGGAGAAATGTTCGATGTCTACCGTGAGGGCACGCGGTCACGGTCGCTGGTCAGTCCAGCCGCCGAAGGATTTCCTGCTCCGTTGCATCTCTGGCGCATGGACGATGTCGACACGGGAGGAGGTGTACTTACCGATGGCGGCGTTACTGGCGGATTTGACGCCACAATCGTTGGGGGGATTACGACAGGTGTCGTCGGGCAGGTGAAAGAAGCGTACGACTTTGACGGAACGACTGGGTATCTCCGTCTTCCCGATGGAAGTTTAGATATAAATGCCCAGGACTTTTCAGTCGCAGCCTGGGTCTTATGGGACATCGGAAACGATGCGTCCGCGAAACAGATTATCCAGAATCGCGGGCCTGGACTGCCTGGGTCGTTCCCTGGGTGGTTTCTGCGCCTTGAGGCCGCAGAAAACGTCAACTTTTTCCTCGATGACGGTGCAGGTAACGTGGTTCAAGCTGGTTCACCAGTATCGATACCTGTGACCGGGAACGTGTGGACCCACATCGCTGTCACGTGGGAGAATGCGACTGGTACAGCCAAGCTGTACGTGGACGGCGTCAGTCGTCACGCAGCTTCTGACCCGGCCCTCATTGGCGCAGATTTCACCAGCGGTGTCGCGTCAACCATCGGCGTCGACGCCGATGGGTTACCAGGGACGGTAGCTAGGTGGTGGTCCGGCTTGATGGACGAGGTCGCGTTCTGGCCCGGCGTGCTATTGACGACGAGCCAGATATTCGACATCTATCGGCAGGGTAGGAAAATGCTTTCTTTGGTGTAGGGGTAAGGTTGACCGCATGATCGAGACAAAAGTAGGCTCAATCGTTCTGGTTGGAGTGGTCAGTCCGGGCGGGTCTGTTGGGTTGTTCCCTCGTTCCGCAGTGAGGGACGCATCGGGTGTACCTATCGGTGTGAGTCCAGTTGATCTTTCTGTAGACCTAGGGGACGGGGGTTACCTTGGGACCTTTGTCGCTCCGTTGGTCTCTGGGTACTACTCGATTATTACAACCTTCTATACGGATGCTGGGCACACCGTCGTAGCGGGCGGAGAGCCTGTACTCCATGAGACTTTGCGAGTAGTTACTCCACCATCTGTAGCCCATGTCAACTTTGCCTATGATGAAGCAGGAGAGCAACTTTTTGTGGAAGTGTGGTTGGAACGAGAGGGGCAGGTGGTGCTATCTCCTACCTCTTGTACGGTGGCACTCCGAGACAAAGACGAGGCCATCATCGCCAGTTTGGCCAGCGCAGCTCCGCAGGCATCCAACGGAGTGTTCAACATCGAGCAGGCGGGGGTGCTCTTGTCCGACAACCGCCCCTACAACGCCTTGGTGATCGTTACCGATGCGTTTGGTACGGTCTCCTCTGTGCACTCTGTTTCCACGGTAGCGTGAGCCGTACATGACAGCGATCGTCACCAAGAACCCCCGCGCCCAGCTTCTCTTCCATCGGGTGCCCCCAGCTCGGCGGAAGGTGGAGGTTTTCACTGAACTCGTGGGGATGCTCAGCGCCGCTGGTACAGCGCTCATCGAAGACGCGCCCTTTCTCATCACCACGTTCGACGGTCCCGCTCCGCAAGAGATCGGCGCCGAGCTGATCACTCCTGCTTTCACAGCAGCGTACTCGCTCACCCCTACCTCCGCGGTCCTGACCGACGCAGAAGGCTCTCCGTCAAAGTCTGTCATCGCCGCCCCAACGGCTTTCCAGTCAGACGAGACCTTCTCAAAGACCCTACCGCTGGAAGAAGTGGGCTTTGTTCTTACAGCCAAGGCAGAGGACAAAGGGCCGGTGCAGGCGACCTTCTCGGTTCCGTTCTGGCCGCGGGTGTACGCTGGGGTATCTGCGCCACTACTGGTTGGAGGGGGGGATGAGGCGTTCGTCGAGGCGTTGGTTATTTCCGCAATTCAAGGCACGGTAGAGACCATTTTCGCCGTCAGTATAGGTGTGGGGGAGCGGTTCTTTTGGGCGGCGCCCCTCTTACTCGGTCCGCCGAAGTTCGAGGTTGTGAACCAGCCCCTTGTAGGAGCGATTCTCATCAACGACGCTATTGCGGTTACACCTGGCACGCCGAACGGGGTACCCGTTACATACCAGCTTTGGATGGGAGACACAGACGACCTTGGACAGGTTACTGTCCAGGTGTCGGAGGTTTAAGCGTGGCGTGCGTTTCTCCCACCTCTACGCTCTTAGCGCCATCAGGTGCCCTGCTGCTTTGTATCGGTCAGGCTGCTACGCTCAAGTTGCGGATAGAAGACGCATGCGAGACACCGGTACCGCTGGCCAATACCAAGATACTCTTGTGCGCAAAGAGATGTAGTGACGATGAGTTTCCGACTCTCTTTCTTTCGACCGATGACCCTACACAGATACTAGTGGTGGAGGACGGTCTAGCCTATGTGTTCTTCAAACAGGCAGACACTGTAGGTTTAGATCCGGGAAACTACATATTCGACGTGTGGTTGATCTTTCCGGTAGACCAGCCTTTTCCGCTCATCAAGCGTGCTCAGCTTACCCTCTCCAAGTCTACTTGTATTCCTCGGTTGTAACGGAGGTTCCGTGCCTGGAGTAGTCGTCGATGGTATCGAGAAGGAAATCCCCGGGCTGGTTTGTCGGCACTGGAAAGAAGTGCCGAGCTATGCGCTCAAGGCCGTTGAGGACTACCGAGCCCGTCGCACCAAGTGGGTCCGAGCGATCGTGCTCCACACCACGTTGGGGAAGCCAGACGTCAAACAGATCGAACCCGGACAAGGTCCGCACACCCGCGCAGCACAGCGTATCGGTAAGTGGTGGAGCAAAGACGGCCGGCGCGCCGGGTGTCACTTGATGTGTGATCTGGATGGGTCGTGGGCAAACATGGCTGACCTCGCCACCGCGACCACGTTCCATGCTGGAGCGGTCAACGACAACACTATCGGCATCGAAATCTATCAAGACGGAGAAGACGGCGTCCTCTTCGACCAGCAGCTTCAATCAGTTGTCCTGATGTGTGACTACCTCACGCGGGTCTTCGGGATTCAGCGTCAAGTGCACTTTCCTTTCGTCGGTCCAATCCAACGGCTTCGCAACGGTGGTGATGACTGTGTAGGCATCTATGGGCACCGGGATGTCACATCCACCAGGAGTCGGGGAGACCCTGGCGACGCTGTCTTTGAGCGGCTCGTTGAAGGCGGCTACGAACCGTGGGACTACGATGCGGAGGAAGACCTCAGCGCGTGGAAGCTGCGGCAGCACCACCTGAACGAGATGTTCGATGCGAAGTTGGTTGTAGATGGAGTTGCTGGGCCTGGTACCGTCAGCGCATTGAGGGTTCTGACCGGCCGGCCCTACGGGCTGCACGTTACACGACCGGGCGACTGACGACCTTATCCGTCAGGAGGTTTGAAGCATGGCGAACACGCCGCGCATGGGTTGGCCGCTGGTTTCGGAGTTTCGTGATCCGTGGATCCGAGACTTCAACCAACTCGTCACGGCCCAGGAAAACTCCGCCTTTGCGGCCCGGGAAGACCGTCATCTCATCATGCGCGGTGGTGGTACGTTTACCTTCAGCGCCATCGCCAACACGATCGAGTGGGAGGATGTCTGGGAGATGCTGGCCGCCATCTCTGGCTTCCTCTGGCGCATCCAACCTCCTACCAGTCCTATCGATCTGGAAGACGGGGAGACCCTATACGCCGAGCTTGTCCGCCGACCCACCAACAACGTCAACGTCCCTGTCGCGGCAGCCTCCCAGGTACCGTCCAGCGACGCTCACATCGCGCTGGCATTTCGCAAGGGTGACAAGGTCTACTTCCGTAACGGCGCCGTGCTCGACGATGGGGTTCCGGCCAATGTCATCGAAAACCCCAGCGGCGCCGGGGACTTCGACAATCTTCCTCTTGCGACGAATGAATCTACAGATCAGGCCACCTTCCAGGTCATCGGCTCCTTTGAGCTGGACGCGACCGAACACGACTCGGTCCAGTTTTCCACCGTAGCCAACGTGACCGACGGCGCGCTCACCGGGGAAATTCAGCTCTTCAACCTGACCGATGCGGGGGCTGTCATCACCCACACCTATCCAGGGACGCTGACACCCGCCTCTACCGTGTCGGCTGTTCTGTCCCTGCCGGCTGGCCCGCGCCTGTACGAGGTGCGTCACCGAGTAACAGGAGGGACGCCCCCCAACGATCGCATCGTGACGTCCTGGGCTGGATTCAAGATCGACTAAACCGCCCGTACGGGCGGATTGGTGGGAGGTACATGAGCTTCGGTTGGGGTTACGGACCGTTCGGACACGAGCCTTTTGGAGAATGGCCGTGGTCGAAGTACGTGCTCTTCGACCTGCTCCCCGAGCTGCATAAAGGACAGGACGCAGATCCGAACCAAGGAAACGGGCAGCTTGAAGCCTGGACCAAAGGCTTGCGCCCGTCCTTCGACAGGTTCAAGCGGCGCATCGCAGACTTTGGCGACTTGCGAGACCCTCTGCGGGTACGCAGCGCATTCGACGATGTCACCACGCTTCGCCTCGGGCCGCAAATCCTCCTCCAAGGACAGATCGAACAGAGGGGCCTCGAAGGGCAGGTACTCGGAACGGGTAACTTCTTCTCCAAGAGGGGGCGGTTCAGAGATCGAGATATCGGCAAAGAGCTGACACTAAAAAATTCCCGGGTATCAGCAAACAACCGTACCGTCGTCATCTCTCAAGTAATTGGACTACAAGAGATCGTAACCCTCCCGTCTTTGGTGTTCGATGCAGGTGACAACCTCCTTCGTTGGGAGCTGCGCGCTGCTGTCGACCGGCCGGCGAACGAGATCGCAGTCGAAGTGCAAGCCGGAGACGTATCCGAGATCGCACCCGGTTGGGTTCTGACCGACGGTCTGGGTTTCTTCAAGGTGTTGGCTCGTCGACAGTTTCAAGATCCGAACGACGAGCGCAAGGTGCTCACCGAGCAGGAAGGAAAGAACGGCTCCATCGATACGTTTGGGCGGTTCACTTCTCCCACGCTGCGGGTAGACCAGTTCGATGTAGGGAAGGTGCTCACAATCTCGGGGTCAACCACCCCAGAGACCAACGCTCCGTATGTTGTAGAGGCTGTCGTAGATGACGGTTCGGGCACCCTTATTCTGGAGCTAGACCCTGTACCCGATCCAGACGTCGGTCCTCTCGTTTGGGCTATCCGCCCGCGACCTGAACTGGTGCTTCAAGCATCTGGAACGCCGCGAGGGGTGGTCGAGCAGAGCGGTTTTGATGGGGAGTTAGATCCTGATGGTACACTCGCTACGGACATCTTCCGTGCATCCTCCGGGGCTTTTTCCGCCGGAGACGTTGGCAAGACGGTCTTCCTACGTGGCTCAGATGGGCAGGTAAACGATGGCCCAACGAGGGTACTAGGTGTACTCAGCCCCCGTCGTCTTCAGCTCGATGCGACCTTTACCGTACCCGAGACGAACACCGGAAGCCTCTTTTGGGAGCTGCGGACGGCTACCGTTCTTGGAGACCTGTCGCAGGTAGAGGCGGGACCTCAGAGTCTTTTAGAGCTACTCGCACAAGACTTCGGCATAAAGCTGGACCGTCAAGAGAGTGAGGCTCGTCAGCGGAGCTGGGTCCGTAACATCGGCCAATGGATCAGTATCAAGGGGCAGGCCCGGGCGTACGAGGTTCTCGCGAAAATTTCCGGCTTCGAGGCAGAGGTCAGCCAGCTTTGGCACATTGGGCCTGGGTTTCTCGATACCGTTCCAGCCGCCAACGTTATTGAGATTGGCGAGGCAGGTGAAGGTCGGTCGGGCGCAGACGGCAGCCTTACCCTCGGCGCAGGACGAATCCGCCTCAACTCTTTGACGGCTGTGTTCACTGCGGCGGACATTTCGCGTCAGATCAGGATCCGCGATTCAGACTTGGGGACGAACGATAAGCTCTACACGATTGATCGGTTCCTTGACGCCAACACAGTCGAGTTTTCTCTTTCCGATACCGCGACGTTGCCGGAGGCTAACAACGGAAGCCTCTCCTGGGTGGTCTTGCGGCTCTACACAGACCTGCCTCCGCTCATCCCAAGGTTCGATGAGATCCTGGTAGAGGAGCTGGAAGAGCGCGTCGCCGAGACTTTTCTCCCCTACGATGCGCTTACAGCGTCTTTCACGGTAGGCGAGCTGGTCACTGGCGGGACTTCAGGAGCTACAGCCGCACTGGTTTCCTTCACCGAAGACGGCCCCGCAGGGGAGCTGCGCCTGGCAGATGTACGAGGAACCTTTCTCGACAACGAGTTGCTCACAGGCTCCGTCACAGGGTCCGCAGACGCCGAGCTGTCGGGCGGGCAGGTGAAGTTCTTCGGAGTCGATCGCTTTTGTTGGGAAGCGGATTTCCTTGCTGAGGTAGGTGTCAAAGTAGTCCTGGTAGAGCCCCTGTTCCCCGATCCGGACATTTTTGCGGTGGAGGTTGAAGGCCCGGGGAATGTCGTGATTGACATTGGTCGCTGGACCTTCGTCGATCGCACCGGGCAGCAGTTTTTTGTCGACACCGTCCCCGAAGGGCGGCTCGATTACGACGCCCAGACGCAGGTATTTCTAGCCGGTCAAACGCTTTACGGCCCACAGGAGCTGGACTACGACTCCTTTGCGGGGCCTGGTTTTATCACTAGCCAAACCATAACAGGAGGTACCTCTGGCGCTACGGCAGTCATCGCCGATGACGACAACGTAGGTGCAACCGGAACCCTCAAGCTGGTCCAGGTAGACGGAATCTTCATCGATGGTGAGACCCTCACCTCCGGAGCGAATACCGCAGATGTGGACGGAGACATCCGCATCATCGACCAAGCGCTCATCACGGCTGTGGAAGAGAGCGGTCTTACAGGTACCCTTATCCTCGCGGATGTGCGCGGAACGTTCGATGACGACGTCCTGATCTGGTCCATCCTCGACACCAATGGTGACGGTCAGCCAGATACAGGAACGAGCATTGGTGCCGCCCGCGCTGATGGAAATCTGCGCTACCGGTTCACGACCAAGGTCGCCGCAGCGCCCAAGCTCTCCTCCCCGGAGGGCGTCTATGACCTGGCCTACGAAGGGCTCGTCAACTCTTTCACGGTTGGCGACACTGTCACCGGCGGCACTTCCGGGGCTACAGGGGTCATCCTTGAGATCGTGGAGAACCCCGACGACACCGGGGTCCTGACCATCGACACGGTCACGGGCGGTCCTGGGCCGTTCGAGGAAGGTGAAACCATCACCGACACAGGAGGTGGGGAAGCAACCGTAAGCGCTGTGCTCACAGGATCTGCTTCCGAGACGGTAGGGGGAGCGCCCGGCTTCTGGGACAGCTTGCTCAAGTACGAGTGCGAGCCGGAGAACACCTGCGACTACTGCCCGAGCTACGTGGCGTTCGCCAACGTCACGGAGGGGGACATCGCGGCAGAGGTAGGGGTCGCCATTGAGAACGCCTTCCAGCGCGTTTTCCGGCGCTTCGAGGAGGTGACCCCAGCCCACGTACAGCTCGCGACCCGTTTCACCCGTGAGATCGACATCAGCCTGAACCTCCAGCTAGAGCTGGGGGAGTGGGTAGCGGCGTCCAACATCTTCTATTTGTTCCTGACAGGGCTCTTCGATCTTGGTATCCCTGTGGACCTTGTACCCCTGGACGTGGCGTTGAAGTTGGCCAAGATCGTACCTCTTCCTCATCCCACGGCAGACGTCTCCGGATCGGCGTTTGGTGAGCTGTTTGCCGACAGCACTGGCCTCGGGCCGTCGGGTAACGAGATCGTGTTTGAGGGCTCAGGCGACGGAACGGTGAGCTGACCCCATGCTACTTTCCACCTTTTTGGCCGACGCGATCTTGGAGCACTTCTTCCTTGCCAATGCCCAAGCCTCACCCGCCAACCTCTGGCTGGCTTTGAACATCGCCGATCCTGAGGCGGACGACTTCACGGCAGTGGGCAAACCCGTTCCCGGGCAAAGCGGCGCCGCAGCGAGCATCATAGCTGGAGCGCCAGCGGGACAGATGCGGGTCACCGGGCTCACAGGGATGGTCGCCGACTCGGTAGAACGGGAGCTGGAAATCTCTGGTGCTGCATCAGGAGGTAACAATGGGACCTTCGACATCGATGCGTTCGTCGACGTCCTGACGGTGGACGTGATCAATGGTGCGGCCGTCATTCCAGATGCCAACAACGGTGCTATCTCTTGGGTAGAGCGGCTTCCGCCGACCGAGTTGGGCTCGGGCATCGGCTACGCGCGCCAGCCAGTCACCTTCGCCGCCATCGTCGCTCTCGCCGCGGGCAGGCGCATCGACAACGACACCAACCTCACGTTCGGGCCGGCGACAGCGGATTGGCCCGCCATCACCTATTTTAGCGTCCACGACGCCGTCTCAGGTGGCAACATGCTCGGCCGCATCCAGATGGCGGGAGGCAAGATCGTTATCAACGGGCAATCCTTCGGGGTCGGCATCGGCCAGACAGAGATCACGGCGCGGACGGCCTAGCTAGGAGCCTGACATGGCGATCATTGCCGGTGTGGTGACAGACGATGCTCGGGTGTTCTGGCCGCAAGAAAAGAGCGGTCTGGTCACGTTCAACGTCATTGACGAGTTCAAGGTGGGGGAGGGGGGCTGGATCGATCCGGGTAGCGGCAAGGTCCGACGTATCCCCGACCCAGCTCTGCGCAATCCAGTGACCGGCCTACAAGACATCGACGCTGCCATCGACGCAGATCGACCAGTCGTCCAGCAGCGCTACCCCGCAGACTCCCGCGCCACGTTCACCAAATCGCTCACCGTCGCGGACATGCTATTTGAGACGCCGTCGATTCTTCGGGTTGCGATCCGTTTGGACTTCGGCGAGTTCAACGACGATGGGTTCGCCAACAGCCCGGAGCTTTGGGAGGTCGGCATCTTCCAAGACCACCCCCTGGCCGGCTCGGTCTACCCAGCAGGGACCAAGCTCATGGTCGGCTACGCAACCTTTCCCCAGGAGACCAAGAGCGCAGCCGTACAACTTGAGAACATCATCCGCCTCATCTACTGAGCTGTGTTTCTGACGTACTACTGAACCATGCCTACCACCCTCGTCTCCTTTGCCGATGCTGAGTTCGAGCTGCGGTTCAAGCGCCCGCTGCTTACGGAAGGCATCAACAAGAAGAAGGCGGTCAACACCCCGGCGGGTATCTACCGCGGTTTTCGGCTAGCCCCCAGCATCTCGAACCTCGCGGTCACGGTCATGGCAGACCCGACTACCCAGGACCATGCGCTCGTACACGTGAACGCTACTGGCGAGGCCATCTCCCTGCGTCGGATCGGCGGAGACTTCCAGCTCAACCTGACGCAGTTCGCCAGCAAGACGATCGTCATCACAGTCTTTGTTCGGTACCAGGTTGGCGCGAACACCACGGCTGATATCCGTGTCTTTGAACTAGGCCCGCTTGATGAGTTCACCGGAGCCAGCGATGAACTGATCGTGCTGGGCACCGTGACGGTCCCGGCCGCGGGGGTCATCCCAACAGCAGACATCACCCCTCTTCATCGGACAGAGGCGTGGGAGAACACATCCGACGCGGCCATCCAGTGGGCGCCGCTCACCAAGAACCCGAGCTTCGAAATCTCTCGCAACGGCGCCCAGGCGCCTCCGGATACCCGGCTCGCCGACTTCTGGGAGTTCTTGGCGTCCGATGGTTTCCTGTGGGAGGTGGAAGAGGCAGACCCGAACACCGGAAACCGGTCTGTTAAGCTGGTCGCACCAGCGGTGCTCTCCACGGTCACGACCGCGCGGATTGTACAGTACATCAACGCGCCCACCCTGACGGACCGGTACTACAAGCTTAGCGTCGCGCTGCGTCTCCTTGAGGCACCGACGGCCGGCTCTGCCTTCATCGAGCTGGTTTTCCGCAACAAGACGGGGGCCAAAACCACCGAGACGATTTCCATCGACCTGTCAGCTCCGGATGCGAACTACCGTACCCTCGAAGAGATACGAAGAGTGGGTCTGGTGGATGCTGCGATGCTCCAATCCATCGCCATTGACCTCCAAAACGTCGCTTGGACCCCAGCAGGGGACGTTTTCCGCTTCGACGACATCTCCTTGTGGCTGGAGACCGACGGCGTCCAAGACCCGTACACGTTCGATTCGGCTATCGCCCGCGAGCGCCACGCCAACCCCCTCATCCTCCGCCCCAAGGATGGTTCATCTTTCGGAGAGGACGGCGTCAAGATCGAGTTCGACCCCGCCGGAGATGAGGGCGCGCTCGACATCGATCGGCTCAACGACACGCTGGAGACGCATGCGTTCACCCCTGCGTTGCGGCATCGGGGGCGCTTGCTGGACCTGGGGTCGGACTTGCTGGGGACCGCAGATGCGGCGGCTCGGCCCCGTATCCTGGCGCCTTACCAAGACAACCCAGCAACGGCGACCTACACGACCCTGATCGAATCCCTCGGCGTAGGGCTGCTCGGCAAACCCGCCTCCCGCCTACTCGTAGAAGAGGATGGCAACCTGACGCTGACCTTCAACGCTGACTGGAACCCGTCCACGTCGCTGTGGAACCAGGATGATGCGGGCTCGACCTCCAAGCTCCTACAGCTCCTCGACGATGAGGTCCGGCTGGTGCACAAGGACAGCGCCGCCGCCCCGTGGGTAGACGCAGGCTGGGATGTCGAGCTGCTCTCCTTTCTGGACGCAGACAAGCTCAGGGTCCTGGACAGCCTGCTGACGCTAGATGCAACCCTCCAAGAGCTGAGTTTTGACGCTGGGACGCTTTTTGTAGGAGGCATCGCTCCTCGTCACGTTCGGTTCTTCGGCACCGGTGTGGAGTTCGACGAGACGGACGAAGTCATCCGAGCGTTCGGTAGCTTCGTGTGGGATGGGGTCAACGAGGAGTTCTTCCTAGGATCTCCGCTGGGAACGCTACTTGGGGTAGAGCCCACCCTTCTGAGCTTCGCCTCCGGGTTTTTCGAAGCCGACGTGTTCGACAACACGACCAACCTCAACTCCGGAGACGTGTTCTTTGATTCAAACGCCCAGGTGTTTGCAGCGTTTGCGGGGCGGTTCCGGTACGACGATACCGCTGACGTGTTCAGGTTGTTCGGTACGACGCTGGGAAACTCGGCGGTGTACTTGGACAACGCAGCGGAGGTGTTGTCGATCTTTGGTGGCGGGGATGTCGGGGACGGCCTCACTCTAGACAAGACTGACTTCTTCGAGGTGTTAGGTAACGGTAGCGCGAACCTTAGCTCGGGGCTCAGGGTAGACATCAGCGTTGACCAAATATCCTGGCTAGGGGCTTTTCAGTACGCCAAAGACGGTACTGCAATATCAGGGGATGCTGATCCTTTGATGCGCCCCTTCTTTGGCCTATCTGACGGAAGATTGGACCTAGGTAGCGGTCTGTCTCGCGCCATCGTTAACCGAGTCGAGGCTACTACGGTCCGTGCCAACTCCCTTCTAAAGAGCAACGGCACAGATCCGGTGGTGGTCAGATACCGCCCTGTGGAATTTCGGCCAGTGAAAGGAGGAGGAACCGACGGTAAACCCTCGGCTGCGGATATGCGGGAGCAGTGGTCCAAGGCGACCGGTTGGCAGGGGGGGACAGGGACCACCAACATATGGGGTGTTTTTGGTCTCGATTTGGGGCGTAAACCAACAGCGGTGCGGTTTCGAGGTCGTTTTCTACAGGAGGTTAGTCCGGCGACAAACGATACGTACAGAGTGCTTATGGGCACGCGAAACAACCCGGAAGCGTTCGACGAGTTTACATTCACCATGGACGGTGTGCTTCTTAGCAATGAGTTTGACTTTGCTATTGATGTCGAGTTCGACGAGCCGCCAGGGGGTACAGGTATCCTGGACGATGAGCGTAACTGGGTCATGTGTGTGGAGCTTTCGGATTCCGGACTTAACCCAATTCGTGTCGAAGAAATCGCCATCGACTTCGAGTACGCCAACTACAACGACGCCATCGGCGAAGCAGGGGCCAGGTACTGATGCCCGCTACGCTCCTCACCTTCGGCGCAGCAGAGGTCCAAGCCCGGACCAAGTCGGCTCTGCTCACCCAAGAGATCAACCGCAAGTTCGTCGCCAGCGAAGCTCCCGGCATTTACCGCGGCTTTCGCCTCACTCCCGGTGCAGCGCCCCGCACAGTAGAGGTCCAGGGCGACCCCGAACGCAGCGACCACGCTGCCGCTCTGCTCACTGCTTCTGGGGTCAATCTATCCGTACGCCGCATCGGAAACTTCACCGTCGACCTGACCGCTTTCGCCGGCAAGCGCGTCGTCTTGGCCCTCGCTGGCGAGTACGACGTCGGCTTCACGACCGTCTCTCGTCTCCAAGCCTTCGAGCTGTCGCCGACAGATGAGTTCACCGGGGCTGCCGGCCTGGAAGTGACCGCCCTGGGAACAGTGGACGTCCCGGCCACGGCCGTCCCGCTGGTAGCAACCGACATCTCCGCGTCTTTCCGCTCCGATGCCTGGCGGGCGAAGTCGTCCGGAGAAATCTTCTTCGCCCCCATCATTCTCAACAGCGGCTTCGAAAACGCTCGTACCGGCGCCGTTACCCCAGCCGAGAGCCGCTTGGCAGACGGCTGGTTCTTCTCTGCCACCGACAGCTACACCTGGACGATCACCGAAGCCGCTACCCACGCAGGAGTACGATCGGTCGAGCTGGCAGCCCCCGGACCCCTTACAACTACCGTCGACCTGGCCCTCCTTCGGCAGTTCGTGAACATCCCGGTCGACCACGCCCCCTCTGTTCGCCTGGAAGCGTTCATCCAGCAGCCGTCCCTCGCGACCGTAGGTGGCGCCATCCGTTTCGAGCTTGGTTGGGTAGACAAGGACGGCACTGACCTCACGACAACCTCCGTGGATTTCACGCCGCAGGGAGTCTCCGGTGCCTTTGTGCGCTTCACCGACACGGTCATTCCCCCAACAGGGGCGGCCCTGCTGCGACGCATCGAGCTTCAGGTAGACGACGTGCAGGTGGGTTCGGCGGGCGTGGTCTTCCGCGTCGATCAGGTACAAGTGTGGGTGCAGACGGTTGGGCCGGACAACCCGTACCTCTTCAAGGAGGCGTGGGCACGCGAGGTACAAGCCGGCCCGTTGACCCTTCGTGACCCTGATGCCGATCAGGATTCAGATGGTGTTCAGCTTGCGGTCGATGACTCAGATCCGACGGAGGCGTTCCTCGACCTCCAACGGATGCGGGACCTGCTCAACGACAAGAGCCGGGACCCCGCACTGCGTATGGCTGGGCGTCTTCTGCTCGGGTCAGGGCTTGGCGACACAGCCGCGAATGCGCAGACGGCTCGTGTCTCCGCGCCGGTGTTCTCCACCAGCTCCTACAATCTGCTGTGGGAGAGCGCGTCCTCCGGAGGGCGAGCTACAAGGATTTATGTCAGCAGCCTCGGTCTCCTCGCGATTACGACCAACGCTGTCTGGGACGAAGCGACCTCCATGTGGTCGCAGGACATCGCAGACAGCTCCATGCGCTTGCTGCTCACCAATGTAGCACTCACTTTGCAACACAAAACAGTGTCCGGTCCATGGGCCGAAGGTTCATGGGATAGTAACCCAGCAGTGTTTACCAACACAGCGACACTTTTACTTGACTCTAGTGTGCTGCTAACAAGCACTTTGTTTAGCTTGTTCTCTAGCAAGTTTTCGGTAAACGATGCAGCCGATCTGTTTACAACCTCATTGAGCAACTTTACTCTGACCTCCGCACAGCTCACTCTGCTCACATCTTTTGTGTTCACGCTGGCGACGAAGACGCTAGCCATCACGGACGGTCACGCCACCGTTCCAAGTCCGACAACAGGCGCAGGTGGATCCAATGGGCCGTTTACGGATGTGGTGAAGAATGAGCTGCGTGCGAAGAGTTTCCCAGCGATGTGGGGGCGCGTCCGTTGTGGGAACGCTGGTGCAGACGACCCGCCGTCCGTGCGCAATGGTTTCAGCATCGGTACCGGGAACGTGGCCTACACGGTATCTGTTCCCCGAGGCATCCGTGTTACGCTTGCAGGCGGCTTGGGTATTGGCAGCAGCGACGACTACCAAGTGCAGGCCCAGGTAGACCTGTCGATCTCACCCTCTTTGTTGATCGCGACCGTCGAATCGCAGTCCGGGGCAGACTTCGACATCGAGATATGGGATATCTCAGGAGCAGGCGCGCCCGTTCAAGTAGACGCCCGTGACTTCGCCTCCACCTTGTTTGTAAACTTCTCCGTCTTCGCCGAACAGAGTTAGCGGACCAGCAGTGCCTACCATCGTCCACACCTTTGCCGACATTGAGTTCAACATGCGCCTGAACCAGGTTCGGGCGACGGACGGGCTCAACCAAAAACAGGCAATCGAGGCGCCGGCCGGCGTCTACCGAGGCTTCACCCTCGCACCCAACGGGGCGTTCAATCAGACCGTTCAGCTCGATCCGGACCCGGACACCGGCGACAGCTACGCCATCGGCCTGACCGACACGGGATTTGCCGTAGCCGTGCGGGTGGTCGGTTCGTTCAACATCGACCTGGCAGCCCTCGCAGGTACGACAGTCTTCCTCGTTTTGGTACCTGACTACACGATCGTTACACCCACCACCTTCGAGGTGCAGTCTTTCACCGAGGCGGAGTTCAGCGCCCTCTCCGCAGCCGACCAGCGCCGGCTCGTGGTGGTGGGACAGGTAGATGTGCCAGCCGGCGCTGTGCCGGTTGTGACTGCGGATGTGCGCGCCTTGGAGCGTCGCGCTGCTTACCAGAACGAGGGGACCGATCGGGCGCTGTGGACGCCGCTCCTTCAGAACGGGGACTTTCAAAGTGCGGAGTCGAGCGCGGTGTACGAGCGCGCGGCGTTTTACTGGCGCCTGATTCCACCTCCTGGCGGAACGGGCGTTGGAAACTGGGAGATCCACGAATCCGCACCCGACGCTGACGTAGGGCTCAAAAGCCTGCGATGGGTCGTTACGTCGACCGGTAGCTTCAACGGCTCTAGCGCGCTGTACCCTCTTCAGGTCCCTGTCAGGAACATCTCTGGGCAGCGAGCACGTGTCCGTGTCCGGGTCCGTGTAGACCAGGCAGCCGCCGCTGGTGATTTGCAGTTCCGGTTGGTGATGGCGGGAGCAGACGGTACAGCGGACGTCGACGTTCGGATCATAGATCCAATGACGGCGTCAGTTGGCGCGTACCGGACCCTGGAAGACGTCTTCGACGTAAGTGGGTTTTCCCAGACCAGACTTCTTCATCTCGAAGTGTTCTTCAATAACATCACTTTCAACTCACTTGGCGATGCTTTCCATGTAGACAGCGTACAGGTTTGGTGGGAGGGCCGTCCTACTGATGCGCGGTTCCTAGGACTGGCTTCATCGTACCCGAGCGTGGAGGAGTTGCGTTTCGGCGGCGGTGAGGACTTCTCTGGCTACCCCGAAGCCTCGTACCTTCGAGATCCTGGGTCCGGCACGCTGAAGCACGCTCGCGTTGATGGCGATGACGTCAGCGCTAGCCAACCCACCTTCGACACCGCGCGCCTCTCTCTGACCCGTCTGGTTTCGTCTGACGCGCAGGCCGAGCTTACCCGGTTCCTGACTGCATCCCGACGGGCCGGAGCGGTGGTTGACCAGTGGACCCTGCTCTGGGAGAACGACGCCGACGGTGCGGCGGTGTGGCACACCCGGCTTTACGGGTTTTTCCCCGCCGGTTCTACGACCGGACTATCCCTGGCGGTTACCACCAACGCCCGGTACGACCACGCCGGAGCGCAGTGGGTCAAGGATGTCGGCGGTAACGAGTCCTCGCGCGTCATCTTGGGCGATTTCCACAATCTCGACGGGAGCTTCAAAAGCGTCGGGCCGAGCGTTGACTACCACACAGGGGCCAGCCCTTTTGTCGAGACGGCGTGGTTGCGTGAGATAGATCACGTGGGTGGGTTATTCGGGGTCGCGCTCACGGATTTTCTGGACGACGTGACAATCAATGGTGACTTCCGCGCTTTGGAGGTGAACCCCGACCAAACGACGGAGCTTGGGCGAGATCTGGTCGGATCCGCAGGCAACCACGAAACCCCTAGGATTCTCACCGACACGGCTCCCGCAGATGCCGTAGACCCCCGATACACGCTGCTCTGGGAAATGGACACCGGGACCGCAAAGGTGCGCCTGTACACCCGGACAGCCGTTTCCCCTACGGCGGACCCTGGCTTTGTCATCACCCAGAACGCCCGGTGGCGTGAAGCTACCGCAGATTGGGTGGCTGACCTGGCCCTTGGGGGTTTTGCTGTCTTCTGCGGCGGCGCTCCGCCACATCTTGCTGCTGATTTTGCGGTTGCAGTTAACCCAGCGGCAGCAGCCTCCTGGTTGGATACGGCTTGGGCACTCCTCTACGGCGTGAGAAACGTATTTTTTGCGGGAACGGCCCAAGTTACAAACGACCTCACAGTAGACGATCAGCTTAATGTGTCAGGAGATACCTTCCTCGACGGCGATCTGACATCAAACAACGCACAGGTAGAATTCGCCAAGCCACTAGACATGGGACCTCTACCCCTGTCCGCCGGACGCAAAATCTTCCTCCAAGAGGACGCAACGCTTAGCGAGCAACTCTTCGAGGAGTTTATAGATTTCACGGCGCTGGCAGCGGATGGCGCTACAGGAACTGTTCTCTACAACTTCTTTTTCTCCGATCTAGCCACCGATAACGCATCGGTAGACCTTGTTCTTGAGCTATCAGGTACCGCCAAAGGCTCTGCTACCCGGACACTCCATTACAGTATAGTTATCCGAGGATTCTTTGCAGCTAAAGGATCCGACGGCGGACCGAACGGCGGTGCGTTTGAATCGACGGTCGCAATCACGGAGCAAGGCCGCGAGCTTGGTGGGGCGCCAGCTTCGTTCACTGAGACGGTGTTCACCACGCTGGCCACCTACACGGCTTCGATCGGTTCGGACTGGATCGTGAGGCTTGTGGCGCTGTCGAATGCAGGCGTGCGTGTAGATACGCATTGGGTAGGCGTGGCGCGGTACACGGTTTCGAAGGACTCATAGGAGAAAGCCTGATGGCTCTTCAGAAGACGGTCACGACTGCTTCGGGTGTCCAGCTCACAGACGCCTATCACAAGATCACCCACCTTCGATGGGATGAAGCTCACCCGGATCGGGTTCGCTTTACACTTTGCTCCTACGTGGGACAGGCGCAGGCGGATGCTGGGGATCCTCCCGTCGAGAAGAAAGAATACGCATTGCTTTCCTTTGACAAGGCTCACGTGACTGACAACATCCACACCCAAGCGTACGACTGGCTCAAAGACCCGATCAGTCAGTCAGGCTTCGACGCTGACACCACGGATGTGTGATGGCTCTTCAGAAGACCATCGCCCTCAGCAGTGTGCAGGTGGCCAACGCCTACCACCAGGTGCTCCGTGTTGCCTCAGGGCGAGACGGTGCGCTCGCTATCAAGCTAGGGACTTTCAGGTCTCAGACCGAGGCGACCGCCTACAAGGTCGACCCCAAGACAGCCGATCCGCCGCTCAAGGTGTGGGCGTACACGCTCACTGCCTTTGACAAGGCTGGCGCGAACGCCCACACCCAAGCCTACACCTACCTCAAGACCCTCTCCGAGTGGTCTGACGCCACCGACGTTTAGCAGGAGCCCTCCATGTCCGTACGCGCCCGCTTCAAGGCCGAGGTAGGCATCTCATCCACCACAGCGGAGGAGAAAGACCTGGGCAACCTCTCCCACGAGGTTCAGACCGATGACCTAGGCGAAGGCGCTACCCAGAAGGTGGTCGTCCCGGCAGGCGCTGCCGGGCAGGTAATCCCCTGCCCCAGCATCGCCTCGGCGAAGTTCCTCTACGTGCGGACGAGCCCCAAGACGGAGACGGATACCCCGACGCAGCTCGACTTCGCGCTCAACGGCGGCGCCGAGGTTCTTCCCGTCACCCCGCTCGGCACCACCAAGGTGGGGTTTTTGGCGGTCACCCACCCGGGCATCACGTCCCTCACCGTGAACAACGGTGGGACGGTGGACATGGTGGTCATCGTGTCCATGGCAGGGGATTAGGGGTTGCTTGACCCTTGATCTGACGGAGAGTATTGTTGCGCCTACACCCTGTACAGGGGTACGGAGGATGACGTGATCGTTACGATCGAAAATACCACGGATCCGAACAAGACCCTCAACCGCCTGGGTCTGGGCGAGGACGGTCTCGCCACTGGCGGGCAGCGCGAGGATCCGCTCCCCTACCCCTTCAACGAGCCGGCGAACCTGCCCGATGCCAACGGCACGTTGGAGTTCGGCTCTTCTGTGGAGTTGCCGATGCACCCGCGGGACTTCCACCACAGCAAGTCCCAGTCGGCGATGGATGGCGATGGTCTCGAACCCGGTGAGGAGTGGAACATCCTCGTCAACCGTGGCGACGTGACCTTCGGCATCGGGGCGCAGGCCGACGTGCGTGACAACGAGGAGTTGTTCGTCGCGGCTGTTTAGCCGTTGAAAAGATGCTCGGATCTTTGAAATTCCGAGACCACGGCCAATCCGGTGGATATGGCCCGCACCAATGAACAGATGCTCGGATATTTGAAATTCCGAGACGCCGGAGCCTGCATGAGCAACCCGAACAGCCTCCTTGAAGAGATGCGCAGCGTCGCCTTAGGGGACGGCCCCTACGCAGGTTGGCGTCTGTCCAAGACCCCCGAGCAGCTCGGGGTGAACAAGAAAACCGCCTACGAGTCGATCTCGGTGCATCAGGCGACGCTCGGGCACGCGCTCCAGGCCATCCGCGGCGACCAGTTCGAGGAGGCCAAGCAGATTCTGCTGCACCTGCGTGAGAGCGTCGAAGCGTCGCTGCAAGCCCTCGGTGAGGGGAAGCCAATCACAGGCGCCCGCTGAATCCGCCCGTACGGGCGGACGAGAATTTCCCATGGTAGACCATGTGGTAGGTGTGCAAGCTGAAGGCGGGACAGACGTTGTCCTGACGGAGTGCCACGTTCGCGCCGATCGTTTCGTCGCTCGGAAAGGCGCCAAAGCTGTACGGTATGACTGGAAGCGCTTGTGTGGGGTACTTGCTCCGCACGGCTCCTCGGATGCGCACAAGCAGCTCCGACGTGCGACTCCCGGCGCTTTTCTCGGTCTGTCCAAGAACCGCCGAACCGGCAAACTGGGTACGTTTTTCATGTTCAACCCGGATCGAAGTGGAGATTTCCGCCATGTTCTGAGGGCAGATCCGGAGTTTGAGCTTCGCCTCGTTTCGGTATACCGTGTAGAAGAAGTGAATTGGGAAGCGAAGCTCAAAGAGTACCCAAACCCAGCCGCGGCGGCTGATGGGGTCGCAGCGTGAACGAAGACCTTCTTGAAGAACTGAGCGCAGTCTTCCTCGAATTCGATCGAAGCCTGGCGGAGAAGGAGCAAAACCCCTTCAACGCTACGGGACCGCGTGGCGGTTCGGACATCGGTGGTGCGAACCTTCCGGGCTACAAGAGCACACCGCGTGGCGAGACCGATGACTGGAGTTGCCGATGCGCCAACTACCAGTGCCAGTGCTCCGGTCCGAACGGTCAGACCAAGCGCTTCAGCGTGAACCCCGCCTACAAGGCAGGGTACAACGCGGCCTATCGTGAGAAGTACGGCGCCTGGCGTCGTGGAAAGAAGAAGAAGGCCAGCGGCAAGAAGAAAGCCGCGTAGCCCAGAAGGGAACGCATGGTCGCGCTGAGATCACTAGCCAGCGCGCTCAACCCCGTTCACAACGAAAAGCGGGCAGATGCGCTTCTTCTGACCCTGGACGATCAGGACGACACCCCGATAGGGGACTTCCTGCGCTTCCAGTATTTCCCCGACTCGCTGAACGACCAAAAACAGGTCAACTACAACCCCAAAGAGATTCCAGGGGCGACCCTCCCGCTGTACCAGTGGATGAGCACCGGTGAACGGCTCATTACCTTTACGGCCGTCTTCACGACAGACATAGACCTGACGATCACTGCTAGCGGTCAGCCCGGTCAGCAAGTGAACACGGCTAGATTGGCAGCACTAGCCAACATCGGAGCCATTGATCGAAACGTCGACATACGCGCGGCTATCGTCTGGCTCCGGCGACACATCCTTCCTCGGTACGGGCCGGAGGGGTCTGTAGGAACCACCACGGTCTTCGCTCCGCGCAAGGTCAAGCTCTACCTCCCCAACTCCGGAATAGGCTTGTACGGGGGGCAAGCTTCGTCTACCGCACGAGACTCTATTATTGCGTTCATGACGTTGTGTGACGTAACCTTTGAGGCGTTCTTTCCGAGCGGGTTACCGCGTATAGTTGCCGTGAACATGGCCTTTGCTCAGTCGGCGCAGTACCAAGGGCAGGTACACTTCCCGTCCGCAACCGACGCTCTAGACGGAGCTGTGCGGTTTGCGCCTACGCCGCGTTCCCAGCCACTCACGCCTGTCGACTTCGGCTTGGCGCCGTATTCTCTCGGTGCCAGGAGTAAGATCCTAGATCCCACGACCTGACGAGAACCTGAGATATGGTACGGGCACGACCTGCGATTCTACCAGAGCCAGGGCAGGAGGAACTTCAGCAAGGCGCCTCTGAGGCGTTTCTTGGGGACTTCTACTTCGTCGCCATCCCTCGGGTAACGTACGAAGCTCTCTCGAAGGCAGCTCTGAAGCGGGGGATGTCTGTTGCGCAACTACTGGAACAGGCTATAGAGAAGGTCCCCGTCGACGAGGAGTAGAGCATGCCGTTTCCCGCAGGCTGGCCCCCCACACCACCGTCCGGGGTTCGCTCGGTCCGTTTCTTTCAAGCGGGTACAGCGACAGCCGACTTCGCCGACAACGCCTGGCTCATCGGTGACACGGATGCTGAGGCTCAGGTCGACCCCACGCCCATCGTGCGACCAGGCGGAGACATCGGCACATCTGAACCCCGGCCGACAGAAATCGGTCGCCTGGCACGTCCAGCGCCTCCTCTGGGCGGAGGGAACGTCACCCCGACCGGAACCCCGCCGCAGGGTGCGATCGTTTCTCGGCGCGCTGCTGGGACCTTTCAGATCAGCAACGACGGCGCTACCAACAATCTGGAGATTTCGTTCGACGGTACAACCGTGCACGGTGTAGTTTTCCCCGAAGAGACCCGGACCTACCGCCAGCGGTATGAGTCCGGCATCGCTGTTCGTTCGGCCGCGGGTACAGACTTCCGCGTCGAGGCGTGGTGATGTGGAAGAAGCTCAAGGCGTTCTACCAGGCCCGGCGCTGGGAGTGCTGGGCTGCGCTCGCTGCAATTTCTGGCCTCGTCCTGCTCGCGCTGCGTCTGCTCGTGTTCCGCGGCGGGCCTGAGCACTCAGGCGACGAGACCTACCTCCCTGAGCCCCCAAAGTTCCTGGTCAGGAAGGTCAAGCAGGTCGAGAAAGAAGCTCTCGTCGCCCGCGTGGAGGCGCGAGTGAAGGCCGAAGAGGACAAGAAGGAGCTGGAAGTGGTCGCCTCTTTGGAAGATGAAGTAGAGCGGCGTAAGCGTCTCGCGGAGATGCTGCGGAGGCTCTAACTTGTGCGGGTCCGCATCACCAATCTCAGCGCTGAACGACAGCACCTGGCGGGCGTCTACCAGACGTTTCTTGAGCCAGGTGAAGTACTTCTTACGGAGCGGTTACCTGCGGACATCGAAGGCGCGCGGAACCTCAAGCAGTTCTTTGTCGATGGGGACATCGACATCGAGATCGTCCCGGACTTCCTTGACGAAGTTCTTACATTCACATCCGGGCAGCTTGATAATCGCACGACGAGCGATCCGCTCCCAACCAACGACAGCACCGAAGGCTACGGGGTCGGGTCGCACTGGTACAACACCGCGACCAGCTCGGTGTTCATCTGTCTGGACGCCACCCCAAGCGCTGCCCTTTGGATCGGGATCGCAGGAGGCGTAGGGGGTGTCGTCCTCGTTGCAGCCGAGGCTCTGTCTTTGGGTCACATCGTGGCCATCGACGCAGCAGGAGAGGTGCTCCGCGCCGCTGCCAGTTTTTCGGGAGGGAATTTTTATGCGGTGGGGAGTGCTCGCCAAGCCGTTTTGGCGGGTAGCTCCGTTCAGGTCGCCACGTCCGGCGACCTCGGGCCTGTGCGCTTCAGCGTCGCGCCGCTCGCCTCCGCGAACGGTCAGCGGGTCTTCTTGAGCACAACGGCCGGAATCGGTAGTCTGACCCCACCGCTGACAGCGGGTAACGTGGTCTTCACGGTCGGTGTGCTCCAAGGTGCGGACGGTATCACGATTGCTCCGAGTGTTCTGATTCAACCCCAGTACGTGTCAAGGCGTCCGTAGAGGTAAAAGTGGCCGGAAACCAAGTAGACAACATCCAGATCTTGGACGCCTCCGCGCCGTTTCTCCCTCGAACCATCGAGGCGGCTGACAATCTCCAGATCAGTGCTCGGATGGAGCTTCAAAACGATGTACTGATTACCGCGAACCTCACGGTTCGCGGTGCGATGGTTACGGAGCAGGCCGAGACTGTTTCCTTCGACGATAACCACCTCTACCTGAACAGCGGGTACGAAACGGTGGCCGCCCAAACGGGCGGCTTGGTTGTCAACTACCTTCCGACCTCTACGAACGATACCGTCGCTGCGGGAGGGTTCACGGCCGGAGTTCCGGCGACCTCCAACCCGACGGTGGTCACGACAGGAACGGCTACGTTCGCGGCTGGTGATCTGATTCAGATCACAGGCGCCGCCGATCCGCAGAACAACGGGCTGTTCGAGGTACTCAGCCACGTCGGCACCACCCTGACCATCCGCGGCATCGGCACAACCGCCACGGACGAGGACTTCACCCAGAACCAGTTCGATACGGACAACACAGCCCAGGGCACGATCCGCAAGGTCAACGTGTCCGTCATGCGGGCAGGCGCGGACGGCGCCTGGGAGACCGCTTTCGGTAGCTCTACACCGTTGTCGTTCTCCGACATCTCAGCTTCGGCGGTAACGCTCCAAACAGCGTACGAAAACGGCAACACGATCACGACGTCGGCGGCTGAGGGTGACGTTGTCATCTCCGGCACCGAGCAGCTCCTCATCACTGCGACCGGGGGTATCGACATCGATACCCAGCTCGACTTCGATGGGACGGTCTTCGACGTCCAGATGTCGGGCACCAACGGGTTTTCCATCGACGGCACAGCCGCATCGAACGTCTCCGTGGACGCCGGAAACCTGACGCTCAGCACAACTACGTCCGGGAACGTAGTCCTCAACGCCACAGGCGACATCGACGCAGACGCGGCGAACATCCTCTTCGACGCCACGGCATCCATCTCCCTGGACGCCATCACCTCCTCGAACTTCACGGTCACAGGCAACGACGCCGGGACCATCAACCTGACGCTGGCGGCTACCAACGCAGGCGCCGGTGCCGGGAACGTTCTCCTCTCCGCAGATGATGAGATCGACCTCACCGCAGGCGGCTTGGTTGACATCAACGCCGGAGCCAACCTGGATGTCGATGTCACAGGGACCGTAGACATCCTGGCGACAGGGGCGTTCAGCATCGACGGGACAGGGGCGTCCAACGTCACGGCGGCGTCCGGGAACCTGACGCTCAACACGACCACCTCTGGTGACGTGGTCATCGACGCCGCGGTCAACGTAGACGTAGACGGGACTGCGGTAACGGTCGACGCCACCACGAGCATCTCCCTCGACGCGGTGACCAGCTCCAACCTGACGGTCACCGGGAACAGCGCCGGTGCGGAGAACCTGACTCTCAGCGCCACGAACGCCGGGGCAGGTACGGGCAACGTGCTCGTCTCATCGGACGATGAGATCGACCTGACGGCCGGCGGATTGATCGACATCAACGCAGGCGCCAACCTCGACATCGACGTCACCGGCACGTTCGACATGCTTGCGACCGGTGCGTTTTCGATTGACGGCACCGGCGCCAGCAACGTGACGGCGGACGCCGGCAACCTCGCCCTGAGCACTACGACGAGCGGCAGCCTGTTGCTCAGCTCCGCAGATGACTCGACCTACACCATCCCCAACGCGAGCGCGACCGCGCTTACCGTCACGGACGGCGCGGACGACTTTCTCGTCTTGGACTCAACGGCGGGGTTGGAGAAGGTTGACCTTCCGCAGTTCAGCAACATCGCAGGCGGCGCCGGTCTCATCTTCACGACCAACGACACGCTGACGGCAGGAGACGTCGTACAGATCGAATCTGACGGAGACGTCGGCCTAGCAGATGCCGACACCGGAACACTATCCGATGGGCTGGTAACGGGCGTGACCCGAGCGGCAGCGACGGCAGGCAACCCGGCGCAGATTTACACCGCGCCAGGGTCTTTGGTTCCGATTCGCTTCGTGTCTGCCCCTGCGTCGGCTTTCAACGGCCTTCCCTGCTACCTGTCGACTACGGCGGGTCAGGTAGACACGTCCATCCCCGCAGGAGCGAACAACCGCGTTGTCTTCCAGGTCGGCATCGTTCAAGGCGCTGACGGCGTCGCCACAACAGTGGATGTGCTCTACATGCCGATGTTCATCAGCCGCGGACCGGGTGTGTCCTGATAGGAGCTTCGACCCCATGGCTGACAAGATCACCGTCACCCCAGACACTGCGTACGGCTACCTGGATGGAGTCGTAGCGAAGTACCAAGGTACGCGCGACGATCACCGGGTCCTGGACTTGTCGCTGAAGCTGATGGCGCAGGTCATCCACGAGTGGAAGATGTACAAGGATACCTACGGCCCTGTAGGCGTCGCCACAAAGCCCGAACCGACTTTGAACGGCGCGGCGCCCTCCTCGAATGGCGAAGTGCCCCCAAAGAACAAGAGCGCACGAACATCATCGCGGGCTCGATGAGCGACGATGGGTACCCGGCAGATCACTTATGTAGACCCAGTAACAGGGCTGCCGACAACGATCGACGCAGAGGACGCAGACCTATTCGGGTCAGGAGCCATCGGGGAACGTCCTGCCACAGGTGACGTTGTAGGAGACCTTTGGCTTCTGGACGATGGGGTAGGTCGTCGGCTTCTTCAGCGGTGGGACGGGTCGGTCTGGAAAACCGTTACGATTGCACCTCCACCAAGCGGTTCGGCCGACAACGGGGTTCCTAGGTTCGATGGCGTGGATGGTCAGATTCAGACCAGCAAGCTATCCATCGATGACAGCGGCGTGGCGAAACTGGACTCGGTAGGGGGAGCTACTCCGGACGTAGCTGGAGAATTTTCTTACGACCCAACAGCAGGGAATTGGAAGTTTTTCGACTCCACAGGGGAGTACGATCCGCGGTCGGGGTCAGGGCTGAGTGAAGCGCAACACCGTGCCCTTCTCCAGCTCATCCACTTCATCGATGAGGGGCCGGCGGAAGGGTTTGCTAGCGGGGCTACCAAGGTCATTACGTACTCAGGGGCGTTCCCGACCGAGGTGTTGTGGAAGCGTGCTGACACCTCGGCTCTTGTCCGTAAGTCCCTGACCTACACGGACGCTTTTCCCACGACCGTGGAGTGGAAGATTTACGACACCGACGGAACCACGGTTTTGGCCACGGTCACAGACACCGTCTCCTATTCCGGGGCCTTTGAGTCCGGTCGCACGAGAGCTATCGCATGACCGATGGCCCGGCCCGCCTGATAGTAGACGTAGACGGCAACATCGTCACGACCGCAGGTGATGGGAGTGATCGTAGGCTGCAAGTGGAGTCCCTGCTCGTACCTCGTGGTGTCGTCTCCGCCAACGAAACCGGCAACAGTTCCGTCACCACTCTTGCTGCCGATGCCGAATTTGTAGGCACAGCCGAACAAGTACGTGACTACGCCATGGCTGTGATCGTAGTCAAGGCCAGCCATGCCTCGGCGGTCGATGGGTTGGTACTGGAGACGAGCCCCGACGGCACGAACTGGGACAGCATTGATGAGTTTACGATCCCCGCAAACAAGGGGAAAATCTACACGTCTGTTGTCGGTAACTGGTTTCGCGTCCGCTACAAGAACGGATCGACAACGCAGACCTTCTTCCGGCTCCAGATTGTCTACAAACAATTCTACGGCAAACCTAGTTCGCACCGCATCTCCGATTCCATCGTCGACGATGACGACGCGGAGCTGGTGAAGGCCATCCTCACGGGTAAGAAACCGGACGGAATATTCGACAATATAGAGTTGGAGGCAGACTCTCGACTGCGCGTTAGCATCCCTCCACCCGCTTCACCGCCAGGAACTACACCCGTTAACCGGTTCGTTTCCGGGTCAATCGGTTCCGGTTCGACCTCCGAAGACATCTACACGATCACAGACGGGAAAACGCTGATACTACAACGGTTTTCTGCCGGGGCTGATGGTTCGATAGGCGGCGGGCGTGGTGTGCTCGTGGAAAGGACTACCGGGGGAGACAGCATCCTCGACCTCCTGTACCTGAACGCCAACAACTTCCAGAGGACTATAGGCCAGGAGTTTGTCGGTGACGGTGACCGTCGAATCGTTATCCAGCGGACGAACGGTACCGGCTCCCCGTTGCACATGACCGCTAGCTGGGTCGGGTACGAGGAGTAGCAAGCACATGCCCGCGCCCAATCAAGCACTATTCAACGACGAGCGCGTCATCCGTCGGCTCGGGAACAAGACCACCACGTCTGCCAGCGAGACGCTCCTGTCCCTACGATCGTACATCGAGCTGACGTCGGAACGACAATGCGCTGTCGACTCCACGAGCGCACAAGACGACAGCGGCGGCACAGGCGCCAAGAAGGTGCGCATCATTTTCCAGAACTCGGCGTACGAGCGGAAGGTCGAAGACGTAGTCCTCAACGGCACAGTAAACGTCAACACCGTCGCCACCGACATCCGCTTCATCGAGGACTTCTTTGTCATCGAAGGCGCAGCCGCAGCCGGTGCCATCCGCCTGCTGGACGGGACAACAGGTGGGGCGTCGGAGTTCTGTGGCATAGGCTCGGGAACGGAAAAGGCGTTCCTCTGCCACCACTACGTCCCGGCAGGCAAGGAAGCTTGGGCCATAGGATGGAACGGAGACGTCGAGGACGAGGTAGCCTTCAAGCTCAAAGGCCAGCTACGCGAAGACGGCACGAACCTGGTCGATCACAACCTCGACCTCATCAATCTCCGCGACGGCGGCGCCATCGTACCGTCACGCCTGTCCTTCGATAAGCCCTTGAACGCCGTGAAGCTGCCGGAGAAGTCCAGGGTCTGGGTGAACGTCGTGCCGTTTCAGGCAACGTCAACGGTCATACGCGGTGAGCTATACGTGTATGAACAGGATATTCCGTCATGACCGTAAATAGCGGGCGTATGATGATCAGCTCTCCCGTCCAAGAATTGGAATGGGAGGATTTCGTCAAGTTCATCGACGGCACCTACGCATCGCTGAACTACGTGTTCGAGGACCGCGACGACCATTACCGTGTGTACACGGAGGAGGATGGTGGAATCCATCGTCGGACGTCGCTACGGAAGGCCGATGCTGCGCACGCTGCGCTGGTCACAGACTTCGAGACAAATTGGGTCAGCAAGCCACCCCGTGTCACGAAGAAGACGACGACCAACACGCCGGTCGTGCAACCCGCGGTGCGAGAGGGCTCCAAGCTCCAGATCATCAGCCAGAACTTCTGCGACAAGCGCACCTGGTACACGAAGTCGGTTCGTGAGACCGGCGTGGCGATGACCGTGGACGTCGTCCTCCCGACGCTGTTTCATCTCCCGGCCCCCGAGACCGTCGTCGACGTCAGCCACGGACGCATCACCGGCGAGACCAAGCTCCGCGCAGAGCACCAACCCGTTGTCTACGTGGACGCCGTAGCCAAGACAGAAAAAGACCCGGACACCGACATCGGCGACTACAGCATCGACTACCTGACGGGAGACGTCGACTTCGACGACGTGCCGTCTGGCGTCGTCACCATCGACTACAGCCGCGTCACCACCAGCCAGTGGTACATCACGCCAGCAGCCGGTAAGCGCATCCGCCTGATCACAGCCGAGCTTCAGTTCAGCGACGATGCCCGCCTCAAGAACAGCTTCCTGTTTCAGGCCCGTGGCGATGTCGCCAAGCATCCGGCTCTAGCTGCGTATTGGGACGCTAACGGTGGGCCGTATCCCGCAGGCACCATGCTCCCGCTCGGTGACCCCGTTATCTACCAGACGGTCATGGACATCATCGCCGAAGCCAGCGGTGCCTTCCCCGTCATCCCCAAGACCCAGGGAGCAAACCTCGGATGGCGTGACCTGACCCGCGATGTCTACATCTACCGCTGGCCATACAGCCACCAGGCGACCATCGACATAGACGAGGCTCTGGGTATGGACATCGAAATCAGCCTCCAAAACCACATCCCTTGTGACGGCACTTGGTCTGTAGTGACCTTCTACGGACTCAGCGAGGACAGTGAATCATGAAGATATTTTTCCCCCTCTTCTTGCTGCTGGTAGCAGCAGGGACCGCGCAGGCGCAGACCTGCCCCACGTCATCGCAGCTCGACGCCGACATCACAGGCGCCAGCGTCTCCGACGTCATCTCTCTCGACGACATTGGCAGCGGGGTCATCAACTGCCCCGAAGTCGACATATCCCAGACGTGGGCGGGGGGAAGGCTCGTCTTCTCCGACTCCCCGGAATACCCGACAGCATCGGGTAAGCTCTACGAGGACACGGGGCTCGCAGCCACCGCGGGCACTGACTACAACCGCGTCTTCGTCTACCACGTGAACAACGCCAACGGGCCGTCACGACGGTTCTCAGTGATCGTGAAGAACACATCCGGCTCTTCAGCGACCTTGCAGGTGCAGAAGCACGGGACCGCCGGACCGTCCACATCGTTCCTGTACGCGGGTAAGAAAGCTTATGAGCGGTGGACAGATTCATCGGCGCTCGGTTCCGTGAACGTCGCGGCTGGAGCAACGGTGCGTCTAGATACGGCCTTCGACACTACGAACGTGGCCAAGGGCTACCTGCTGCACGGCATCTGGGACTACTCGATGTCGTCGACACACGCCGTCACCGTGTGCTTCCTCAAGCAGAGCGAGAGCCCGACAGGTGACTGCCCGGGCATGTCCGTGCTCGCCCGTGACAGCCATGATCGCGGCACCTTCGACTACGCGGACAAGGTCTACGACACAGCCGCGACAGAGACGATCTTGACGTCAGAAGGCGTCGTTCAATTTCCCATCGGCGGCAACGGTGATGAATACGTCACCGGCTATGACAACGCCGTCGACCCGCCAACAGAGGAAACCCTCCAAGGGAATTTCGGCGTCCTCTACCGCATGCACCTGTCTACCGAAGACGATGATGCAGCACACGACCACCTCGGCCTGTGCGTGAACCCTCGCGGCGGGACTTGGGGTGGCGCAGCGCGCATCATGGCCGGTGTTGTCCCGACCACGAACACGACAGCCTTGCTCCCCGCCGGAACCGGGTCACTCGGCGACAACACCAAGTGCGTTGTCGAAGCGCGCTACGAGCCGAGCGACAGTCTGTCCGTGTGGCAGCAGTTCATGCCCGTTGGTGGTGCTGCGCTGCCGGTTCGCATCGTGTTCGTGCCGCACTAGGATGGGCGGATGGAACCAAAGCGCGTAGCGCTGCTGGAGAGACTGGCCGCAGGCGAGCCCCTGCTGCTGGAGTATTACGGCACCGGCGTCTACCCGGCCGCAGCCAATGGCTACACATCGCAGCTCTCGTCCGGCGGGGTAGGGGACGGACACGAGTTCCGCGGGATCACCATCTTCGCGCGCTATCTGGGCTCCCCAAAAGACAGCGCTGGTATTCGTTTCATGGACGGCGCCAAGGCTCGCGCTACCGTTCAGAAGGCGTTGGCTGTAGCCATCGAACAGTACGGTAAGAGCGGCGAAGTCTATTCGGCTACCCAAAAGGTTCTGGATACGCTCGTTGCGCAGAAACTCAATCCGCAGAGTAATCTCAGGGATGGACAGAAGCTCACCTTTGAGCTGGATTTTCTGGACTCCACCGCAGGTAAGCGCACTATTCTCGTGACTATCAAGCCCAAAGGTGGTAGCGAAGATTGGACTCTGGTTGCGGACGTGAAGCTCCTACCGGCTCCCAACCCTCTTGTCGGTAGAAGAGCGTAGGCACGGACGGAGGAAGCGTGGCCAACCGAATCCTAGGCGCCCCACCTCGCGGCTCTGCGGAGATCATCGAAGGACACCCTCTGCGTGTCATCCCTCCGCGGATGCCCGATCCGATGACCCCAGACGAGTGCGAAGACCTGCTCATGCGCGTCTACGACGGGCGGCGAGTACAAGCCCTCGGCTGGCGCCTTCTTGTCCGGGTAGGCTCTCCGCCCGAGAAGTCAGCCGGCGGCATCTGGTATCCCGTCGGCACCACCGGTCCGCGTCTGTACGACGATCGCATGGGGTCCAAGGTCTACATCATCGGGGACGTGCTCTCGGCCGGACCCAACGCACACAAGCGCGCCAAGAGGTTGTCCCGACCCTTTCAGCCAGGCGACCGTATCTTCTTCAGTCGCCTCAACTTTGGCTGGCTCAAGCGTATCGAGGGAGAGGGAGAGGACCGTGGCGACTTCATCGGCTTCGTCGATCCGCAAATGATTGAGGCCCTCGTCGAGGCGTAGCCGAACCTCTTGACGAGACTGACCGTACATGAAAGGTAACAAGGATGGACATCACCGTCCGCGAAGACCTTCCGGGTCAGGTCTACCGTTGCGACTACCTGGAGTTTCTTCGCGCGCTGCCGGCGGAGAGCGTCGATCTGGTGCTGACAGACCCGCCCTTCCCGTCGCTTGAGATCCACCGCGAGAAGGGCACCACCACCCGCCTCAAAGAGTCCAAGGGTAGCTCGAACCCCTGGTTCTCGGTGCTCGCCTGGGAAGCGTTCGAGGTCTTGTTCGCCGAGGTCTTCCGCATCCTGAAGAAAGACCGCCACTTCTTCCTCTGGTGTGACGAGACAACGGCGGATGTGATCAAGGCCCAGCAGGAGATATCCGACCCCCGCATCTGTCGCCTCAAAGACGGGCGCCGGAAGACCAAGACCGGCTTCTACTTCTGGCGGGAGTGGATCTGGGTCAAGACCACCCAGGACGGTTCCAAACTCCACGGCGGCGCCGGCTACCATGGTCGAGGTGCCAACGAGCGCATCCTCTTCTTCGAGAAGGGTAAGCGCGCACTCAACCACGACATCCTGGACGTGATCCCGGCCCCTCGGGTTCTGTCGCCGCGCGGAGAACGCTTACCTGCACCCAAGCCGCCCAAGGTGACGCGAGAGGTCATCTCCGTCTCCACCCAACCCGGAGAGTTGGTCGTCGACCCGTTCTGTGGCACCGGGGTGGTAGGCATAGAGGCGATGAAGCTCGGGCGGAAGTTCCTCTTGGCTGATGTCACAAGCGACTTCCTCAACGAAGGTGTTCGGGGGCTAGTCATGAGGGAGGAGCGCTCGTGACCGAAAAGCTGTGGCTCTGCCGAGCGGACGTGAGCGTCACGTTCTACGTGCGCAGCCCTACACCTCCCTCCGAAATCGATACGGTGGGGTATGCAGAGCAAGAGCTTGGCAACTGCTCAATGAACACCTTCGATCAGATTTCGGCCGTCGAAGTGACCGATCCAGAGCACCGTCTTTGCAGAAACTGGGATCGCACTTGCCTCGTCTGGGGACCCGAAGGTGATATCTCTTTGGGGGAATGTCTGGATGAGCTGAAGAAGTAAAATCTCATGACCACCATCACCGCAGAGGTTGTCGCCGACTCCGTCTCCCAAGAGGGGGTGCGGCTGACGACCATGCAGCTCGTCTACCCCCGGTTCCTCCTGGCGCAACTCAATACGCACAGATCGTTCGCCCGCAGCACAGCCTCACATCGAGCGATTCCTTCTTCCAAGCTCATTGAGCGCATCAAAAAAGACCCGTACATTCCCATATATTGGGGCAAAAATCAGCGGGGTATGGTGGCGCCAGAAGAGCTACCGAAGGCCACGCAGTACCTCGCCCGAGAAGAATGGTTGGCCGCAATGACGGATGCCATTGCCCATGCGGAGCGCCTTCGAGAGTTGGGTGTCCACAAGCAGACGGCCAACCGAATCCTGGAGCCGTTTCTCCACGCCTCCACCGTCATCACCGGCACCGACTGGGAGAACTTCTTCGGACTGCGCACTCCGGAAGACGCCCAGCCCGAGATCCAAGCTCTCGCCTGGGTCATGGCGGAGGCCCTCTACGAACCCAAAGCCCCTCCCCAAGAGCTGCGGGAATGGCAGTGGCACCTCCCGTACGTACGTACGGGCGAGTTCTACATGTCTGACCCCGAGCAGCTTGTGCTCGCTCAGAAGTGCTCCGTGGCCCGATGTGCCCGCGTGTCGTACCTCAACCACGACAACACAAACTCTGACGTCACGAACGATGTGCGCCTGTACGACCAGCTCATCGCCAACGGTCACGTCTCCCCAGCAGAGCATCAGGCGCGACCCGCGTCACAACCCTTCTATCGGTCCGGCAACCTACGTGGCTGGATTCAGTACAGAAAAGAGTTGTCCAACGAGCTGCGGAAGTTCGACTACGCCAAGGCCAAGGAGGCCCGAAAGCGGATGTAGTAAGCTCGCTGTACGGAGGTTCCCGTGGCTGACAAGAACGACGACAACGCCCCTATCCCTGGCCTCAACACGTGGAAGGATTCGGGTGTGCGCCGCCTTGCCTCGAAGAATGGCAAGTTCTCCAAGACGAGCCTGATCCATTCCCTCACCTGGCTGTTCGCGCTCGCTCTCTACGCGCCGCTCACCCTGCTCTTCGCAGCCACCAAGATCGAGCTTTCCTGGCTCTCTTGGACGGTGCCGGCCTTCGACGTGGTCGCAATCTCAGCCCTTCTGGGCCTCGCGTCAGGTACGTACCTCAGCAACAATCACTTGAAGAATGTGAAGGCGCAGCACAAGAACGGCGCAAGCTGATGGACTTGTTCATCGCCGAGCTTCAGAAGCTCATCACGTTCTGGAACGTGCTCCTCGTGGTGGGCAACTGGACCATCATCCACGCGCTGCGGCAGTCCACCTGGCCCCTCTTCGAAAAGAAGAACGGCCTGCCAGGGTGGCGCTCACAAGCCTGGCGCGTGAAGTTTTGGCTCCCCATCACCGGATGTGTTTTCCCGTCCCTCTTCGTTCCCGGTCCCTGGACTGTCGAGTACCCGACCTGGGGAGAGAAGCTGACCCTCGGCTTGGTGCTCGGCTTCGGGACCATGGTGTTTCACCACGGGCTCGGGCATCTCGGTGCTGACGATCTGATCAAGCTGCTCACCGGCCGAAAGACCAAGCCCGGTGCCTGAGATTACGCCTCCTCCGCCTGGTCTTGAAGGCCCTCCCATGCCGACATGGGTCCTCTACCTGCTCATTACAGCAGTTCTAGGGCTCTTTGCGCTGTTCCCTGTGCTCATCTACTTGGCGAAGTCGGGTACCCTCTGGCGGCTCAGCAAGTTCGGCCTGCGGTACTTCCGACCCTCCTTGCAGATCATGGGCTCGCGGTGGCTCCTCGATCCGGAGCTGAAAGGCCGCGTCGATGTTCTGTTGCTGACCAACATCACCCGCACGGTTATCTCCGAGCTGTCCAAGCCTGGGATGCTCAACGCCGCCAAATCCGAACAGCTTCTCGCCCAAATGGTCGTCGTTATGCGCGCACGGCTTCTCACGTCTCCGTTGCGGAAGGCTGCTACCGGAGGAGACGAGAACAAGGACGGCAAGGAAGACCAGTACACCGGCCTGACGCACAGCCCGGTCTATCTGGAGATTGCGGCGCCGGAGGAGTTCTGGGACGACCGCGGGAAGGTTGACATCCTCCGTACCGCGTGGACCTATGAGCTGCTCAATGCCCTTCTGTGGGCGCAGAAGGGCGAGGAGCTGGCGGCGGCTGAGTCCTTCATCGACCCGAACAACCGGGCCTATCTGCGGCTCGTTAAGGATGCGGACGGGGACGGGGATGTAGATGCGCAGGATGTGCAGCTCTTGAAAGACGAGCGCGCCAGGTACGACCAGGCGCTCTCTGAGGCCCACAAGCGTGTCCGTTCCTCTCTTCTGCGGTAGGTGTTCACTTTTTGGTTGACGGTTGGAGCGGAATCCGTAGGATGCGCCCCGGTTCGGAGATTGGGTTCGCCCTGCCTCCGAGAGCTAGCGGGTCCTCGGACAGCGCGGCTCCCCTGCTCGGGGCCAACCCTCCTCTTCCAGGAATGGGAGCCGGCGGGAGAGTGGGTAACCCTGACGAACCTTGTCCGGCAACGGCAGGGGGAGGCTGAAGGGGAGCCCAAGGCCAGGCGGGCCAGAACGGTCCGGATTGGCTGTGCGAGCGGCAGGAGGCAAGCTCCTGCTGGCTACGGCCGCGAGCCCTGGTCGTTTCTTTCGGGAGACTTACCTTAAGCTCGCCCCCAAGGGGGCACCGTTGAGCCAACCAGGGCATGCCTGGGGACGTGTTGAGGCGGGTGATCTTGGACAGCATGAGTCATCCCCCAGTTGGACACGACTGGGGGTTTTCTCTTTTTCCGGAAAGGATGCTCGGATCCTTGAAATTCCGAGACACCTAAGACGGCTCGGGTTGGTGTTGCTGACAGCGCGTCGGTCTTGGAATTCCAAGGATCTGAGCACCCTCTCTTCAACCCCGATCCGCCCGTACGGGCGGATTGAGGGTACGTCTCGGAAATGAAAGAGCCGGGCACCTACGAGATAGGCGAATACCGAATACGAACCGCGCAGACTTCCTGTACACACACGTCTTGCCCATCGATGTATAACGGTCCCCGCTCGGCCAAGAGGCGCACACGAGCCAGTAGTCTTTGCTCCACGTACGCGAGGGTGGTCGTGTCCGTGATATAGAGCGCGCCGTCACCGACGCGCCCACCCGAACCCTGCACATGGCACCACGTTACGCCCTCGGTGGTGCGTATCTCGAATTCGAAGGCGACGGGCCGGCTAGGCATCACGCGAAGGACCGCGCGTAGGGTGACATCGAGGCGCAGCGCGAGCAGCATCCTGCGACGAGTCCGCTACTGTCTGAGCAGTCCTCCAAAGATGCAAACCGCCCACACTCTGCGCACGCGCCGCGTCCGCTATCGCTGCGCCCGTCATCGGAGCGTGCGGCCCCCACCGCGTGCAGGCGGCGACCTCGGGGGCCTGCCCCTCGCGGGGCACCGGCGCTGCGCAGTCGGAGTCCCTCGGCGCCGGGCGAGGGAGACGGTGTCAGTCGTCGTCGTCGTCGACCACGACATCCGCGCCCCACTCGACGCCGTGCTCGGCGTCGGGCAGTCGGTGCCCGATCTCTGCGCGCCACCCGACGTCGTCGGGCTCGGGGATGGGGCGCCCGTCCAGCGCCCACGGCGTCCCCGCGAGAGTCGCGGGGTGATGGACGCCCGCCGCGTCGATATAGTAGGTGTAGGTCAGCGACGAGCCGCACACAGTCACCTCGACCACCTCGATGCCCCGCGGGGACGATCTTCTCGGTGAGGAGGGCCGTTCGGTCGGTGACGTCATCATCATCTCCTCTGCCCCCGCGGGGGCGTTGGGTGGCGGCGGCTCTCAGCCGCTAGGGTACTCTGAATGAGCGTCGTAAACAATAGACGCGGCGCCGAGCGCCTTGATCCTATCCTTCGCGGCGAAGGGCGCTCCCTCGAAGTACAGGCGGCGTCCCTCGGCTTTCAGCATCATCATCGTGGAACCTCCTTCAGGGAACCGTCCCTGACATGAGATCACTCTACGCGCAGCTATACGGATTGTCAAGAGGGCGGAAGCGAAATCAGGCTGGCACAACGTGAACCCGAGCACCACTTGATCATTCTTCGGTTATGTGTAGGTTAGGTGTGTGGCCCACCCTAAGATCGCCTGCGCTGGTTGGAGAGGTACCTCCCGGGAAGTTCTCCAGCTCTGTGAAGAGGTGGGCGCCTACATAGTCGCCAAGGGCTTCATCCTGACCCACGGGAACGCGGCTGGACCTGACCAGGCGTTTGCTCGCGGCGCCAATCGGGTCGACCCGACCTTGGTGCACGTCTACCTGCCCTGGCCTGATTACAACACGAAATCTCTGCATCCTGACAACCATCTGATCTGTCACTTCGATGACGACCAGCTACCGGGCGGGAGCTGGGAACAGCCTGGCAACCAGGAGTTTCTCCAGTGGGCGGAGCTGGCGCGCTCGTGTCACCCCCATCCCGAAAAATGCTCAGATGGTGCTCGGCTTCTCCTCATCCGCAATGTCGGAGTAGTGCAGGGGGCGAACCAGCTCTTGGCTGCGCGCAACCTGATAGACCATCAAAGGGGCGGGACCAATCACGCCTGGCGGGTAGCAGACAAGCTCAAAGTCCCCTCGATTGACCTCTCCACGCCCGAGGGCCAGGCTCGCATTCGCAGCAAGATGCGGTGAGAATGCAGCACGAATCGTACTTCTTCGGCGTTCTACGCGAGGGCAACCGCCACCAGCTTTGGAAGCTAGGTGAAAACCGCCAGCTCACGCCGTGCGGTCCATCAGATCAGCGGCGCTTTCCGCCATCGCATCTGGTGAAGCTGCTGCCACCCAAGCCAGAGTATCGGAACGTGGCGTACCCAGAGCGCCAAGCCCTGGTGGGTGAAATCTCCGGTCTCCATACGCTGGCCTTTTGGGACTGGACCGTCGAGCTACCCAAGCCGATAGCTACGGTTTTTATGTCGGATCTTGAGGGTTTGCAGTCGGAGAACTTGCGCCTCCCCATCCTGGTGCAGCGGCTTTGTACGCACCTACCTCGGTTTGGGTTTCCTGCGATCGTTCCCTTCACGGGCCTACCACCGCCCGAGCGGGAAGTGGTCCAATACCGAAAAAAGAACCAGGCAAAGGTCTTGTCCCTTGACAAGGCAAAAGCTAGGTCTTACGGTAGGCGAAACAGATCAGCGAAGGATCGCTGAAGGAGTGCAAGATGGCCAAGCGCAAGCAGCCGAAAGACCGTAACCCGGTGGTCGTCGCCATGATGCGACGGTCGGCCAAGGCCGGGCGCCATCGCGACCGCAAGAAGGAGGCGAGCTGTAGGGCTTGCCGGGAGCGCGTGTCATGGTGATCGTTGTCGCCTGGACCGAGACGGTTAGCGTCTGGGACGGCGAGGCTTTCGCCGCCGACCTCGGTCGCCATCCCCGCCTGGTGGAGCAGGTCCAGCCCAAAGCCTGCATCTGGCTGAACTGCGGCACGGAGGAAGACGTCCAGAAGGCCAAGAGCTACGCGGCCGGAAGGATCACCAGTCAAGGGTACCCGGGCGCCGTGTTCACCTACTCGGAGACGGAACCGGACCCGTTGGGCCGCGCCAAGGTAGACATCCTGGCGGTGGGAGCAGTGAATGATCACACGTGCCTGTGACGTCTGCGGGGACAATACTCTTGTCGAAGCGGGTAAAGAGGGGGAAGTTATCCTCTGCAATGAGTGTGTTAACCCCGACCAAATGGTCGTGCTGCTGAGCGATCTGGCAGAGGTGCGAGCACGCGCCGAGCGCGCAGAAGCCACGCTGGGGCATGTGCGTTACATGATCTTGCTGCTGCGAGTTCGGCTCGGTGACGACCGCGAAGACATCGATACCGATTTCGCCAAGATTCAGAAGCTCATCCTTGCGAACGAGCGCAGCACTTCTGCGCCCGACACCCCCGATCCGAAAGACCTAACCACGGAAGTCCATGCGCTTCGGCACCTGCTCCAACAGATCGACAAGGCTCACGAAGTCGAGGACAGCTACTACACCCCGGATGACGTGTTGGTGCGCCGTTGGCATGAGGCGGACGCAGTGATTGACACCGACGTGGCGCAGAAGCTGATCTGGCCGGAGCCGGTCTGGCCGGAGACGTCCTGATGCCCCTCATCGCGCCACAGCTATGCAGAGGAACACCCGAAGGCCGGCTCGTTCTCCCAACAGCCGGTCCCATGGACACCACGCCGACCGTGGCCGTTGTAGCCAACGAGCTGCACCAGCTTGTTTCGATTGCTCTCGACGAACGCGCCCCTGTCACGCTTCACGCCGACCTCCTCAACATCGCGTGCGGATGGAAGGGAGATGTGTTCGACCACAGCAGCGGGGGGCCTCACAAACACAACGCCATGTTGATGGAACGACTCAACGAATTGGTCAACTGTCGTTACCTTACACGCAACCCAGTAAACGGCGCTTGGGAGTACACACCACCGCCTGGAACGTTTCTGCCCGATAGCCTCCTCCAGTGGATCCTTGACATGCACCAGGCATCTAGGGGTCGCGACGATCCATCCATCGCCATCAAATGGGGAGAGATGTTCCGACGACCAGAGGATAAGTGATGATCACCAAAGAAGACCGCGAACGCATCAGGGCGCAGCGGATCCGAGAAGGTTTCGCCAGCTCTCTCGGCCCTCCCGAGCCTATGCGCTTACGCCTTCCCTCCGGCTGTGAGTCCCACAACCATCCCGTCCCAGACTACTGCTGGGGTTACCTCCGGGTCTGTCCTGGCTGCGGCAAGCAGGTCTGCTACGAAGACGGCTGCGCCGACGGCGTCGATGACGCCATCCCCGGGATCTGTGACACCTGCTACTGCGCCGTTGAGCGGGGAAACCCAGGAGAGGTGGAACTCTACTCCATCCCGGTCTTGACCTATGGTAGCGCGCGGATCCGAGGCTCCTACGTCATCCTGGACGGGGGGCCGGACACCACCACCTGGCCGCGCCCGGACGACCCAGACGGTGTGCAGTGGCGACTGCGCTATGCGCCCGACCAGCTCAGCGAGCAAGACCGCATGTACGCCGCATCAGTGATGGCGGCATACGGATCGCTCTGCCTTCATCCTTGTAGAACGCAGAAGGGTAGCGGGCAGATCACTGGACGGTTGAGACGAGCGCTCGATGATCACAGCAAGAACGACGGCCCGTGTCCCAAGTGTGGCCACCTGACGTGTGTGGCACCTGACGCGGGGAAGGTGTTTCTTTTGCACGATCCTGGAAAAAGCCTCGACGGCTACCACGTCGAGGTCGCTCCTTGTGACCATCCGCGTCGCGTCGACCCTATCGCCGAGACGAAAGAGATCGTCATCGCACCCGGATACGGCTTTCGCGTTGTCCAGCGCACCATGCTGTTTAACATGTGAGAGGGTGCGCTTATTCTACCTACTTTATTAGGTAGGGAAACAGAGAGATCATGACAGTCCGTATTTACGAGTACCGCGCTAAAACAGCGACTGACATGGCTGACCTGGTCAGTGATCAGATGCACTTGGCGCATCGTTATCACAACGCGCTTGTCGAGATCGAGCGAGCGCGGCGCCAGAAGGTGCGCGAAGTGCTCGAAGGTCACCCCGACACCGAAAAGCTCGCAGGCGAGGTCAAAACACTGGCCGATGAACTGCACAACGTGCGCGCGGAGATCAACCTCCTACGTCGCCAAACCCGCTCGGCTGCCAAGCTGGCGACGCAGATGTTGCGAGACCGCGCCTGCGAGCTGAAGCCTCGCCTGAAGGCGGCTCGCGCCGACCTTCGCGTTGCTAAAGCACTCATTGCGGACGACGCCGTTGTTCAGACGGCGCTAGCGGACGTCAACAAGACGGCCGCCGACCAGGTGAAAAGCGCCCGCGCTGCGTCCGGTCTGTACTGGGGCACGTACCTCATCGTGGAGCAGGCGGTCGAACAGGCCAGCAAAGCAATCGCGGACCCGCACTTCAAGCGCTGGACCGGTAACGGACATCTCGCGGTCCAGCTTCAGGGCGGGCTGGATGCTGCGCTCATCCACGAGCCCGACACGCGCTGCTGGATCGAACGACCGACCGCCCAATCCGATTCGCGCAAGGGGCGCCGGCGGCTACAGAAGACCGTGATGCGCTTTCGCGTCGGCAGCGAAGGCCGCGATCCGATCTTCGCCGTCATCCCCATCGACTACCATCAGCCGTTGCCCGCGGGACGGATCAAGTGGGTCCACTTGCTACGCCAAAAGCGCGCGACCCGATACGTGTGGAAGGTGCAGTTCGTCGTCGACGCCGAGCCTGAAAAGGTCGCATGCGGCCACGGCACCGTAGCGATCGACGTCGGCTGGCGGCTACTTGACGACGGCAGTCTGCGCGTCGCCTACTGGGTCGACGAATTCGGCCGCGAGGGCGAGCTGCGGCTCCCCGCCATGATGCTGCGCAAGGACCAGCATGCAGACAGCATCCGAGCTGTGCGGGATAAGATATTCGACGAGGTCAAGCCCCGCATCCACGCATGGCTCCAGACAGTCGACCACGAGGCGATGGGCGCAGACCCCGCGCACGTCCATCTCTGGCGCAACCCACGACGGGTCCTGCGGCTCTACGACGAGCATCGTGACCAGATGCCTGCCGACCTGGTGGAGCGACTGGAGGCGTGGCGCCGCAACGACTTGCACCTTGGGCAGTGGGAGGTTGAGGAGTCGCGCCGGGTTCTGCGCCAGCGACGAGAGGTGTACCGGCAGTTCGCCAACACGCTCAGCACCGCCTATTCGCGAGTGGTGCTGGAGAAGTTTGACCTGCGTGACGCGACTAAGCGGGGCGATGCCGAAGAAGGCACCCGCGACCAGCGCAAGCAGAACTACGGGCGATTTGTCGCCTGCGTATCAGACCTGCGCCAGCGCATCCACAACGCATGCGGCCGGCGAGGTGCCGATATTGCCGAGGTACCAGCCGAGTGGACGACAACGGATTGTCACTGCTGTCAGCACCGCAACACCTGGGACCAGGCAGCCAAACTCCGCTACACGTGTGAACAGTGTGGCGCGGAGTGGGATCAGGACGAGAACGCCGCGCACAACCTGCTCGCGAGAGCCCCGGCGGTGACGCCTGTCGAGGAAGGCGCTCGCGAGGGTCAAGACAGTGGAAAGAAGGTGCTTTCCCGAAGGCAGCAACGATTTCGCGGGATGCTCGAAGAGCAGCAAGCGCGGCGCTTGCAAAGCGCTGATGGAGGTGAGTAAATACGGTAGGTTAGGTGGATCCTGTTGAAAGGATGCTCGGATCCTTGAAATTCCGAGACAAGAGCGACGCGACCGTCGCCGTGCGGTAGCTCGACTGGTTGAAAGGATGCTCGGATCCTTGAAATTCCGAGACACGAGTGGGCAGCTACGGGCGTTCGAGGCGTGCGTGGGGATGAAAAGATGCTCGGATATATGGAATTCCGATACAGGGGTATATTTTGACGATCGAGGAACGAGTCGAAGCCGCGCTGACCAAGGCTGAATCTACCTCCAAAACCCTTCGCGCCCGCATGCGCGACTGTGTCTTCGATGAGGTGGTCGAGCTGTTTACTCAGATCCAACAGGACGCCGACACCCTGGTTCGACGCGCCAATGAGAACGTCGAACGTGCTGTAAACAACGCCTACGAAGACGCCAAAGCTGTCTGCATGGGATTGCATCCACCTGCTCATGATGCTGTCGAAGCCATCGGTAAACGCCAGCAAACGGTTCTGGGCATCAAGCCAGACAAAACCCAGGGGGACGACGCCCCGATCGATCCGTCGTTGTGGGGGTCCGAATGAGTCGAGCTACCTACCTGCCGTCCGTTCGTGAGGATGCCCGGAAGCTAGCGATGAGGGTGTTCGCTGAGCACGAGGTCAAGCAAGAGAACGAGAACCAGTGGCTCTTCATACGCCCCAAAGGACGTCCTCACCACTGGGCTTACTGGATGAGGATCCTTCGCGCTCCCGGAATGCTGATGGCCTACGGAGACGCAGGGGAGGTCTTTTTCAGGCCGAACGACGCCAACGCGATGCTTTGGCTCGAACGGCAGCTTCTTCCTCGCCAGCGTTACGACTACGACTTGACCTACATCGCAGAGAAGGTTCCAGGTCGGGTAGGGATCGAAGATTTCCAGCCGGCTTTGATCACCCGCTACCTTGATGAGGTTGCAGAGGAGGCACAGCGTGCTCTGGAGGAGGACCAGTTCGATTCTTGGGCGGAGAAGGAAAAGCAGTTCGTCGACGGCGTGCGCGCACGTCACTTCGACCACGAGCATGCGTTCTACGAAGCCTGGTACGAGAAGCGCGAAGTCATGCGGCTCCACACCGACGATCCGCCGAGTGTCTGTGGCCTGACCTTCCAGTTCATTTTCCAGGTGGAGATGTTTCGGTACTTCTTCCATCGGTTGCGCACAGGGGAACCTCTTCGTCCCGTCGAAGCGACGACCAAGTGAAACAGTAACCCACCAACCGGTTCAAACTGTTTCGATGCTGGAAGTTGAGTTGAAAAGACCTCCCATCCCCAAGGTTCACAAGGTATTCCTCCTTGCCGACGATCCGCGGCTAGGGCGAATGGTCGGAGACCTACATCGCTCCAAAGAGGACGCCTTTGCCGCCAAGCGACGGCTCAGCGACAGCGGCCAGCATCTCAAGGTCTACCCAGCGCTGCTGACCGTGCACCCTCAGCCTGTAGAAGAGCGCCCCGAAGACATTGCCCCCTCAAGCCTCGACGGCGCTGATGTCGCCATCTACACCGACGGTTCCATCACGAAGAACCCCGGGGGCTACGGTGGGTGGGCGGCCGTGATTGTCTGGATTGCAGATGGACAGCGGCAGACCGCGGAAATCTCCGGAGGCATCCCAAAACCAGCGACCAACAACATCGCTGAGATGACGGCGGTCATCAAAGGTCTTACCTGGGTGCGCGAGAACCTCGATACCCACAAGACCATCAAGGTCGTTTCCGACTCCGAGTACGTGCTCAAAGGCATAACGGAATGGATCGAGGGCTGGAAGCGCCGAGGATGGCTCAATAGCCAAGGAAACCCAGTCGCCAATCGCCCTCTTTGGGAAGAGATGTACCGTCTCAGCCACGGTCTCTTTATCAAGTGGTCCTGGGTGAAAGGGCATGCTGGGCACCCTGAAAACGAGCGTGCAGATCAGCTCGCAGGCATCGCCGCCAAGGCCATCCGCCATTCCTCCGAGAGCATAGAAGCGCTTTCATCGAGCGACGCATGAGCCCCACCAAGCAACGCTGCTAACCGGTTGCGTTTTTTGGGTGTGCAGCTAGCAAGCCGCACGTTTCTCGTCGAGAAAACCGCCTAGCGCGACCAGAACACCCTAGTCAGCGACTGGTCCCACGAGTAGGATGGAAGGTCGGCTCACTCGATCTGGACCTGGCAAGCTACACAATGTCGCCCCACAGATACCTCTATAGATGAGAGTATCTAATCACCTTTTTGTCTGGTGAACAGAGCATGACTCAGCAAGCTTTGAGCAGCTACGTCTTCACTTCCAAGTACGCCCGAACCATCCCCGAACAGCACCGCCGAGAAACGCTACCCGAAGCCGGCAAGCGCATGTTCGACATGCACCGCAAGAAGTACGCGGGTATGGGGGTGGACGACGAGATTGACTTTGCTGAGGCTGCTTTCCTTGACGGGCTTGTGTTAGGTAGTCAACGCGCGCTCCAGTACGGAGGGGACTGTATCGAGCGCCACAACCTCAAGCTGTACAACTGCTGCACGTCCTACTGCGACCGCCCCCGGTTCTTCCAGGAGGCGGTCTTTTTGCTTCTGTGTGGGTGCGGGGTGGGTTTTTCTGTCCAGCAGCACCACGTCGCCAAGCTCCCTCAGATCGCCCCTCCCAAAGGGAACGGCAGTTCCGTCATCCACACCATCGACGACTCCATCGAGGGGTGGGCCGACGCTTTCGGCGCTCTACTGTCGAGTTACTTCATTGGTGGGAGGGTCGACTTTCCGCAGTACCGCGGCAGGTATATCGAGTTCGATTTTTCTCTCATCCGCCCTGAGGGGGCGCTTATTCGATCCTCCGGGTGTAAAGCACCCGGCCCCGAACCGCTCAAACGCGCGCTGGAGAAGGCGCGTGACATCCTTGAGCGCGCCTGCGCAGAGGGGGACCAGCTTCGGCCCATCCACGCCTACGACATCGTGATGCACGAGTCTGATGCGGTTCTATCAGGTGGAGTTAGGAGGTCGGCCTCGATTTCACTATTCTCCCCCGAAGACCAGGAGATGATGACAGCAAAGATCGGCGATTGGATGCACAAGAACCCGCAGCGAGGCCGCAGCAACAACAGCGTGTTACTACTTCGTGAAAAAACCCAATGGGGGGATTTCCAGCGTGTCTTGAACCTGGCAAGAGAGTGGGGTGAGCCGGGGTTTGTTTTCGGCGATGATACAGAGATCGTCTACAACCCATGTTTGGAGATCGGTATGTGGCCCGTATGCTCCGAAACCGGAGAATCCGGGTGGCAAATGTGCAATTTGTCGACTCTGAACATGGCGCGCATTTACGATGATGAAACGTTCCGTCGGGCTACGCGAGCCGCCGCTATCATCGGAACCCTACAGGCCGGCTACACGGACTTCGCCTACCTGGGACCGGTGTCCGAGCGTATCACCCGTCGTGAGGCGCTTCTGGGTGTCTCCATGACGGGGATGATGGACAGCCCGGACGTCGCTTTCGACCCCGCGCTCCAAGAGGAGATGGCTAAGCTCGTCCTGGCGGTGAACAAGGAGCTTGCTCCCAAACTGGGCGTAAATCTGACTGCGCGTGCTACCTGTCTCAAGCCGGAAGGTACGGGGAGTTGTGTCCTCAAGTCCGCTTCCGGGATCCACGGACACCACGCCCGCCGCGTCCTTCGTCGGGTGCAGGCCAACATCAACGAGCCGGCCTACCAGCTTTTCAAGATGCACAACCTGCGTGCTTGTGAGAAGTCCGTTTGGGACCCCAACGGCAAGACCGAGGTCATCACCTTCCTCATCGAGCCCGGCAAAGACGCGCTGACCAAGGCCCAGGTGGGCGCTATCGGGCTGCTCGAACGGGTGCTGAGCACCAAGAAGCATTGGGTGGACGCCGGTAAAGTGCCCTCACGCTGCACCCAACCATGGCTCTCCCACAACGTTTCCAACACGGTCGAAGTGGGTGAGGGGGAATGGGAGAAGGTCGGCCGGTTCATCTACGAAAACCGTCTCCACTTGGCCGGAGTATCCCTTCTTCCTGCGTCAGGGGACTTGGACTACCCCCAGGCCCCCTTCGTCGCCGTCCCGATGGTAGAAGAGGTTGTGGCTGAATACGGGAACGGCGCCATCATGGCATCTGGGCTCATCGTAGATGGCCAGCACGCCTACGACGGAAATCTCTGGGACGCCTGCGAGCACGCGCTGGGGCTAAAAACCCTGGAAGACACCAAGCTGGAGGTGGCCTACGACATCGCCAGGACCAGTGCAGAGCGGGCTGAGGAGAAGGTGGAGCGCCTTCTCCAAAGCCGTGGTGCGTCTACGTTGACGAAGGAAATCTCAGCCGCAGTGGAGCTTGCGCAGCAGGCCGACGAGATCGGCGCCAGGGTCGAACGGATGCGGTTGAAGAAGGACTGGATCCGACGGGCAAACCAGTTCGCCGAGCGCCACTTCGAGGGGGACGTGCGCAAGATGACGCGCTGCCTCAAGCACGTGAACAACATCAAGCTCTGGGAAGATCTCAAGCGGGAGTTCGTCGACGTCGACTACGCGCAGATGGCGGTGGAGGACGACACGAACGACCACATCCAGGGGACGGTGGCCTGCGCGGGCGGGCAGTGCGAGATTCTGTAGGCCCACTCCGATACTACGGTAACAGGGTGAACATCTCATCGCAGGACGCACAGAAGGTCCGTGAGCTGCTCGGGATTCCCGATGCTCGGATACAGGCTGCCAGCAGGGGGTGGACGAGCTGAAGCACGTTCGACAAGCGGTAGAGCGCCGGCTCCAACAACCCCAACAACCTCGTAAACAGCCTGGCTACTACCAGCCCTGGGGACACTAGGTTACGACCTCTACCACGACCAATAAGGCTTCATATTTCAGACCCAGCTTCCATTTTCACATAAGGTTCTCGCGATGGGTCTCAATCTCCGCGCACACCAGCACAGTTTACTCGTCAAGCGCATCGCCCCGGAGTTTCTTCCGCAGGGGCGCTTGAAGATGGAATGGGCGCGCGTACCCGGTGGCGCCGGGGGCGGCCGGCTGGGCGTGATCGAAGACCCCCAAGGCCGCTGGATAGGCCAAGTCCGAGTCATGCGGGAGAAAAGCACCACCGTGTGGAAGACGGAGTTGCTCTTCCACACTGGTTATCGCAAGCAGAGCGCGGGCACCGAGCGATCCTACGGTGAAGCAGAAAAGGCCGGCCTGCGGTGGCTCAACGACGAGTTGTTGGCGTGGGCGGACTTACAGTCCCGCGTGAAGTTGTGCCGCATAGGCCCTTGGAAGTACGACGACAGCGAGGTTCGCGCTCCTGAGCTTTCCCGGTCGTTGGTGAAGGTAGAGCCGGGGCGGCGGCCCTGGTGGCGCAAGGTGGTGGACCTGTTGTTCGGCCCGCCCACGCGCTGATCTGCTGGTGATACCGGTCACAACAGATCTGCCGTTTTTCTTGACCTAAACCCCCTATGCACTTAGGATTGTCAACAGATCAGGGACTTGTCCATGAAGGAGGAAGACATGAGGCGCCACGCAGTCCTCATGAAGCTCAAGGAGGGCGTCACCCGCAAAGAAGTGCGGGAGCTGTGTGAGATGCTGCGCCGCGTCGCCGACCCGAAGTGGCTCGCGGCGCGCCACGAGCAGGACAAGGACGGGAAGTTCCTTCGTGCCTGCGCCCCGCGCCCCAAGACGGACGCAGAGATCGTCCAGCCGTACGACGACGAGTACGGTGACCCGGTGTTCTACATCCCCTAGGAGGGACCGTGGCCGACGACGTCAACATTCTGGAAGTTCTCCCGCACAGGCACGAGCGGTTCGGCTCCGTTTTTGATTATTTCGGCGAAGCAATCGAGCGCGGCGTTGAAGCGATGCCGTTTCCGACCCAAGACCTGAAACACGACGCCACCGTCGTGTTTCGGTTCAAATCGTCGGAGGGTCCCGCGTCCATGACGTTCGAGTACGTGGGCGTCGAAATGACCGACCCCGACGGAAGGTGTTGGGAGGTCGACCTGGACGGCGTGATCGACGTGCTCAAGGCTGAGGTGGTCGACCCCGAGAGCCCGGAGGTCTGGTATTGGACGGTCACGTTCCGCTTCTTCCTGATGGACCGTATGCGCAGTCTCCACGAGAAGTGTGACGAGATCACCATCGCCTATGATGCGCTCCGGACGCATTTTCTACAGCAACCGATCAGCGACGCGAGGGTGCGGCTTGGTGTTGCGATCCTCTCGGATCTTAGCGGAGAGGATGACATCCCAGATCGTTTTCAGGAGGCGGTGGCTGACATTGCGAAGTGGCTCGCCAACGGCGATGATGCGTCGGTCGGCTTCGATGGCCTCCTTGACTACACGAGCCGATGGTCGGACCGGGATCTTAGGTTTCACAAGTGACCGGCTGTCTCGGCTCCAAGCCCGGCAAAGACGTCCTAAACTTCCTGGCTCGGTGGTCCTTTCTCTTGGGGCACCGCGGCGTGGCAGAGGTCGCGCATGGCTGGGCAGACGTCTACCGCCAGACGGTGGGCGGGTTCGAGCATGTAGTTCTCAACTGGGATGGGGGCGTGTGGCGACAACAGGAGAGCACTTCCATCTCTGGGGACGCCTACCTGCAAGGGCTGCGAAAGTTCCTCCGTACCAGCCATGTAGACTTCGTCGTCTACAACGATCGGGGGAAGCTGGACATCGAACAAGCCCGACAAGCGGACAAGGACGAGCGTTCCGGTGCAGCCAAGGCGCGTCGGCAGGAGGACGCCAGGCGTCTGCGGGTCAACGAAATCTGCCAGGAGCACCAGACGCCCAAGATGGTGAAGGGGATGGTGGAGATCCTTCTCGGGCAGGGGGAACGCGAAGAACGTCAGGCAGAACTGATCGGCGGATGGGCAGTCATCCGCGAAGAAAGCCACCGCGGACCGCGGTGGAACCTCACCCACCGGCAAAGCGGGACGTTTCTCGCGCGGTTCCCCCAGCGCAAGCTGGCGCGGCAATGCGCGTCGATCTTGGCGCAAGCGAAGTGGGCGGAAGAGCGAATACCTACAACAGATCATGAGCGCCGCATCCTCCTCCTCGCCATGAAGCTCCTCGGCTTTGCTGATTGTCTGTCGTACACAGGTTCCCAGGTAGCCAAGGAGCTGACGGGTTGGCCCGAGCTGATCTTTGGCCCCGACCCGGCAGCCAGCGTTGAGTGAAACCGCTTACCCCTCCTCTGTGAAGATGTCCGCGCCGATGTTGTTTGCTCAGGCACGCGGCATACCGGTTATCCCAGGCTCAAATCAGTGTTTCTTTTGCGGCGGCGCAGCTCGCGACACACCCGTCGAGACTGCTTTGAAAAAGACCTTCACCGCCTGGCGTAGCGTTGTCTGTCCTGAGAGCGATTGGGTCTGCGACGGCTGCCCTGTAGCACTGGACGAGAAGGCGGACCTGGGCAAAGACAAGCCCCAAAAGATCCGCAACTACTCCTGGGTAGTCACTGCCACCACGGCAGATTTCTTCAGCAAGGCTATTGAAGATCGGCAAAAACTATCCCAGGTATGCCTTCAACCACCTACGCCTCCTTTTGCTGTTGTGATTGCAACGAGTGGGCAGAAACAGCTCCTCTTTCGGGCTCCCGTAAACTGGCAATCTGACATCGTTTCCCTCCTTCTTGAGGAAGAACAGCTAACCTACGCGCCTTTTTCTTTGCGATCTCGGTTGGACCTGATAGATCGACTTGTACCGGTAACCGGCCGCGCGGGGGTATTGGTGGGGCCTTCCTCTTCAAGCGCGATTGCTTTGCACAACGCCTACGGCGAAGAGGCTTTCCAACTCCTGGAGACGTGGGCTCCCGTAGCTGGAGAGCCGCTTACTCGTCTAGCGGCGTTTCTTCACACTCCTCCCAGGGGCAGTCCATGATTGAGAACCTCGACGCCGCGTCGTTTCGCCGTGAGCTGGCCGGCCTGACGCAACCCGTCATCGACGTACCTGACACAGCAGAGCTGAAGGACTTGGCCACCAACATCTGCTTCGTGTTGGCGCTCTGTTACAACCGCGACGTGCTTGATCCGATCAAGCTCTGGGACAGGATCGGATCCGCGTTGGCGACCGCCTCCCAGGAAGCAGGGGATGGCGACATGGACTTGTTCCTGTCGCGGTGCCTAGAGCACGTGAAGGCGGAACACACGGTCGCGGCGAGCCCTCATGTAGTGACTCTGCTTTCCTGCCTTACGGCCCTCTCGGACGGAACACGAGCCGCGCTGGTCGAGTACATCCGCAAGTACCAGTACGCGGTGCTCATCCACGGTCGGGTACGGTGGCAGGAGTACAAGACCAGTAACAAGGGTGGGGGCGCTTTATGAAGTCAGAAACCTACATCCTGCCGGCCCTTCTCGCCGTTGAGTCGCGGCTCACGCACATGGCTGGAACCGAAGGGAACGAGGCCGTGCTCATGCGCGAGCCGGTAGTTACCCCGTCTGGCGTTCGGATGGTGCCCACCATAACCGGCAACGCTCTCCGTCACCGCGTTGTCCGCGCGCCTTTGGCTCGGCACTTGGTCGAGTCCTGGGACTTGTACGGCGCCCTCGACGAGATGCAGCTCAACTTTCTCTTTCACGGCGGCTCGCTGACCGAGAAGGGCGGGCGCGAGAGCCTCAGCCAGCAGCAGGACGTGTACCGCCTGCTCTCGTTGGCGAAGCTCTTGGGCTTGTCTCTGCCGAGCACTCCCATCCCCGGGCAGCTCCAGGTCTCCATGGGTGTCTTGGTATGCGCCGAGAACCAAGACCGGCTGCGATCATTCGTCCCGGAGAAGTGGCTCAGCGGGCTCAATCTCCGGCCGGCTCGGGAGTTCGTACAGGGGTGGCAGTACACCCGTAGCAACAGCACGATCAGTACACCTGACCTGCTCTCTTCGGAACAGGGTTTGAGTGACAGCTCGCAAATGATCTACGGCGGCGAATCCGTCGCAGCCGGCGCCCGCTTCGTTTCCGAGTTCCGCGCCAACCGGGTCGATAAGATCACCATCGGCGCTCTCCTGTATGCCTTGGACCGTTGGCAGAACGAAGGCGGGGCTATCGGCGGGCAAGCCTCCCGTGGTCATGGGCGCATCAGGCTCCTTGTAGGGTTTCCCGAGGGTTGGGAGTACGCGGTGGAGCAGTACAAAGAGCACCTTTTAGCCTCCAGGGAGGAGGGACGAGCGCTTCTGGAGAGGCTCTTCCCGCGGAAGGGGAAGAAGCGTGCGAGCAAGTCGGCGTGAAGTACGAGCCGATCAAGATCACTGCTCACATGGCGGGTAGCATCTGCGGCGATCCGCCCATGCTCGATGCGCTGCTGGAGTTCGTGATGGCGTTTCATGCGCCTTCGATTGCTAAGGCACGAGGGCGCAACATCACCATCCACCCGCGTGGTCAACCAGTCACAGAGATCGGTACCTTGCCTATCGGCGTGGCAAGAGCCACTGTCGACGGGTTACCGGTCCCCTGCTGCTCTTCTCCGATTTTTTCTGAGCCTCTTTGGGAGGGTACCGCGCACGTACATAAGCGTTGGGGTGACGATCGCGATGCGCTTGATCCGTCTCGGCGAGGTGTGATCAGTACCACCAGTGGCGCCCTCAAGGGTTACCGACTACCCTTCCGCCTTCGCTTTTTTGAGAAGATCGTCTGGTTCGCTGTGGGAAACGCTGCCTACATCCGCCGGCGCCTCAAGAAAGTGGTCTACCTGGGGAAGAAGACGGCGTACGGGCACGGCCGTGTCCTCGGGTGGGTTGTTGAACCTCACTCCTGCGATCTGTCTTGGTTTGCGGAATCCGAGGGGAAACGGGTGCTCATGAGGCCCTTACCCTTCTCCGACCTTCTGCGAGTAGGAAATCTGGCGGGTTTTCGCCAGGACTACGGAAGCCCTTGCCCTCCCTACTGGCAAAGGTCGCTTTACCGGGACATTGTGGTGCCGTGTTGAGGATCGATGCCGAAGACGTACCTGACCGAGGATGTGCTCTGTGCTGCCCGACGGCGGATTCGCGAAATCTACGCCCATTTTGACAAGGTCTACCTGTCCTTCAGCGGGGGTAAGGACAGCGGAGTATTACTCAACCTGGCCTTGGGGGCCGCCAGGGAGTTGGGACGTCTTCCTCTGGATGTTCTTCTGGTCGATTTGGAAGGTCAGTACGCACATACGATCAGCTACGTCCAACGGGTGTTCGCTACACAAGATATCCGGCCTTGGTGGGTATGTCTTCCCATCCATCTTCGGAATGCTGTATCTCAGATTCAGCCGCATTGGATGTGTTGGGATCCGGACAAGCGCGACGCTTGGATCCGTCCGCTTCCTGAGCACAGGGGCGTGATCTCAGACCCCGGTTTCTTCCCCTTCTTCCGCAAGGGGATGGAGTTTGAGGAATTCGTCCCTGAGTTTGGGGGGTGGTTCGCTGATGGCTCCAAGACCGCTTGCTTGGTCGCCATTCGTAGCGACGAGAGCCTCAACCGCTATCGGACTATCAAGAACACCCACAAGGATACCCTGGATGGTCGCATGTGGACCACCTGGTTGTCCGATACGGTGTGCAACGCCTACCCCATTTACGATTGGACTACCGAGGACGTTTGGACCGCCAACGGCAAGCTCGGCTGGGATTACAACAGAATCTACGACCTCATGCACTTAGCTGGGTTGACGCTGCATCAGATGCGCCTTTGCCAGCCCTATGGTGATGACCAGCGCAAAGGGCTCTACCTCTTCAAGCTCCTGGAACCCGAAACATGGACCAAAGTGGTCGCTCGTGTAGAAGGGGCCAACTACGGGAGCCGCTACTCCAAGACACAGTCCCACATCATGGGCAACCTCAAGGTGGTTCTTCCTCCGGGACACACGCACAAGAGCTACGCGAAGCTGTTGCTCAACACCATGCCCCCCAACATCGCTGCGCACTATCGGACCAAGATCCGCACCTTCCTCCGTTGGTGGCGCAAACACCGCAACGATGAGCCAATGGTAAGGGCGCTTCGTGAAGCCAATCTTCTCCCGGACTGGACGAAGGGTATCCCCGACGCATGCCCCGACAAGCGCCTAGAATCCGGGCTGCTCGTGAACGGAGTCAGATGCCGCCTTCCCTCTTGGCGCAGGATTGTGAAGGTACTGCTCAAGAACGATTACTGGGTAAAGGGGTTGAGTTTCTCCCCTACCAAGCGGGAGATGGAGCGCCAGCTTTCTCTGATTGCACGGTTTTCGGAGGCGCGTGATGTGGGATGACTTGGAAGCGTTCAAGCGTACCCTGGCCGAAAGCGCAGACTTGTCGCTCGACGAGCGTGTGAAGGTCTTCAACGAGATCAGCGAAGCACTCCAAGCATTCCTCGGGCTCCCCCACCCTGTAACAGGCGTGAAGCTGGTCCCGTCTGAGCAGGTCAAGGGCAATGATTACAACCCCAACGTCGTTGCCCCGCCGGAGATGAAGCTTTTGGAATTTTCCATCCGGAAGGATGGGGTGACGATGCCCATTGTCGCAGCCAAAGACCCTTATGCCGGTGACTACGTGGTGGTGGACGGTTTCCATCGCACTACCGTTATCCAGAACCGGGAGGATATTCGGGAGTCTTTGGGTGGCTACATCCCCCTGGTGGAGCTGAACAAGGGTGTTCAGGACCGGATGACGTCCACCGTGCGGCACAACCTGGCTCGTGGGACGCATCAGGTGGAGCTGAGCGCCAAGCTCGTGACGGCGTTGACCAAACATCACTGGAGCAACGAGCGGATTAGCCAAGAACTGGGCATGGATCCGGACGAAGTCTTGCGGCTCAAGCAGATCACAGGGCTCGCCGACGCCTTCCGCGACCGGGAGTTCTCCCGCGCCTGGGAGTAACGCTTCCGTGGGCCTGATTCCAGTCCCCTCCCACACCCAAGCCGACCGCGAGATGTGGGCTACCCTGGCCGAAGCCGACCTCGCCTACGCCAGCCTTCCTGTCTTCCAGCGGCGCGCTGAGCAGGCCAGGAGCGCAATCTCCGAGTTCGTGGCGGACGGCCCTTGCTACCTCAGCGTGTCTTGGGGCAAGGACTCGGTCACCTGCGCACATCTGCTTTGGGAAGTCTGCCAAGATAAGGTCCTTCTCGTGCACATTATCCAGCAGCCAGGAGAGAACCCATACAACGCTATCGTCCGGGACGCGTTCCTGACGAGATTTCCTATGCCCTACCAGGAGGTCTTGGCAGACTACACAGGTATTGACGGGAGCGAAAACGAGATCGATAGGCAGACCGACAAGGTATTTCTGCGCTGTTTCAAGAAACTTCCATACACTCGCTACCTGTCAGGAATACGCCGAGACGAGTCGGGCGGCAGAGCGATCCGCATGATGAAGCACGGCCTACGCAGCCTCAATACCCTGGCACCGATCGGGTACTGGAAGATACAGGACGTGTACGCCTACCTAGCCAAGCACGACCTGCCGATCCATCCGAACTACGGAATGCTGGGTGGCGGCCGTTGGCCACGCGAGAGCCTACGGGTATGCCGGGTAGGAGGTGTTCCTGGTCGAGGTATGGGTAGGTTGCTATGGGAGAATGAATACTATTCGTCTTTTCTTCGGAAGCACGTATGAACGCACATGCTTTACTTGATACCCTGACGGCCGCTTCCTTGGATGAGTTTCTGCGGGCTCCTTTTGAGATGTGGGCTGTGTACGCGCTCTACTCGGGGCAGGTGTCGGATCCAAAAATTCGCCGAGACGCCGATCGATGACTTACCTGCTTTGAGGGCGCGTACGACACCGAAACCGCGAAAGGTTAAATGGATGCTCGGATCCTTGAAATTCCGAGACAGAGCTTCTTCCCTGCCCCTGCTGGAGTGGTCCGATAGAACCTGGAACAACCTCCGACAACGCAAGATCAGGTAGCCCCGGCTTGACGCTATAACATAGCGCGCCTATAGTCAGAGCATGACGAAGCTGTACCGGCTGGAGCTGACCGAGGGTCAGGCGCGTGCCATCATGCAAGCGTGTGACACGCTGGCGCGTTTGGGCATGGGACAGCTTGCCAGCGCGGTCCTCGACAACACGCAGCATCTTCCGGGCTACGTCGACGGGTTGGCAGAAGCGCGTGACGTGCTTCACCAGATCGTCAACTGGATGGGGGGCGGGGCATACTTCGCCAGCGGGGGACCGAGCATCCACAACCCTCTGGTCCCCAATGCGCACCGGGCCGCATTCGATGTCGTCCAAGTCATTCGGCACCAGTTCTACACGGAGGGGCTGGATACCCGACCGATCGCTTCAAGCGAGCCGTTCCAATGTGGTGATGAACCGGTGCCCAAGATCATCGTTACTGAGGCGGGTCAGGAGTGACATACCCGGACAAGCTCGCAACGAAACGGAGCGATTTCTGGTTCAGACGGTTCGTCGATCGTTTGGACCCAGAAAGGGCGAAGACGCTTGCCAACAAGATCGTTGCGTGGGAGTGCGAGCTGGACAAGCGCCGACAGGAGGTGCAGCTTCTTCTTTCCCTCCAGGAAGAGGCCGCAGCGCTTGGTTTCGCGGCCGATGAGGAGAGTAGCGCGCTGGAGAAACTCCTCGACACTTACCGCGCGGGAAAGCCTCAGCAATGGACCGATAACGAGGTCCGGGAGCTGTTGATCGTCATGGGGGAGCGCTGCCAGCGAGGCGGTACTTCAGACCTCTCTCCTGAAGAGACCGCCGTCCAAGCTGACCTCCTCATGGCCGAGATGAAAAAAGGAAGAACGAACTGATGACCGTCTTCTACGGCATCGAGCAGACGACCGACCTGCGCCACCCCGAGACGAAGGTTGTGCGGCTATCCTCCCGCAAGGCTGCCCTCGACTGGCTTGCCAAGAAAGGTGAGCTTGCCTGGTCTGGTGCAGCTCGGCACGACATTCCGGGGCCGCAGCAGAACTTCCACCACCGCTTGCGCAGCGCTTACGAGATGCCGCCCCGCTGGCGTCCGCCCAGCAAAAAGGCGCTGCGCGAGAAGGCGTGGAACAGCTCCACCTCTTCCTACCCTCGCAACGAGTCGGACATGCTGGCGAACGCCGTCTACAAGGACGGGGAGGAGCTACTGCGATGACGAGATGTGATCCGCCCGTACGGGCGGATTGAGTGTGTTGAAAAGATGCTCGGATCTTTGAAATTCCGAGACTAGCCGTAGAATATCTCGAACGTCGAGGCAGTAGAAAAAAAAACACCACCTACACGCAGATCAGGCTTGCTCTGATCACTTACGTTGTCTATACTCAAGCTCAGATCAGAGAAGACTCCCTGAAGAGGTTCCTCATGAGCGTTACTTTCTGCCCCACCGACGGCCCCAAGCAAGAGGTACGGGAGCATTGTTTCCTTTGCGAGCAGACGCGCGAGTTCGCTGAGGCGGACGGCGTGCCCGTTCCCGAGTGGGGTTGTGCGTCCTGTCAGGGTGGGTGGGTGACCTACAGCGAGTCCGAGTGCTCGCTCAATGTGGCCAATCGCACGGCTGTGGTCCTTCTCCGGATGCTGGGGTACGCGGACCCAGATCTGCGCGGGTCGGTCCCCGCCGAAGAGGTGGCCAACATGCGCCGCGCTATCATGCGCGCGCTCAACCAGGACAAGGTCCGCGCCCCCTTCCGCACCGAGACCGAGACCTACGGTGGCGAGATGCGAACCGTTCCCCAGGAGGACGGCACCGTGGCCCTCCGACGATCGGGGCGGCACATCCTGTGCGGTTACGACGACAACCGCCTCACAGACCGCCTGGAGCGGTTGGATGAGGTACTGCAAAAGGCCCAGGAGTTGGACCTGGGAGTGAGCTGGGCATGAAACGCAAAGACATCCAGATCGGCGAGACGTACGCCATCGGCATCTCGACCAAAGCTGGTTTCCGCCACGTGAGGAAGGGGATCATTCTCGGCTTCGACGGCTACGTGGGAAATATCCGCGGGTGCTGGGCCAAGGAACGGTCCGGAGGGAAGGGCATCAACGTCGCTCTGTGCCGCGGCGCACCCAAAGAGTGGCTCTCCGGGGTCGCGCGACCGCAAGAAGTCCTGATGCCCTGGGACGAGTACGTTCAGCAGCAGGGTGAAAAGCAGGCGCGTACGCGCGAGGAGCACTTGCGCAAGATGGCACGTGTCGAGACCTACAACACCGAGTGGTACGCGCAGCGCAAGCGCCTCGAAGAAATCGGGCTTCCCGTATCCGGCGGTCTCATGGGCACCGTCAGCGGTACCGTCGATCGCGTCACCATCGACCGCACATCCCTCGACGCTTTCGTTGCGATGCTCGACAACACCGACCTGTTCGACACGCTCAAGGCCACCTACAAGACCCGGAAGAAGCCCGCCGCGTGAGACGCTGGGTCTGCCCCCGCTGCGAGACGGGTAAGCTCGCCCCGAGCAAACCTCGCCTGGACGATACCCGCCGCTACTGCCTACCGTGCTCCGACAAGACCGGCAGGCTCGTGAAGCGCGCTTGTCCAACCATCGAAGCCAAGAAAGAGGCGCGTCAGACAGCGCAAGCCGAGCGAGCTGCCAGGGTCCGAGCCAAGCAGCGGACCAAACGCTGCGCCGCCCAGGAGGCGGCCAGGGAGCGTAAGCGGGCGCTTTGGGAGGCACGCCCTGGGGTCGATCTACGCGCTGAGACGGCGCGCATCTGGAAGACGGTTCGGCGGGTAGCCAAAGCGGAGGGCAAGGAGCTGCTGTTGCACGCCAAGTACGGCATGCCTCCCATTGAGCTGCGCGCAGGGAGAGGCGCAGGAGAGCACGGTCACGCAAGCCCGGCTAACGGAGCCGTGGTGTACGTATCACCGCCCGCCTCAGTGCGCCTGCTGGAAGGAGAAATCTTAGCGGACGTACCCCAACGGCAGAGGGTCCGGCGTCAAATCCCGGTCAGTGCAGGTTCGACTCCTGCCGTCCGCACAATGGCCCGATGGTGGAATTTCCGGTAGACACGCCAGGCTCAGACCCTGGTGCCTTGTGAGGGGCATGCGAGTTCGACTCTCGCTCGGGCCACCACTACATGAAGCGGGTACTGCTCATGGGGAGCGACCAGTCTTGAAAACTGGAGGGCGCTTAGGCGTCGTGGTTCGATTCCGCTGCCCGCTGCCAACCTGTGGAGAGTGAACCCGGGAGGCCCGGGCTACGGCTGCTACCCGTCAGGACGCGCATGCGTTATGGATGTTGAAAGGATGCTCGGATCCTTGAAATTCCGAGACTGGATCAGGACCACCGCTCTCCGCCATCTTTCTCTGAGGTAAGGGGTTTTACGTTCCGGAGACTTCTAGAGATTTCCCCTTTGCTTTCGCGCCCTTGACGGCATGTGTTAACGTGCTTCTTGTACTGTCAGGAGGCCACGATGCACAGAGCCCTTATCTTCTATCCGTTCGTCGCCCTGGCTTTTTGCGCCTGCGGTACAGATCCGACCCAACAGAGTGACGCCGGCCCCGGCCAAGGCGTCGTAGCCGAAGACGACCCCGACCTGCTGTACGTCGAGGTCGAGATGGATGAGCTGATCCAGATCAACGGCTACAACGACGACATCCACCCTGCCGCGTCCAATGTGTACTACCCCCTCTACCCCGAGAACACCGTCCCGCCCGAGGTCGGGTTCGCCCTGAACGCCGCCATCCGTGCCCGGATACAAGAAGCTGGGCGCAGCATGGACGACATCGAATCAGCCAGGTTCGTCGCCTTCGAGATGGTGGAACAGTACGAGCGCAGCATCACCACCCTCTTTGAGGACATCACCTTGTACGTGAGCGCCGAGGGCGCGGCCCCTGTTGAGATCGCCTACGTCGAGGATGAGGCGTTGCTCGGCGACGGCGTGACCACCCTGTCCCTGGCGATGACCGAGTACGAGATCGCTCCCGCCATCACTACACCCGGGGGTCTGCGCTTCGTCACCGAGGCGATTTTCAAGGATTTCGGTACGAATTCGTTGGTGTTGTCCTACCGGCTCAAGGTCCGCATCGGACTCCGTGAACCCCCTTGAACGTCCAGGCCCGAGGGAGCAGACGGCGCATGGAGGTTCCACATGCTGCGCATTCTGCTCATCGGTCTCAATCTCTCGGCGCTGGCGCTCATCGCCTGCACCCCCAAGGCGGACAAATCCGCTGAGGCTCCCGCCAAAGAAGAGGCGCCGGTCGAGCCCAGGACTGACGCCGGACCGACGCCGCAGAAGGACGCTGGTCAGAAGCTGGCTGAGAAGCCAACCGCGAAGCCAGCTGCGACGCTAGGTAAGTAGGACCCAAACCGCCCGTACGGGCGGATTGTTAGGTGGGGCGCCCGTCACAACAGATCGGCTCCAAACACCCGCTTTGTGCTTGCCCTACGTATCCAATACGTTTAGGCTTGTAAAAACAGATCGGCGATGAATCGCTGAAGGAGGTCAAGATGGGTTTCTTCTCGTGGAACTGCAAGAGCTGTGGCCGGTCGATTCGCTCTGGGTATTCGGCGGCCGGTTACCGGGACTGGATGCAGCAGGCCGTGGCCATCCTGCCAGACGGCTCGGTTTGCAAGGGGACCTACGACGGCTACGGCAACATCGGTCACGAAGAGGACGAGACGCTTGATAGCGCCGCGCTCTACCACGAGGCGTGCTGGGAGCACGCTGGTGAGCCGACCGTTTTTAACGGACCCTCGGACCACGCGGGTGACCAAGGGATCTTCGTCGCGGAGCCTTTCACGGTCTTCCCGCCGGACTACGATCCTGCTGAGACGGGCGCCGATCCGCAACACGTCTACGAGCACGAGATGCTCCTGGTGCTGCGCGAGGCTGCTGTGCTCGGCGTCCTGGAGAAGGTGGGGCTCAGCGCCGACACGACCTTTGCTGGTGCCTTGGAGGCGATGGAAGAGCGCGCGAAGCAGCGTGACGAGGAGTTCCGTCGCGAGCAGGAAGAGTGGCGCGCGAAGCACGAAGAGGAGCAGCACGAGAAGACCCTCACGACCCTCCAGGAGGCCGGCTTCGACCTGGAGAACATCGAGGCGAAGATCCCCGAGGAGGGTATGACCCTCGCCAACGAACCCGCCATCGCGCTCCGCGACTACATCCGCAGTCTGCCGGAAGAGGAGCGCCCGGTCGTGAGCATCGAGTTCCAGGGCGCGCCGGACTACGAAGCGATCGTGTCGAGGCGCACATGATCAACTACAGCCTCCTCCGACAGAGCCTTGGCGAGATCAGTCTCTGCTCCGGCTTCTACCCGCAGCGCGAAGAGGTTGAGGAGCTGGAAGCCTTGGCCGACGCCTACGAGGCAGGCACGCTGCCGGACTCGGCCAGTGGCGGCATCTCCCTCAACTTCCACAGCCAGACGGACGGTGTAGAGGCGATGGTCCGCCTGTACTCGGACGGAAGAACCGTCATCCACGTCAAGTCAGCTTCGGGGAGCCTCGCCGAGGTCATCATCATTCACCGTGAGCTGAGTAAGGCGATCTGCTTTGCCACACTGGTCGAGACCCTACTGGTGAAATGATCTGTGTCCCACACTTGACCCAGAAAAAGACCGCGTTTAAGGTAGCTTTTCACCCCGCCAACAAGGAGTTGAAGCCGTCCTACGGGCAATGCTCTTCTACCTTGTCGGTGGACAACCACGGTCCAACAGTCAGATCGCAAGCTGGGCGGCTAGCGTGCCCAAGACAGCGCATCGGGCGAACCGATCTGAGCAAACGGACTACGGTTAAGCGTTGGGGCTACGACCGCCCCGAACTGGTGTGAGTACACACAGAGGAAAGCCCCCGGCCGCAGTGAGCGTCGCCGGGGGTTCTTCTTTGTGGACGGTGACCGCGCGCACACGCAGATCTGATCTTTTTCGGATCCGTGCTTGACACACAAACACTGTAGGACTACGATTGTCAAATCAGATCAGCGAAGGATCGCTGAAGGAGGATAGACGATGGGCAAGCAGTTCACTCCCGACCAGAAGGCGCAGTTCAAAGCCCAGAAGGAGAGCGAGGCGAAAGACCTCGTCGAGCAGATGAAGCGCGGCGTCGAAGCGCTCATCGGTTCGAACGCCTGGGTCCAGTTCCTCGCCTTCCAGGCGATGTTCTGGAAGTATTCCTGGACCAACCAGCTCCTCATCCACCTCCAGCGTCCGGGCGCCTCGCGCGTCATGGGGCGTCGGCAGTGGGAGACCCGCACCGGTCGTCGGGTGAAGGCCAGCGAGAAAAAGATCGCCATCCGCGCCCCCATCTTCGGCTGGGGTAAGCGGACGGAAGACGGGCAGGAGAAGCCCTACCGCTTCGTTCGATTCTTCAAGACCGTCTTCGTCTACGACATCGCGCAGACCGAGGGTCCGGACCTGCCCGAGCTGGACGTCATCCAGACCCTCGACGGCTCGTCTCCGGCCGCTGACCTCGCGTTCACGGCGCTCAGCAACCTGGCCCAAAAGAAGGGCTACACGATCGAGACCGAGCGCATGATCGACGGCATGGGCGGCTACGTGGTCTTCTCGGAGAAGCGCATCGCGCTCAACGAGGCCAACAGCCCGGCACAGCAGGCCAAGACCCTGGCCCACGAGCTGGCCCACGTCATCCTGCACAGCAAGGAGTCGGGCTTGTGCCACACCCCCACGGACTACCGCGAGGTGGAGGCCGAGAGCGTGGCCTACTGCGTCATGAGCGCGCTGGGGGTCGACTCTGCCAGCTACTCCTTTGGCTACGTCGCGCACTGGAGCGGCTCCGACCCGGAGAAGGTCGAGAAGGTGGCGGACCGGGTGCAGAAGGCGACGGCAGAGATCCTCACCTTCGTCGAGGAGCAGGCGCCCAAGCCGGCCAAGGACAAGAAAGCCAGCGAGATGACCCTGGCCGAGATGAAGGCCGAAATCGAGCGACTCAAGGCCGAGAACGCCTGCCTGATGGCGGCATGACCCTTAACCAAGGGGAGCGCTCTGCGGAGCGCTCCCCTTTCTCCTCAAAGAAGCGCATGAGCGCTTTCGATGTGAAAGACCTCGAACAGCGCGTCGCGGAGTTGGAAGATCAGCTCGAAGCATGCGCGGAGCTGCGTGAGGCCGCGCGCGACGGCGACGTCGGTCGCTTCTGACGCGCTGGCAAGTAGCCGTGTTGCTTCCATTGCTCCAACACTTCGTGGACCATGGGAACCTTCCGGGAGACACATGACGGACGAGCCCAACAATCTATGTTTCTGCGGGCGAACCAAGTGTCTGGCGCGCATCGCTGAGCAGGTGTCCCAAGGACTACGTGTCCATGGGCGATTGGAAGAGCTGGAAGGAATAATCGCTCCCCGCTTCCAGGAGTTGGTCCCACCCTCCGCATCACCCGAACCCGATCCAGAAAACTGAACTGGCGCCGTGTACGGCGTTTTTCCTGTACCGTGCTTGACACACCAAGCGTCCTGCGTATAGTCAAGCCGGCACCCAACGACTGAGGGAAACACAAGACCATGGGCAAGAGGAACCACCGTCAAAACAGTAATCTGTCGTACAACGGGAACCCCTCACAGGAGGGGTACAGCGATCGGTCGCAGGGTGGGTACGCCGCGCGTACACCGCGCCCCCGTTTGGAGTGGCAAAACGCCACCAACTTCGACTTCGGTCACGTTCGTACCCAGGTACAGACGGCGGAGGGGCAGAACGGCCGCATGTACTCTGTCTCGGTCGGCAGGGTGCGGCAGCGAGATGGTGAAGAGCAGGTGATGCGCTTCATTCAAGATCGGGACATCAAGGATGCAATCGACGGGCTGGAGGCTGCGGAGGATTGGATCCGCAAAGACGCCGGAGACGGCGCATGAGCAGCTCCGAGTCCGAGTGCGCTTTCTGCGGCGACTGCAACGCGCCGCTGGCGCTTTGCAGTCCCTGCGCCAAGCTAGGGAAACTGCTCAAAGCAGTCCAGAAGCTGGAGTATGTCACGCGAAGTGAAGACCCGGACGACGGACGGACATGGTCGCACGCGGCCGAGCTGGCGTGTGATGAGTTGTTTGTTGTCTTGAAAAGATGCTCGGATCTTTGAAATTCCGAGACCGAGACAAGAGAGCATGCCCCGCTACCGGCCCATCAAAGAAGGCTCCCAGGTGGAGACCCTCTCCGACAAACAGCCCGGCATCGTCCGGGCTGTTCATCCGTCCTCGGGTCAAGTTGATGTGGAGTTCACGGAAGGGGGGATGAAGCGCCTGAGCTTGGCCCTTATTCAACGGCGCAAGCGCCTGTACACCCGTAAGCGAGCACAACCGGTTCAAAAAATATCGGCTGTGGCCTTTCAATTTTGTCTCACCGAGGTCGTCAAAAAGCGAATGAGCCGGCTCGGTTTGACCTACGATACGCTTGCTCAGCGGTCGGGGGTGTCTCGGAGCAGCCTCTATCGGATGCTGAACGCATCAGAAAACGATACCCGGGTGTCAACGCTGGAGGCGGTAGCTAGGGCTTTGCAGATCAGTCCTCGGGAGTTTTGGACCGAGGCTCGATGAGAGAAGCCCCGAATTTGACAACCAAAACGGTGGCTACTACCCTTTGTAGGGGCCTACCTTCCCATTGGTCTCGCTTGGGTCAGGCGAGCGGTCTGCGATCCATACCCCCCAGGGCCGCTACGGACCGCTCGCCTGACTCTTCTATCCAAAGGACGCTCAAGTGCCGTTATCTGAGGTCTTACGAAGATTGAAGAGCGACGCCCTGAGCGGCCAGAACATGGCTCGGCTCCTGTCTGTGCTGGAGATGTTCGGCTTGGACCTTTTGTGCACTCGGAAGCGAGGTTTGCCGGGTGTGGGGGTCGATTTCACGTTGGTTGCGAACCGAGATTTCCGAGGTGAGTTGCGCTGCTTGGACTCCGGCTTGGTGTCGGTGCGCCTGGTTCTGGACGCCCCGTCGCGGACCGATTGTGAATACCTGCACACGGTGAAGGTGAAGACGGAGAAAGACCGTTTGAAGCTCACCAAGGAGCTGCGCAGGATCTTTCAGTTCATGGGGTTTCGCTGGATGCCTGCGGTCGCTTGAGTGGATGCTCAGGTCCTTGAAATTCCGAGACCAGGACAACTACGGAGGATTCGATGGTCCAGCCCAGACCCAGTGGCGAAATGATCACCGAGGACATGCCCTACCCAAGCGGGAAGCCCTTGACCGAAGACGCCAAGGAGGCTGACCCCAAGAAGCAGAAGCGGCAGAAGCCTTCGCCGGCAGACGACGAGGATGACGATCAGTGACCCGCCAAGAGATGCTTCAGGCGCTCACATTCGCCGAGTTGCTCCGCCGTGAGGGCGCCATTCAGCCTGGACTGTCCCGGCTGAAGATGCTGGCGGTTACTGCTCACGAGGTAGCGGCCGAGGCTGAGCAAGTCTTCTCCGAGAAGGACGGCAAGCTCGTCCTCTTGGAGGGGCTTGCGGGGGAGCCGACAGACCCTGGCTTCACTCCGCCCTCAGCCGCCTAGTTGGTTGTCCTGCCACCCGCCTCTGTGGCGCCGTTTTCACGGTGAACGGATGCTCGGATCTTTGAAATTCCGAGACTGGTACGGGCAAGATCGGCGGCTGAGGTGAGTAGGTGCTTTTCGCCTTGTCAAGAAAGCGTTCCGAGTCTATAGTGCGAAGCGATGAGCGAGACCAACCCTCCGCCGGTAAAACCTACCCGCATCAAGGACGAGCCGTGCGACTGCGATCTGCGCAACCGCCAGTGGAACCCCCACACCGGCCGTTGTGAATTCTGCGGCCGGAAGTACCGAAAGGGGACATGAGCAACTTCCTCTGGCTCCAGCAGGCTCGTACGCTGCTTCAGCGGTTCGACTTCTACCTGGGCAACGCGCTCAAGTACCTGTGGCGCGCCGGCAAAAAGGGCGGGGCTACCAAGGTCAGCGATCTGAAGAAGATCCGCACCTACATCAACGAAGCGCTGGAACGCGAAGAGGGCTTCCAAGCCGTCGAAGACTGAAGGAGAAGAACCTGTGAGCGAAGACAACGAGCCCGTCGTGTTCACCAGAGGGGAGCGCGGCGAGGTAGGCCGACCCAACGGCAAGACCGCCCGCCGCAACAAGCTCAACGCCATGACCAAGGAACAGCGGCGCGAGCACCGCAAGGCGTGGCGAGCCAAACAGAAGCAGGCGCAGGAGGCTCGTAAGACCCGCGTCCGCGCAAAAACTAAGGTTCCCCTGCATGAGAAGCGCGCCTGGACGCTGGTCTTCCGCGGAGCTATGTGCCGTACCTCCGTGAGAACGGAGAGGAGTCGAGCCTGTGGGTAGGTGTCGCAAGCCCCGCGTCCCCAAGCTCCACGGTGAATGGATACTCGATGTCCTCGCCGACAACATGTACGACTCGGAGGGGGCTCTTCCAGACCACTCCTGGCTCGATGCCGTCTCCCACGAGAAACAGGGGGAGCTGGAAGAGGTTGTCAACCAAGTCGTCAACCAGTGGCTGGAGAAGCACAACCTGCTGCCGGACTGGTTTGTGGCGGAGGATGCTGAGATGGTGGAAGTCTGATGCAAGAGCAGCGTTACAGCGGGGAAGAGATCGAAACGTTTGACCCGACCGACGAGCAGATCCTCAAAGCCGTACACAATCCCGAGAACAAGAAGGTCACGATTCGCCGACTTCCGGCCGACCACCAGGCGAAGCGCAAGAAACGCCGCAAGGCGCAGAAGGCTGCGCGTAAGAAGAACCGCTGAGCCGTACGGGCAGACCCCATCAATGAGCAGCCGAGCACAGCGCCGCCAGATGAAGAAAGCCGCCAGGAAGGCGGACGCCGTCGGCGTGCGGTTGCTGCGAGGCCCTGTGGGAGGCTGGACAGAACTCCCTGATGTCCATGCCCGGATTGGTGAGGTCTTGGCGCTCGACTCCGCTGCCAACAATGAGGTCCGCATCCCCGCCGCCGGACTCTCCTCCGTCACACGCGCCTGGTACAACAACCACTACGAAGTCCTGTTGTGCGAACACGACACCGACTGGGGACTCGTCGAACGTTTGGCCATCCGGCGCGCGGACCGAAAACCGATCCGATCGTGGGCAACCCTTCAACAGATCAAGCGCGAGCTGCTCCCCGACGGCGCCGAACGGGTGGGAGTCGAAATCTACCCACCCGACGATGAAGTCGTTGACCAGCAGAACTGGTACCACCTGTGGGTGTTGCCTCTAGGCACAAGCCTTCCTTTCGGCTTGCAGGGCTCTCACCTATGACCGACATCCCGGTCTACACCGGCGACCCGAGCCAGTGGTACACCGGTTCCTACAGGCACCTGCTGAACGCCGGGTGGTTACCGCCGGACGACGCGCAGAACCTCCGAGAGGAAGTCCAAGCTCACGCACGCGCTGTTGAGCAGTGGCAGGAAAACCTGGAGAAACTGGAGATGGCGCTCAAGCAGTCACAGCGCCGTGAGGAGAAGCTCGAAGACGAGCGCGACAAGATGCGCGACATGCTCAAGGACACCGAGAACGGCCAAGTTGCCAAGATGGCGATGGGAATCTTTATTCAACTGGAGTCGATGGCCTCGATGGGTGCGCTGGAGCAGGTTCGTGAGCACTTGGCCAAGATCACAAGCCACCCCATCACTGAGCCCAGTGGCAAGAAGATGCTCCGCTCATTGCTCCCGTTCGCTCAGGAGTGCGACGCGCTGACGGCGCGCATCCGCCGCATCCGAGACCACCTCAAGCCCCTCATCGACTTGTTGACGCAGAAGGGCTGCGCCGGCACGGTGACCGTCACCGACAAAGGTGACGGAGGGCGTGCGCATCGCACCGCTACCTTGTACCGGGCGTCTGTGCTCGATGCTTTGGAGGACCCCTCATGAACCAGCCCGCCGTCGCCGGAGCCCTCTTCGACTTCGCCGCCTACCTGACGTCGCTCGACCCGCCGCTCACTGTTGGTGCCAAGCACATCAGCTCGGACATCCTGGAGCATTTACAGGCTTGGGCCAAACTTCGCGGGTTCGACCTCGATCCGGCGGACGTCAAGGACTGGAACAAGACCCAACGTACCTTCGCGCACGAGTTGATATCTGTCCAACCGATGCCTGGGCCGACCGGCGTCCTCTTCCTCCTGGACTACACCTACGGCACGACCAAGCCTCAACGTACCTATCTCGCCACCATCCGCTTCCTACGGTCCGTGCCTGATGGGCGCTACGTCGCGCTCGCGCGCATCGGCGGCAAACCTGCCAAGTGGGGCCTCGTCGTCGACATCGAAGAGGTGCGCGGTGAGGAGGTCACCGCGCGCGTGGCGTTCCTCTCGGACAAGGGGGACCACGATTTGATGGTTCCGCGTCGCACCTTCGAGCTGATCGAGGGCGACCGCGTTGTCGCCAAGGGGGTTCTCTCATGATCTGGCGCTTGCTCGCTCTCATCAGCATCCACGGCCACCACCAGAACCTCAACCAGAAGCCCGGAGACAGGGGCTTCAAGGCGTCTGGGTCCATCCTCCGTCACGGCCGTGCTTGGGCGACCTTCGGTAAAAGGGTCGGGGGCGGCTGGCTCAATCTCCGCTGGGAGTGGAACCTATGGTCTCGCTCATGTGGCGCCGGTGTGAGTGTCAACTGCGAGGACGGGTTCTGCTTCCACTTCGCCTTTCCGCCGATCTCGCTGTGGTTCTGCATCGATCTGCGTGCGCTGCGCAAGCTCCACAACACGTACGACTGGTACGATCTGAGGTTCTCCATCCACCACTGGGCGATTTGGGTCTCGTTGTGGGCCTACGATGCCGAATCCCGGAACCGTGTCTCCTTTTGGTCCAAGTACCGCCGCCGCTTCAATTGGTATCCACTGGACACGGTTTTCGGGCGCACGAAGCTCGAAGACATGGTGCTCCACACCGAGCCCATCACCGTTCCGATGCCGGAAGCCAACTACGCCGGGACAGCAACGCTCAAGGTCCGCGGTCGCAAGCGCAAGCGCAAGCGCTGGCCGTGGTGGCCTGCCAAGCAACAATGGACCGCCGTCGACATCGACATGACGGACCCCGTCCCCTTCCCCGGTAAGGGGGAAAACTCCTGGGACTGCGGCGAGGACGCCACCCACGGCTACTACGGGCCGGCGGCGTCCATCGAGGACGCTGTGGGGAACCTGGTGACGAGCACATTGAAGCGGCGGCGCAAGTACGGCGGCCGGGACTGGAAGCCCGAGGCTGTGCGGGAGGCGGTGTGACCGACATCCCCAAAGACGCCCGTGAGGTCTACGTCAACGATGACGGCGAGCCTGTGGCTTACCTTCCCAAGGACGGCTTCGGTATCACCGACATACAGAGGTGGGAGTTCTTTCAAGCCAACCGAGCACGCTTGGTAGAGCTGGAACAAAGATCTGCCCAGAAGGCGCAGGAAGAGGGCGGCGCTTTCTGTGTCGTCTGCATAGACGTCGACGACCCGGCGTGGACGACCCTCGTTGACCTCCTCATACCCGGGCACGACTGGGACGCTATTCGCGCCCAGGGCCAAAAGCCGGTAGCACGAGGAGTGGTGCCGAGGAGCTTGATCGTTGCCATTGTCGAGGAAGTATTTCCGGCCGCAGGGGCGCCCCCTGTTGGGGTGTTTTCGGCAGTCTTCGCAGCCGGTGGGGGCTTGTACGTCTGCGCAGCAGAGAGTTCCGCAAGAGGGGCTTGACTAACCATTACCGTATGTGTAAGGTGTGGACATGCCCAGAGGTGCTAAGCCTGGCAATGTGCTACGACAGGTCGCCGTCTGTGACAGCAAGAACCGCTACACCACAGAGGCGGCAGCGAGGGTAGCGGCCGAGAAGAACCGCCGTACCTGGGGCGGTCCGAGGCTCCACCCCTACCAGTGCCCGATGTGCGGTGGCTGGCACCTGTCGAAAAAGGTGCCCAAGAAGAGTGTGACCGTACACAACGATCCACGACCCTAGGACAAGGGGCATGGTCTGAAGACCTTGGCAAATGTTTGTTCGAAGGTATTCTTCGAGGAAAATTGGCACGATCTACAATCTTCATATGGCTCGCCTTGATGCTCGCCACCTGCGCAAGCGTACCGGAAGAGACCGCGCTCGCGCCCCGTACCAACGAGCCCTACTGCGCCAAGCTCTACAAGCGCTTCAACGAAAAGGAGCGCGTGTACGAGTGGGTGTGCATTGAGAAGCGGTTCAAAGATCTTGGTTGACGTAACCACATAACGTGGGTATAGTCAAGGTCTATGGTCGGTGACAAGCTCCCTTCTTTGACCGACGAAGTCCGCGCCCGTCTGGAGGCGTGACCACCGAACCGGAGTCAAGGGCGGCTCCGCCGTCGACCGATATCGGCGGGTCGACGACGCCTGCGTCATTGTTGGCAAGGGAAACACCCGCATCGGGCGTGGTCGGTCCGGCGTCCAGCAGGGTTATCCCCGCGTCGGCCGGGTCCTCGTTGGCACAGCTTCCACAAGACCGCTCCCCTCCGCAGCCGTCTCTCACGACGCCGCAGCTGAGTTCGTAGACGGAGCAAACCTCGTCGGCTGACGTGGGGCTGCACTCGTCGCACAACGATGCCCGAACGTCACATACGTCTAGCTGAGGATAGGTCGACACAGCTACACATAGTGTCTTCAGATACGCCGCGATTGCGCGGACGGTGCGGCACCGCCACGGGCACTCCCCTAGTTCAGCGCATTGGCCTGCCCCAGCGAAGAAGTCCGCGTCGCATGTGTCGGTCTTGTTCGACCATACGCACCCCGTGCAACAGGGCTCGATCGTCGAGTAGCACTGGTCGTGTTCGAAGCAGACACGGTTTAGGCAGTCCCCCGGAAACCCCCAGGCGAAAAGAGGGCCATCCCCCGCCGTCAACCAGCCAGTTCCGCAGTAGGCTGTGTCCACGTTGTAGGTTAGTGCCTGGCTCAAGGACCGCTGCACGTTCGTTGCAGGCGGCAGACCCGCGAGGGTGTCAACTCGCGCGAGAAACGACAGCATGACCGCAGGATCGTTCCAAGAATCTGGTACTAGATCGACTCCCTCCGCCAATAGCTGTTGACCAGCCACGTCGACCAAGTTCCTTAGGTCGGCGTCGCTGCATGTCTCCCCACAGGGGCGCGCCGCTGCGTCTTGCTGCGGGGGGGTGCAGGCCATGAGGGTTCCAAAGATCGCGAGGGGTGCGAGCGCGTGACTGGATGTTCTTGCCAGCTCGACGCCTGTCATCCGCGACACACGCTCCGCGCATTTCATCGCGCGCTTGTCGCCTCCGTGAACACCCACACCCTGCGCCAAGAACCGGAGGGAGCGCCGCAAGTGGGGCGCTTCTTCATCCAACTCCGTCCTGTTCTCGGCTGGCTCGGCTGGTGACTGGATGCGGCGCAGAGCCGAGAGCATTTGTAGAGCGAGAGCCATCACTCGTCGTCCTTCGCGGGATCGCTAAACTCCGCATCGACGACATGCTCCGTCCCCTGCGGCGGGTGAGGGCCCGCGAACGACACGATGATGTACGTCGGGTCGCCGTGTGACGCGAGGTAGATCCGAGGGACGTGCCGGGTGTCGTCGTTCCAGCCCTCGGCGTTCCGCGGCTTCAAGTGCTTGTACGAACGAGTCAACTTGGCCGGTTGAGCACCCGGACTCGTCTTGATCGTGCCGGTAGTCTTGATCTGGTCCTGCTCCGCGGTCAGGTCGCGCCTCTTTGTCACGAATACGACCTCTTCTGCCTTGAACTCGAGCTTCAGGTTGTCAGACCGGGCCAAACGACTCGCCCACCGCTCAAGGACCGTCAGCGACCCACCAAAGAAACCCCAGTGCTCGGTATGAACCGCATCGGCGTTCAGACCGTTCGCGCTCACCCAGAGACGCGGCTGTCGTTCCGCGGCCTCCCTGAACCAATCGTTTGGTGTGGCACCGACGTACAGATCAGCAGCGGTCTGGTCGGCTCGGACCGTGCCCCCGAGTTGCCGCAGCCCTTCCTTGACCCGCGCGTAATCCCACTTCGGAACCACATACGGCTGACGCTCGAGTCCGAACCGCTCCCTCCACTCGCGCGCAACGTCGCTGTCGATGTTCACGGCGAGCACTCGGTCTTCAGCCAGCACGGTTTTCGGCGGCGACTGCGGTTCCACACGAACGTTGTCGAAAGCGCAGTCGTTCACGAGACCGGTCGCCGTAGCGACCAAGTAGTGGGGTACGACGAGGAAGATCACGTGGCGTGCTCGCAAGCATCACTGCTTCGCGGGTCCGTCGGACATCAACGCATCGTAGATCGCTCCGGCGGGAAGAAGCAGGCGACGAAGGTCGGTCTCCGCCATGTGCGGGAGTACGCGAGACACGAACTCAACCAGCGACTGGGACTGAACTCCTGGGCTCGTCGGCGTGTCGCGCTTGGGCTTCGAGGCGCGGCGCACCACGTCGCGATCGGAGAGAACGACCGCAAGCTCACTTCCCGCTGCGCCTGCAGCTTCGAGCCGCTCGGCCAGTGCATTCGCCAAGTATTCAACGCGGTACTTGAGGTAGCGAGCAGCCAAGTCGGAGCTGATCGCACCCAAGTCTCGGGTGAACCGTTGCCACCATCGGGGCTCGCCCAAGTCTTGCACTGCCGCGAGGAGGGACGCGCGGAAAGGCTGAAACTCCTCTTCCAATGACTCAACGAAGGCACGCGCCATCTCCCGGTGATCATCGGGAGTGAAGAGTTGAACAGGCGTTGCGTCACTCTCCTCCTCCCCGTCAGGAACAACCCGCACTCGTGAGTCGACAACGACGAGCCGCGAGCGGCTGTTCGGCCGAACGAACGCCTGCCACATCCCAAGTGGCCGGCGGGCGGCAGACACGTCGGTGTCGGAGTACGCGTTCGCAACGATCCGCCACGATGCTCCAGTGCCAACAGCCCGTGCACCGCGGACGTGTTCCTCCACGAAAGCGCGTAGGGTCCGGGCACCGAGCTCCGCAACGCCACGCGGCGCAATGCGGCGGACAAGCAAGCCGGCAGCGGGACCGCTTAGGCCGGTTGGGCCAGCGTCCGCGGCATTCTCCGCCAGCAAGGCGGCAACCTGGGTGACTCGTTCGTCAGTTGATTGGGTCAAGATCCGTACCTCCGTTCAAGTAGGAGACGGCCCCACCAATCATTGGTGGGGAACATCCGTCTCGCGAACGCGGGTACCGACCGGTTCAGTGGGATGACGTCGAACTTAGAGCGTGAGAGGTCGCGCGCTTTCGCTCTAGAGAGACCTGCTCAAGAACAAGAAACGTTCGGTTTCTTCATCCACACAGCAGCAAGGACGGGAGTACATCCTTCACTAACCCAAGGCTGCCGACGCAAGCGTGACTCCGCATGACCCTGAGCCGAGTTCAGTATGCTCACCAAAGGGCGGGGCTGTCAAGCGCACCACCTAGCGGCTTTGCCCCCTCAACCAAAATGCCGTTCCTGTTTAGGATCTTGCCGACGCGACGTGGCGAGCGGATCTCCAGCGCCGGTATCCGCCCGCAGGCCCTCAGGTGCGTCCGCGGGGTGGCGTGTTGTAGACACGGGTGGGGAGCGCTCGCCGACGATTCGCGCGGGCTGCCACGCGAGCGGCATCAGCTCCGGCAGGTCGCGCGCGCGGGAAAACGGCGGTGCGAGGCGCAGGGAGCACGTCGGCGAGGTACTCGAGGGCGTTGATGTCGTTGAGCAGCGGGTCCTGGCCGACGACGGGGCGAACGATGTTCGACAGCCCCTCGAACGACTTGTTCATGCGGACGGGCTCCACGGCGACGTAGACCCGCACCGACGACGGCAGGAGGATCATGCGCCTCTCCGCGCACCAGCTCGTCGTCGTCCCGGCGGCCAGGGCTTCTTCCTCTACGATGGCGATAGCGAGCAGTTTTTCGGGGGTGAGCACTCTTGACCTCCTTCAGCGACTCATCACTGATGACCTATTTGTATCTCCTCTTATGTGTCTTGTCAAGCCTATGATCCTGGGCTCTTGTCTTTTCCTGTAGAGCGTGTATTGTCAAGGTACCATGACCCGGAGCAGCGACTACATCAAGGGCTGGCGTGACGGCGCTAACGCGCTGGATGAGCGCCCGACGCTCACGGAGTTCGTAGACCTGACCAAGTTGGGCCTACCGCCCGAGGATGTGGAGAAGCTCCAGGAGTACCTGCGCGGTATGCGCGATGGTCGAGCTGCTTTCGGGAAGGCTCTCGACGAGGAGGAGACCTGAAAGTGCTCCGAGTGCAAAACCAGCTACGACAGGTGCGACCCTACCTTCCGAGGTGTTCGTGAAGAAGGGAGAGGACGGTGGGTAAGCGTCTCGTAGACCACCTTTTTGACGAAGCGCAGCAAGCCCTGTCTGTGGTCGGGGAAACGATCCGCCTGCCCGATACGGCTGTGGACACGGCCGAGCAGTGGCTCCGAGCCCGTGGGTTCGACGTTCAGCGCATCCCTGGCCCGGACAGTTTGTTTCAGTGGGACCTTCCAGAGCTTCAGTGGGATGGAACCACCCTACGCGCTGCCAATGGGTCTGGGCTGATTCACGAGTTCGCGCACTTCGTCGTGGCCGCGCCGCGCCGTCGTAGTCTTCCGGGGTTTGGGCTAGGAGGCGAACCCGAAGGCGTCGCCTTGACCAAGGCGTATGTAAATCCTGAGTTGGCGGATAGAGAGGAGACCCTCGCTTCTTTGCTCGGGATATTGATCGAGCGCCACCTCGGTGACGGTTGGGTCATTACCTTCATCGATCACGACTGGGTCTGGCAGGACATGCGGGGAAACCCCCTTGAGTGGACAGACGACGCGAGTGAAGGTGACCACATGCACGACGTCTTGAAAACGCTCCAAGAGCGCGGATTGGTGGACGACCACGCCAACCCCATCCTGAGTAACCTGCCGCCTTGGCAGCCAACCCTGAACGACTAGGTGAAAACTATGGCTAAGCGATGGCAAGACGACAAAGATTTCACTGAGTTTCTGGACGCTATGCGCTATACAGGAAACCTGTCCGACGGTCTCTACCTCTATATGTGGGAAGCGTGGCGCCACGCCAAGGGTGACACATCTATGCTCCCAAAGCCCCGCGCGGTTGAGGAGGGCGGATCGCAAACAAAGCGCGTGGCGCGCGCGGATGTGTATTTGGACGAAATGATCGGCGCAGCCCGAGACCGCGTCATGAGCGCGATAGCGCTCAAATGTCGATGCACCTACGAAGCAGGCGACTCACCATGCCCTGTTCACGGGCTGGAAGACGAGGAGGGGCGCGTCTGATCAGCGTAACAAAACCGGGTTGACTTGTCCTGGCAAGAGCGCCTAGTTTTGTCACATGGCGCGCCCCTCGAAGCGATGGGACTACGGCTACACCGACCTGGCGGGTTTCCTCAGCATGTCCGAAGGGGCTGTGCGCCAGGCCGTCTACCGCGGAGATTTCGACCCCGACGACCTGGACTCCCTGTTTGAGTTCAAACTCCAGCGGGCAGGCGGGCTCAGCGAAGAGCGCCGCTCGCGCATGCAGGATTTGGTTGAGGCTGCGCAATCCGAGGCGCGGAAGAAGGTCCCATGAGCTGGAAAGACGTGGACGTCTGGGAACAACCGGAAGAAGAGGTGGACCAAGCTCGTCTGGCAGAGCAGCTCGTCCGAAATCTCGACCCACTATCCCCTTGTCATGAGGTATCCGACCAATCCGCCCGTACGGGCGGATTGACTCCCGAGAAAGACGACGCGAAAGACGATTTGCGCCGGTACATCGGTGGACAGTTTCGTTTGAGCCCTCGCGCCCGGAGCATGGTGCTCCGGTGAATCTCGCAGGGGTGCGAACGGCTGTGAAAGTCGGCGATTATTGGCAGCTTTACGAGGATGGAAAGGTCGTCTTGACGACTGCGGAGGAAGGGCAAGTAGACAAATGGATCTGGAGACCCGCCTCCCTGCTCGACGACCTGGCACCCGCCATTCGCAAGCGCACGGCTTCGCCGGAGAAGAGGACAACACGGTGACGGACTCCCAAGAGAAGGTGCCTCCGAGCTTTGAAGAAGCTCTTGCTCGGATCGACCCCAGCATGCACAACACCTGCCGCTGGCTGGCCGAGCGCGGGTACACCATCTCCGTTGTGGGGGTCGAGGACGAGCCGATGGTTTCCCTCTTGGTGCCGCCCGAGTTGATCACTCACTACGCTCGGCACCTGCGCACGTTGCTCTTCCAAGAGCACGGTGTCTTGGTGCAAGCAGTCGCCCCTCACAACCGGTTGGGCGTGCCCACCATTGTCGCCACCTACGACCCCTCGGACGACACAGCCGTCATCGACCTCATGGGGGTCGACGACTCCAAGATCAAGCCCAACTGGGCCAAGGGCGACAAGATCCCAAGCCTGGTGGATCGCGCAGGGAGACCCCTCGCATGACTGTCATCTCAGACCCGCTGGTAGAAGACCGCTTCGATGAGATCACCAACCTCGTAGTTACCATGGCCCTCCAAGAGGCAGAAGAGCATGCGCTGTCTCTGCTGGACGAAGACGAAGAAGAACTGGCGGTCGCCTTCTGGGAAGAGCTGGACGAGTCCGGCCTGACCGAAGATGCGTTGTTTGAGCTGATTCAGCTCAGCCCGGCCGGTAGGAAGCTCAAGAAAAAGATCACCAAAGGCATCCAGAAGTTTGCCAAGAAAGGCATCAAGCGCTTCCAGAAGACTGGCATCGGCAAGCGCATCACCGGATTTGTCCACCGACGCGCGACCTCCAAGCAGAAGGCTGCGCTCAAAAAAGCCCAAGCCGCCTCCGCCAAGGCTCGGAAATTCCAAGCCCGTGCCTCGAAAGCCGGCAAACTCGCCGCCCGTACAGCGCCTCCAGGAGCACGGCCCGCCAAGGCGAAGCCCAAGAAGCCTGCTACGAAGAAACCAGCGCCCGCCAAGACCAAGGTCGGGGCGCCTGAAAAGACGAAGGTACTTCCGAGCCCAAGCGCCAAGACCAAGATCAGCCGGAAACCCACGACCAAAACCACCACCAAGACCCCGTCCTACTCGACCTCCGGACGGCTCAAAGCCCTCAAGCACTCTGCCTCCAAAAGCCGCAACGGGACTCTGCATCCGTCTGTTTGAGCTTTTTTCTCGTCTGGCCAACTACCTATGCCCCTCCCCGATACCCGCCGAAATCTCTTGGAGCAGCTCGCGCCCGAGCCGCGAGCCACGACCCCTGCGGTCCAGGCGCTCATCCGGGAGTTCTTTCGCGATGGGGATGTAGAAGGCGCAGAGCACTTGCTCAAGCAAGGATTCGCGGACCTGGGAGCAGACGACCCCAAGAGCACTGCTGAGGAGTTCACACGCCTCGCACGCTCCGTCCAGCGCTTCTACATGGAGAATGCACCGCCAGCGCCTCTCGCCCACCTGACCGCGCGTCAGAAGCAAGCCCTTAAGGATTTTTTGTCCCGTGTCTGAAACTACTTCCCTGCGTAGGAAGCTCGACCGGTGCCGTGAGAAGCTCCGCCAGCAGCGCTATGGCTGGGGGCCGAGTTTCGTCGGGTCCCGAGTCGTGCGGGTCAAGAAAGAAGCACCGGCAGAAGAGCCGCCGCCCCCCAATGGCAACAGCGCCCCCACCAACGGCGCAACGAATGGGGGAACAGGTAACGGGGGTTCCACGGGGAACACTGGTGGAGAAACCGGCAACCCCCACGGCCTACAGAACACCAAGCGCGGGTCTATGCGCCGCGAGGACGCGCCCGGGCCGGTAGCGCGGAGCCTTCAGCGGGACATGGGGCGCGTGATGTCTCTCGCCAAAGACCTTGGGCAGCTACGTAAGGCCGACCAGCCAAAAGCCTTCGATGTAGGGGTGAAGCTCCTCTACGCCCTTGCTGACCTGTTCAGATCGTCAGGAGCGCCTGATGCGTCCATCGGAAGCATAGAGACCGCCGCCACCAAGCTCAGCCGGCTGAGCAGGAAGCCTCCTCCCAAAGAAAGAGCGCGGGTGATGGGGGAAGAAGCTGTCTCCGCCGTCTCCGGGGTAGGGGTACTGGGCGAACACGCGCCCCTCTACACCGAGTTGGACCGCATCATGACGGACTGGCCCTACGCAAACCCACAGGGACCGGTCTACGAGATATGGGCGCTCAAGCTCCAGAACTACCTGGACCTGACCACCCCTAATCTCTCATCTCAGGACTGGGGCGCCCCCATCGCAGAAGTAGACGCGGTCCTCTGCAAGAAGAGGGAGGCCGCCGCCGTCGTGCGCGGGGACTTCCGGGCAGCGGAGTATTGGCGCCAGACCAGACGGGGTAAGCAAGGGAACAGCCCCACCGCCACATCCAAACAGCAGGCGCGCCCTGTACCACGCCCAAAACAGACCACATCCAAGACTGTGCTCCCTCATCAGGGGAAGGACCCGTACCGATGACCAGCGCTGCTTCCCTCCTCTTCAGCCTCAACGAGACTGTCATCGCTCTGACCGAGCGAAAAGAGTTGGTTACCAAACAACCAGTAACGGTGAAGTACCAAGACCTCGGGGATTTCGGGGGCACCCAGCGCACGTCCAACAACTACGTGCTGTCTGTCCACGGCGCGCCCATGGAATGGAACCCCAAGCTCAAGCGCATGGGCCTGCGCTGGAACAGCGGCGCCAAGACCTGGGAGTACAGTGTTTCTGTGCCCGCCTTTGGGCATACCCAGAAGACAGCGGCGCACAAGGCCCTGGTGGACAAGGCGCATGCCGTCCTCAAGAAGATGGCCGACGACCACAACGAAGAGGTGCGCAAGCACAACGAGGGGCTCAAGCAGACCCCCAAGGACATGCGCGAGCGGATGCGCAAGATCGACCATGAACTGCGTCGTAACAATTGGCTTTCTTCCCTCGGCCTGGACGTCGAGGTCGAGTGGCCCAAGAAGTGGGGGCCGGCCGCTGAGCCCATCGTCCATCTCAAGGGCAAGGGCACCTTCGCCGCCAAGGAGGTGCTCAAGAAGCACGGCTTCTCGTTTAACGGCACCAAGAAGTCGTGGTTCCTCCCCTACCGGGAGTGGTCGCTGGTTGCCACCAAGGTCGCCACCGCCCTCGCCAAGGAATTCAAGGAAGACGCGGGGCTGCCCGAGTTTCTTGATCTCATGGAGGAACTGGGTGTTGTTGTGTGCCAGCCCCAGGGAGACCCTTGGAAGCCGCCGCAGATCCCTCAAAACAGTCCCGTCATCACAGGCGGAGACCTGGACGAAGCCAATACGGACGCCCTTTGGAAGAAACTCCACAAGGAGTTTCCCGATGTACCTCTCGGCGATCTCAAAGACACAGCCACAAGTGTCTCCCCTCGCATGAGCGCCACCGGCAAAAAGATCCAAAAGCGCTACCTGACCCTCAAAAAGCAAATGAAGGTCGAACATTGGCTACACAAGCTGGATGAACTGCTGGCCCCCTTCGCCGAGATAGGCAAGGGCGCGCACGAAGAAGCCAAGCAGCTCGCCCAACAGATCGACCAGCTTCAAAAGACCCCCTTCGAGGAAGCTCGTAAGCAGCACCGAGGGGGAGGACAAGATCTGAAGAACAAGATCAAAAAAATCAGAGGCATCGTCAGAAAGCTGCAAGATCTGGTCAAAGACGACCCATCGCTCGCCCCTTTGCTGCTGTCGACGCAGAAAAAGCTGCGAAAGGTCATAGACCAAATCGAAATCGGAGAGCTGCGAAAGCTCTAGACCAAACCCAAATCGGGAAAAGTAGAGGAGTCACCCCCTCATGTCCGCATACGACCCCCGCGACCCCAACTGGATGGCCGAACAGCGCCGGCTGCTCGGCCGCACCCTCAGCTCCAGCCATTTGGCGCCCTCCATTCACGATCCAACCTCCAACCCCTCCTCCCACGGGGTCACCCAACCGTCCGTACGTACGGGCGCGGTACACACGGGCGCCCGACCCCTCTACGAGGCGCAGCAGCCGGAGCCGTGGGAGGGGCAGATTCCAAAAGCACCCGTGCCGCCCAACATGGACCCCATTTTCCAAGGGCTGCACGAGAGAGCCCCCTCTCACACACCAAGCGTGCCGCGTGTACACAGCGCGCCAGCGCCCAAAGAACAGGACCCCCTCACAGAGGCCCTCAACTTGGGGAGGGGTGGTGAAGTCGCGCCGTCCTCCCAGGAAGATCCTGCCCCACAGGTGACGGCCCTCAATCCGAGGGTACTGGACGAAGCTCTGTCCATGAACGGCCTGACCAAGCAGCTCCAGGCGCTCAAGGACAGCAACCAGCACAACGAATCTCTGGCAGTGGTGGCGGAGAAGTTGGGCGGCGCGAAGCTCGCCCAGGCCGCCAGAGCCCTCAGCACCATCGAAGACGCGCTTGGTTACTCCCCCGACTCCGTACACAACCTGCGCCGTGACCTGGCAGACCGGGTCAGGTTTCTCGCCCAGAAGAAGCTCGATCGGGAAGCCTTCTCTCAGCTTCGGATGGTTTTACCAGGAATGTACTGACGCACGCATACAGAGATCGAGCGAGAGCAACTCAAACCATAAACCTCATATATTTCATATACATAGGCTATACGTACCAGTACAAAAATCCGCCCGCATGTGGCAAGATTTTTTCCGACCCCACCCTCAACGACACCCTTTCAACCTAGGGGGAGGAGGAAGAGTAATGACGCCCTGTACCTCTGCCGCCCCTCCGAGCCTGTACGCGCCGATCGTGCGCTACGTACGGGGTTGGCCAGTCGGGTATATCGCCACAGCCCCCATAGCGTCGCGCCATGCGCGGCTCCCCGACGAGACCGCCGAGCTGCGCGGCGTCGGCTATTGCTCGGTGTGGCTGGCGGAGGGGAGCCTCGGCGACGAGGGCACGCGCCGAGGGGAGTATATGGACCGCGAGCGCGCCAGGGCGCGTGCCCTCCTTGCCGCCGGGGAGACTGGACCATGACCCGACTCCGAGACCTCGATGGTGATTTGGTGCAGATCATCGAAAACGGCAACATCGCCCGTGAAAGCGCAACAGCCAACGCGGTGTTTTTCGAGTGCCCATGCGGTGACGGTCACGTCAATCTTATCGCCTTCGAGCCCACGATCGGTGGCGCGACGCCTGCTCGCTCGGGCCTCTCGCGAAAAGGCGGTACCTGGCGACGCGAGAGCGGCGAGACCGTCGACGACCTTACGCTGTCACCATCGATCGCTGTCCGATCAAGGCCGGACGGCAGCGAGTGCTGGCACGGGTTCATTCGCAACGGAGAGGTGACGCCGTGACCGACAAGATCAGCGCCGACCCCAGCAGGCCGACCCCTACCCGGCCCTTCTCTCCCGATGAGCAAATCTGTTCCGTTCCAACGGCAGGGGGTGCCTTCCCCAGAGCGCGAGATTCCTAGACAATCCACAACCCACCTATTAGATACCGGGTAAAGACTTATCCCTGGTAAAGACCTACCGGAAAGGGAGACAACAATGGGACTCAAGGACAACACAAGAGCGCACCTGGAGGCGCTCGCCGAAGGCGTGGCGGCTGTATCTTCTGTAGAGGAGGGTCTTAGGCACGGCGCCGAGCTGGCAAGAGCCTCTCCCGACCTGGTGACCGTGACGAAGACCGACGTGGTGCGCGTCTGCGAAAAGCTCCAGAAGAAGGCGGAGAAGCTGGCGTCGGACTACAACGACTTTCAATCAAGCGTGCGTAATATGGAGGACGCCCTCTACAGCGCGGGATTGGATCTCAAAGACGTGCCCCGGATCGAATTCTGGCGTGAGGGGCGAAACACCCAAGACAACCTTATCGACATCGCGGCGCGGCTCAAGCTCATGATCGGTAAGGTCAAAGAGGCGCCCAAGGCGCCCAAGAACTGACACACCCGCCCCCATCCCCGAAAGAAATGATACACCAAACGTCCTCAAAAGAACTGATACCCCATCCTCGAAAGAACGGAGATCTTCCCATGCCTCTCGATGACGAACGTGCTCAGATGCTCACCGGTCTCGTCAAAACACCGGTACCCCCACCACCCTCGTCCGTGCAGGACATCACATCACCGCTCCCTCAAGGGAAAGCGGGAAAGAACCGCGAGGACTCCCCTGTCGTCTCCGGACCAGGCGACAAGCCCGAGGAGTACGGAGAGGGGGCAAGTTCTTTCCAGGAAGGTACCGGGGACCTCGACGAAACAGCACAGCGCCTGGTGGAGCTGCACTGCGAAGCCCTGTGCCACGGGGACGCGCAGATGCTGGAGCACACCGGCGTGATGCTCGCGGCCCTCGGGATCGAGTTGGTTGAGGGGGACGAGGAGAAGAAGAACGGGGACGAGAACGGGAAGAACGGCAAGAACGACGAAGAAGAAGAGGATGATGACGAAGAAGACGAAGAAGACGACGACTGAGGCCCCATCATGCTGGACGATCTGATCACAGAGGCACATGCTCTGATGAACCTGGCAGAAAGGGGACCGACCAACCCCAAGGCTATGTTCCGTGTCGGCTCAAAGCCCAACCAGAGTACCCTTCTGAAGAGTACAAGGGACTTCCTGGCGCTGTACGCTGCGGCAGGGAACAAGGCCCTACAGCACCAGCCGATGGACCTGGCCGCTTTGGAGCGGGCTGCCGATCTGATCAAGGCCGAGCTGGGCGACCTTCTTCAGGCAGCGAAAGACCTCAACCGCTGACGCGCTCTTGGATACACTTCCTCCGAACGGAGACCCTCATGACCGACCTGAAAGAACTGACTGAAGCCGGCCGGGACCTCCTGGGAGAGGAGGACGAGTTTTCCTCGTTGGAGGAGCAGGACTCCAGCGCGTTCTACTCCCCCTACCCGCACGTCGAGCTGGCCAACGAGCCCCTCCCCACAGACGAGATCTCCTACTACACAGGCACCCAAAATCTGGGGGGACCTGGCTCCCCGCCCTACCGAGCCCGGGAAGGCGACGACCTCGTCAACAACCCCTACCAGGGGCGGGCCTCCATGGCGCACGCCAACCTGTCGAACGCCGTCATGTACCTGCGGCAGGCGTACGAGTTCCTCGACACAGCTCGGAATCACCTGCCCGCTGGCACCGGCGCCAAGCAGACCCTCGACTCCCTCTACAAAGATGCTCAGTCCCTCCATGTACAGGCCATGAACGTAGCTCGCGAGATCAACGGCTGAGGGCTACAGCCGAGTGCCCAATCCGCCCGTACGGGCGGATTGATCTGATCCAACCTCCTAGGATCTTGACAATCGTTTTCCTACCTGATAGGATAAGATCCAACGGAGTGCCCACCCATGACCAACGACGAGTTCTTCGCCAACCTGCCCCCGCTGACAGACGAGGAAGAGGTGCTCCTCCACGAGCCGCTTCCGCTCCCGCCGGAGGATGAGTACCCGTCCGAGGCGGAGCAGCAAGAGGCGCGCGAGTACGAGCGCCAGGTCGGCGCCGACTACGACCGGTCCCGAGGGGTGTGATGTTTGAGGATCTCATCGAAGAAGCCCAAGAGCTGATCGAATCCCCGCGCGTCCGCGAGGTAGCAGACCAGCGGACCGGCGAGCCAGTGAAGGTCGTTATGCGCGCCGAAATGAAGCGCGCCACGGATGTCTTCCTCAAGACGCACGGGCTGAAGACCGTTCCCAGCCTCAGGCACCTCGGCGCATCCGCATCCCTCGGTTCGGTGGAGCTGGACGCCGATCTGTTCGGGACCGGGGAGTACATCTCTGCCATCCGCGCAACCAAGACGGTCGGTGGGCACCAAGCGATCGGTTCCGTCACGGCGCGCTTCCCGTCCACCGGAGGCCCCAACTCTGCGCCGCCTGCACCAGGAGGGGTCTACACCCTCGACGACTACAGCTACTACACCAAGACCTTCCTCAAGCAGGCTGAAAAGCTCATGCAGAAGGCCAAACGGGTGAAGTAGGTGAACATCACCTCCATCCAACGTGAGCTAGCGCTGTGGGGAGAACGGTTCTACGACCCGCTCACCCCAACCCCCGAGGACGTAGTAGAAGTCCTCCGCCTAGGGGTCCTTGAAGAGGTGGGCGAGCTGGCTCGGGTCCTCTGCAAGCGGCGCCAAAAGACCCGCGGCATGGACGACAACAACGCCTTCATCCAGGCAAGGAACCAAGAGCTGGGCGACGTGCTTGTGTACTTCACCCGCCTGTGCGCCGTTCTCCAACCAGATCGGCCAATCTCTTGGCAGGAGGGTGTGGTTGTACCCAGCAGCAACACTTCTTCCTACCACCTTGTTCAGGTGGTGATGTTTTCTCAGGAAGAGTTCCCTGCTCTGCGCTTCTCTCGCGTGGTAGAACATCTCAGCAGCGCCACCGGTCTACACCCACAAGACATCCTTCGGGTGTTTGCAGAGCGCGCCGGTCAGGTCATGGGTAGGACGGAAAAAGACCTCACACGTTCTGTTCTCTAGGAGAGCCCAGTCCCCCAAAAGTAGGAGTACATCATGCCAGGATCTTCAGACCGCCCCGCGCCGGGATTTTCAGACCTCGTTGAGGATGGCTTCGACCTGATCAACCCGGATGTTCTCGCAGAGCGTGCCGCCGAACCCAAAGTGGACGCCCTCCTGAAGGCCGCCAACTCTTGGCGCAGTTTCATCCGCCAGGGGGACAACATGCTCTCGGCAGCCCAAGAGCTGGTCGACCTGGCCCAGCGCATCCAGAACGAGCCCATCGCCGAGCGCAAAAAGGCGCACGCTGTATCCATCCCGCGAGTCGCAAAGAAAGTGGAAACAGTGTCGAACAGCGCCTACAAGGACTTCGCCGCTGGCCGTCAAGCACTGTACGAATTCGCCAAGTCTGTCAACATTCCAACCAGGAGAAGAGGAGGTGCCAAGAAACCTCCGACCAATCTCGGTCGGATGACCGACCAGCAGCTTGGCAGCTCCCTCCTCACCCAGCTCCACATGATGTCCCGGACGCTGCCCCACATGCTGGAGCTGGGCGCGACGGCGTCCCGGAAGATGCGGGAGGCTGCGAAATCTCTCGCTCAGGGACCTTCTCCCGAGGAGTTGAACGCCGAAGGGCTGGTGTCAGCCGGTTTGGACTTCCGCGACCAGGTCTCCAAGTCCATCTTCGCCGGCATCCAGGGCATCATGCGCCGTGTCTACGCGGTCAAGGCTCGTGCTGAAGAGGCGGCTCAGTTCGAGAGCGAGATGAGCGACGACATCGCAGCACCCGTCATCGGGGCCAACCAACCGGTGTCAGAAGCTGCCAAGACCAAGATGCCGAAGCTCGCGTGGGAGCGGGACAAAGAGATCGACGAGGGCTAGACCCCATCCAGATCAACTACCCGTCCACTTCATCTGATCTCTAAGAGATCCGAACAAAGCCCCAATAAATTGGGGTTTTTGTGTTTTCTTCACAGGAGGTACAGGTTTTGTCGATCCATACTTGACGCATACAAAAAGTGATCTTATGCTCTCTAAATCAGGCACGGGTGCTTGAAGGAGGCGAAGATGGGTCTCAAGAACCTCACAGCAGCGCTGGCCTCGGCAGGAGCAATCGTTACGCTCCTCATCGAGGTCGCGTCGTGCGACGAGACGCGCCGATTCGTGGCCCGGGGAAACCCGGACAACGTCCGGACGCTCCCCGACCCCACGTGGGACAAGGTCGTGGGCCTCACGGCCTACGTCCGGGGGGACGGCCGCCGTGTGGCGGTGTCTGCGTCCGGTCAGGTTCTGGCGCAGGGCCTGTCCTGGTATGACGCCCAGGACGCAGTCCTGGCGGCGGAGGTGCAGTCATGATCCTCCCCGCCGACGAAAAGAAGCGCATGAGCGCCGTCCCCGCCGTGGCGGCGGCGCTCGACAACCTCCAGCAGGCGCAGTCGCTGCTGACCGTCTTCTACGAGGAGCTGCGGCAGAAGCGCCACCAGGAGTGGCTGGACACGGGCGGCTGCGAGCGCTGCAACGGCGCGGGCACCGTCTGCACCTGGTCTACGCTGGACTCACTGACCGGTGGCTACGACGAGTTCGGTACCTGCCCGTCTTGTCAAGGAGAGAGCCCGCGCTGGCCTGGGTCGAACGAGGGCCGCCGGTCGCAGCACCCCTGCGATAAAGTTCACGTTCCGCCGCTGGTGCAGTCGGCGGACGAGTTGGCGCAGGAGCGCGACCTGCAAGAGAACCTCGACCTCGCAAAGGTGCTTCATGCCGCTGCTGTAGAGGAGCACGCAGTGGCGAAGGACAAGACCGTCCGTGTGGTGCGCGGGCGCAAGGTACCCAAGGGCATGGAGGGGACGGTTTGCTGGATCGGGGAGGATCGCTACTCCCGCTCCTACAAGCGCCGCATCGGCATCAAGGTGGACGAATACACCGTCCACTGGACGGCCGCCAGCAACGTGGAAGTCGTCATCGAGCCAACGTTGGACCCGGAACCCATGCAGGCGGTAGATCTGTTCTGATCTCCCAGATCAGATCCTTGACAAGCCAAAAGTGGTCCCTTAGACTGTTCTCAGTCGCCCACGGATGGGCGAAGAGGAGCCCCGATGAACAACACCGTCTACAACGCCTGCACCCCCAGCCTCTCCGACGCTGAGCGCGAGGTGCTCTCGGTCCTCTCCGGCTACGATGTGGAGGACGTAGATGAGCTGGCGAGCCTCCTCTGCGAGGAGACCTCAACGACGGAGGAGTTGTTGGAAGGGCTCATGTTCGACGGCTACGTCCGCGAGGGTACCAGCTCCCTGGAGCTGACCGAGAAGGGCGAGGTCGCCTTCTACGGTCTCGGGGCTTGGGGGCAGATGTGATCGTTACCTACCTCACCGATGACTATGAGGGCGACTTCTACATCGAGCTGGAAAACGTGGATGAGGGTGAGGTGGTCAGCATGCTCTACGACCTCAGCTTCGCTGACTCTCCTGCCGATGTGTGGCGGGAAAGGGGTTGGATCGGATGAACGGCTCTTTGTCTCTGTTGGAAGCTTGCGAGCGCCTTGTGCGTGACGCTGCCGGATTTCTCTCCCATGACGCCGTGCGACAGATCGCACAGCACGACAAGGACGAAATGATCACCACCACCGATGGAAGTCTCTTCACGTTCATCGAGCACGTCGATCTGGCGCGCCTGATCTACAAGCGCTTCGGTCACGACCTCGGGGCTGCTGCTGCGGCCTGGCGTCGCATGCTCCAGAACAGCACCACCGAGGCGCAGTTCTTGGCCCTGGTCGAGCACGACGACCACACGCACTACTGCGGTGGCTGGTGCCAGGACGATCCGTGATGGCCCAGTGTACGCACGTCAACCGCTCGGGGCCGCTGGTTCCCGGCCACAAGGCCGGAGGGGTGTCCCTGGGCCGGTGCCAGAACGAAGCGCTGGAGGACTTCACAGTCTGTTTCGAGCACGCGACCAAGGAAGCCCTGTTCATGTTGATCCAGAGCCTCCGCGGGGAGTTGGTCCGGGCGGATATGACCAGGGTGGAAAGGGAGAGTGCGTGACCCCCAACGAAGTGACCGCCGCGCTTATCGTGTACTCCGGCCCCCTCGACAACACCATGGTCGGGCGCATGGTTCGGGCGCCCTACCACCGACAGGAGGGAACGGTCGTCCGTTGGGAACCCCTCGGCTCGGGCATGTGTGACGTGCTCATTGAGATGAAGAACGGCAAGCGGGTCTGGTACGCCAGCCCCGACCTGCGCCCCATCGACGGCGACCGCCCGTTGCCGTCTCGGCGCGTCGTCCAGAAAGCGGCGCGTGAGCGCGACCTGTCGGAGCTTCGCGCCCTCCAGGCTCAGCTCATCCGCGATGTCAACCAGCCGTGGCCGGGCTGCGAATTCGGAAAGGTGCACCTCGATCAAGCGCTCGACGCAGCCATCCGCGAGCTGGAAGGCAACAAGTAATGCCGCTGTACGACGCTGACAGCATGAACGAAGCAGAGATGCTGATGCAGATAAGCGAGCTGCGCGATCAGGTAGAGCGCCTCCAGGTTCAGCTCGACATCACCGTGGACAACGCGGTGTGGCTTTTCGACGACCAGGCGCCCGACGACGACTTCCAACAGTTCGTCGACGAGTCGCGGCGCTTGGCCGCGGGTGAGGTCTTCGACACCCGGATATGGGTCGCCAGGCAAGAGGCCCATAAACGTCGGAAAAGTAAAACACACCAATGATCGGCGATGGCGATTTTATCCTGGAAGTGTACGGCGGCACAGCCTGGCGAAATCTCCGGACCAGTCGCTGGCCAGGATGGGTGTTCCACGGTCAAGACCTTGTCATGGCCTACGAAGAGGTGGCCGACAACGTTGACCACGCCCGCCAAACCCTCCGGGCGGCTGAACGCCTCGGTATCATCGAACGCAGGTCCTACCGTCCTACCCGGGAGCAACAGTTCTTCGGGCTCAACGGTCGGTTCGGGCGGGAAGTGCTCGATCCGAAGAAGACCGGCCGTGACGAGGTGGCCTACGAGTGGGAGTTTGCGTGAGCGCTGATACCCGAGAACTGGAAGAGCGCATCTGCTGGCTAGAAGCAGAGATTGAACAGGCGCGCGGAGAACGAGAGAAGGCCAGAAACAAGGCCAAGGAGGCGGGGAAAATGATCGCCGCTAGCCATCGTCTTCTCGCCTCTGCTCTCGACCACCAGCACAACCTCCCTCCTCCGCTCGTGGAGAACATCAAGAAGTATCTTCGGGGTGGTTGATCTGCGTACTGCTTGACAAGTTAAAAGTGATCTCCTATGGTATGACAGATCAGGCGGTCCCGCCTGAAGGAGGAGACCACATGCAGAGCCGCTACCCCGTCTTCTGTCCCTCCTGTCAGACCAAGCACCCCGCCGGCACCGAGATCGAAAAGCGCGCGGGTAAGTGGGTTCCCGTCTCGTGCTCCACGCAAGCCCCACAGCCCCCTACCGCAACTCCCGGTAATGGGCGCACGAACAACCGCGTCGGGCACTGCGACAAGTGCTTCCACACGCTCCAGCCGGGAGAGGGCCACCTCTTTTGGGAGTTCTATGAGGAGGCGCCCGGCGTCGAGGACTACGACCGCAAGGTCTGGAAGGTCACCTGTCTCGACGAGGTGGCGTGCCAGGCGCGTCAGGACCAGGCTCGGGCAGAGGTGCAGGACGCACAGCGCCGTCGCAAAGTGGCGTGGTTACGAGCCATAGAGCTGACTGAGCAGAGCGAAGCCGCGTTCAAGAGCCGCTTCGCCGAGCTGATCTCTGGACTCGTCTGCCTGGGGCAGGACAGCGCGACCCTCCCCCGAGATCTGGTGGACGACACCGGGGAGACGCTGACTCTGGCCTCGTACGAGGCGGTCCGCACGGAGATCACCTCCTACGCGGTGGAGGAGTGCGAGGGATTCGCCATCCGCAAGAGGCTCTCCGGTCACCACCACAGCTTCCGCGTCTACTGCCAGAAGGCCAGCAACCGTTCGGTGGTGGTCGAGCTGATCGGCAATGGCTCGCGCCTCTGGACCGATCCGGCCTTCGCCGAGAAGTGCTACGAGACGTATGCCAAGACTGCGATCAAGGGCAAGTCCGTCGCAGAGGTCGCCAGGAAGGCTTTCACCTTCTTGGTGGAATACGGAGACTGCGCCGGTAGCGCGTTCTACGTCTGGTTGTGGGAGCGCCGCCGAGAGGAGTTGCTCACCGCTCTCCGCGCTGAGCCGCCTCAGATCCCAGAGAACGATTTCCGCCGATATCAGATCTGCGCCGTCTTGCAGGAGCTGATCGGCGAGCAGCCCGCAGCAGCGTGACAGGGAACACAGGAGAGATCAGATCTCTCCAACCATGAGCTTGACAAGCCTAAAGTGATCTCCTATTATAGAACCACATCAGGCAAGGATGCCTGAAAAGGAGGAGACATGGCTACCTGGACGAAGCTCAAAACCGGTGATTGGGGTCTACGCCTTTCCCTCGACGAGGCGGTCGAGGGTCGCACCGTTACGGTGCGCAAGAAGTCGGGCGAGACGCAGCAGAAGACCGTGGGGCGTGTCCTCTGGCGTGGCGCAGACGCTGCCCTGGCCACAGTGGCCAGCGGCGGGCACAGCAGTTACGCCCGGGACGACGCCTACTGCTACTACCGCTGCCCGGTCGGTGGTTTCATCTGCTCCCCGAAGAACGGGCCGTGTCATGACTGCGAGTGAGATCGTTGCCGATCCGCTGGCACCGTCAGTCGGTGACGCCGGCTCGGTTTGTTGTTGGACCGATCACCTCCCCGTGACGGTGGTGGAGGTTCGGCGGAACGGTCGCGAGGTCGTGGTTCAGGAGGACCGCGCCATTCGCACCGACAAGAATGGGATCAGCGAGTCCCAGCGCTACATCTTCATGGTCTACCCCAACGGCCGGAAGATGACCTTCACCCTCCGCAAGAACGGGCGTTACCATGAGAAGGGCTGTCCGATGCGCCACGGCTATCGCCTGTGGCTCGGCCGCCGGAGCGCCTATCGGGATCCGTGTTTCTAGGAGCGCCATGAGCAAGAGCCCCGTCTGCAAGGGCGTCAACGCTGCCATTGGTTCCCGGTTCGGGGCGTTCCTCTACGTCAAGGTGGAAAAGACGGGACGCAAGGACACGCCCATCTTCGGGCGGCAGGCGTTCGACACGCCCAAGGGGCGGAGGGTGAAGATCACCTTCACCGAGGTCTCGTTCGACCACGGTGTTCGGTTCTCCGATTCCACTACCGGGTGGGTTCTGCCCGACCAGGAGGGGTGATGGCCAACAAGTACCGGATGACGAGGGAGCCCAGAGGTGAGGTTCACGACGCCGGCCGCGTCTGTCTGCCGGGCTTCTCCTGCTGGATCGGCGCGACCGTCCTGGACGGAGATCGGTTCCGTCCCGATACGAGCGGGGACGTGACCGTTGAGGGCTCTTCTAAAGAGGAAACAGAGGCGCTTCTTCGCGCGGAGCTGACCAAGCGGGGGTTCTCGGGCGCAGAGATCTGGGACGTCACCAGGAAACCCTACAAGTAACGGAGGGGATGTGAAGGTTTACAAAGGGTACCGCAACCATGCCGAAACTCTGGTGACCGTCAACGACGGGGATGGGGCACGTCCGCTCGATCTGCGGCTGGACCTGCGCAACCACAGTCCAGACGGCTTCGAATGGGGGTACAACGGCAGTGGTCCTGCCCAACTCGCCCTCGCTCTGCTCGCCGACGCCATCGGAGACGACCGTGCTCTTGAGCTGTACCAGCGCTTCAAGTTCAAAGTGATCGGCCCGCTGCCTCAAGAGCAGGACTGGACGCTGACAGAGGAGCAGATCCTTCAACACGTCGCAGATCTGGAACAAGAGGATCTGTTGACAAGCGAAAAGTGATCGCCTAAAATGATCTCAGTCAGCCACGAATGGCTGAAGAGGAGGCAAAGATGGCAAACAACGACTGGGAGCTGGTGGTCGCGAAGATGGGGCACGAGGGGCGCTCGGCGCTCCCGCTCAACGTCTTCGAGCAGGTCTACCTGCTCGGCGACGGCTTCGGTGGCGGGCTCTCTCGCGAGTTCGCGCGCGAGCAGTGCTACGACTGGAGCCACGTCCGTGACTCCAGCCCGGAGGCGGTCTCGCGCATGGCCAACGCGCTCCGCGAGGCAGGCTTCGGCGAGCCTAGCGACACGGTCCTCGTCCGCCACAAGGGCGGGCTCGTGGTCTTCGAAGTGTCCCGCGAGCAGGCCCAGGGGATGGGCATCAAGGTGCCGTCGTGAAGCGCCGTTATTGCGCCGCGACTGTCCTCTCTGGTCTGCGTAGCGGTCCGCAGACGGAGGCGTTCCTTTTCAGCATGTGCCAGAGCGCGGGCTACACCGAAGACGACTACATCGACGCGACCTGCGAATTGCTCTCGACGGGAGAGATCATCGACTTCCCCATCCCAGGGGGTCAGGAGTCGCGCCACGACATCAGCGGGCTCAAGATGCGTGAGCCGCACGAGCCGCCCAACCCCGTCTACTTCGTCGGCGAGGTGCGGTGATGCCGTTTCACCTGTGCCCGGATGAGATCGCTGCCTTCTGCGCGCTCCTTGGCGCGTTCCCCGGTCTGGTGTATATGCGCGCTCGGCTGCGCGCGTGGAGACGACCGTGATGGGGAACGTTGTGAGTCCTGCTGTGACGCCTTCGCGAGTCGCTCTCCCGGTGGTGGTATACCGCTGGCTGGTCAACTGTGGCTACCGGTCTGGCGATCACCTCGACTTCAGGGAGCTGTTGGCTCAGCAAATGGGCGCGGAACTTGAGCGACCAATCTACTCCACTTGCGATTGCAAAGACATGTTTGACGCTTTCTCGCTTGGGACGGTCTACTGTCCACGATGCGGTTTTAAGGTCACGTCAGAAAAGTTGCGTCAGGTGGCTCAGCCAGAAGACGATGTGGACAATCCTCAGATCCGTGGTTTCAAAGATGTAGACGAAAGGGTCAAACCATGAACATCTCGGACGAGGAGCATCTCAAGAAGGAGCGCGCAAGGCGATGATCTGCGTTTCCAAGCTCCCTCCTAGCATCATTCCTTTGCTGACCTCAGCCGGCTTCGATTCCTCCGAGGATTTCTGGGATATCAAGGCAGAGGACGCCTTCGCTGAGGTTGTTTCCAACTTCAACGGAGGGGGCTCGGAGTTGGTTGTTTTGCTCGACTCTCTGCGTGCGGCTGACGAGTCCAAGATCGGGCCGAAGGGTCAAGATCAGGGTGACTTCCACGTCGCCTTCGGCCACGCTGAGGGTAACGTCATCGTGGACTTCTTCGGAAAGCAGGTATCCTGGTTCGGTATGGCGCCTCAGATGGCTCGCGATTTCGCGGCCAACATGGTCAAGCACGCCGACCTAGTTGAGGAGGAAGCCCATTGACCAACAACCAGGAAGCCTGGGCCTGGGCCTTGTTTGAGAAGGGGAACCCCGTCCCGATCAAGGTCTTCAAGGACGAGGACGACGCCAAGGACGAAATTTCTGCCCGCAACGCGGGGAAGAAGGGCGGCTGGGAGCAGCACGAGGTCAAGAAGACGGATCGCTACCTGGCCTTCGATGTGAAGATCGTCGAGGAGCGGATCTACAAGCGCCAGCTCGTCCTCGACCGCGACTACGCCCGCGTGCTCTGGAAGAAGCACGAGCAAGGGGCGCTCAGACCCGAGCACCTTACCCACCTCGTCGACCTCAGCTCGCGGCCGAACGAACGGAAGGTAGGGCTCTCGCTCCTACGCCCTGTTGGTGAGACCTGGCAGTGATAAGGTCCCTGCATGGGAACCGAAGCGCTCGTAAGTTCTGCTAAGCCCACCAGCCTACGCCTTGCTGTCTTTGACGCATCACAGCCGGGGAATCTTTGGCCTCGCTTCGGCGAGCTGGACACGCCGTGGGAACCACAATCTCTTAAAAAAGGGTGGAAAGCCTACAAGCAACGCAACCGGAACTGGCTTCTGCACCGTTCCTGGATGCTCGGTAGCTACGGCTTCAGAGCGCTGGGGCGCTTCGATGCTGTCTACCCTGCGCAGACCTGGGAAGATGCGCTTAGGTGGCTAACCAAGGTAGGGGAACACGAGGGCATCGCGGAGGTTCAATACTGGGGCCACGGCGCGCCCGGCAGAGCCTACTGCAACCAGGAGTACCTGTTCCCCCGCTCGGCGCAGACCAGCGATCACACGCTTCTTCTTGCAGCTCTCGCTTCCCTGGTGACGGAAGAGTCTTTGCTCTGGTTTCGCATCTGCTCTCTGTTCACCGGCAAACCCGGCCAGAGCTTTGCGCGCACATGGGCCGATGACCTGGGCTGCCAGATTGCTGGTCACACCTTCATCATCGGCTTCCCCTTCCACAGCGGTGCCTACGTTCTTCGACCCGGGGAGGTACCAAGCTGGTCGGAGTTGGAAGGCGTCAAGAGTGGCACGGCCGATCAGCCGCGCGAGATTTACTGGTCGCGCCGTGCCTACCCCAACACGATCTGGACTTGGCAGACCCGACCACCTACCAGCATCTTGGTCTCATGAAGATGTACGTCGACGCCAGCGGCGCAACAAGCTGCACGTGTGCCTGCGTATACTTGCAGGAAACAGCAGCCACGCCCGTCTATCTACCCCAAGACTGGGAGCAGTTCTTTCGGGAGCGGGCGGCGAAAATCCAGCGCCAACAAGCCCTCGCCGAAAAGGCGCGCTCTTATCTTCGCTCGCAAGAAAAACACCGCAGGCGCTCGGCGCGCAGGGTACACGAAATAAGGGCGTCCAGAGCGAGACCGTGCGCCCAGAAACACGCTCATAAGTTCAAAGGTAGAAGGTAAGTAATACATCTTATCGTGCCCGTATGCCGAAACTTTTGGTGTTTGTGGCAAAGTGATGTTGCAGTACCAACCAGACACCTTAGCCTCTATACTGGCGTCTGTAGGACAGCGCACCGGGAGCTGGGCGTATGGACACGATCACCGCCATCACAGATTTGCTCAAAAGCGGCGGTCCGTACGCGGTGACAGCCATTGCGCTGTTTGTGGCGGGGTTCTTGTATCGAGCGCGGGAGCAGCTTCGGAAAGAGAACGCGGGAGAGTTTGGAAAGCTCCGCGAGGAGAACAAGGCGCTGAGCGACAAGATCATAGACATGGTGACCCGGCTCACGGAGGTCACGACCGAGAACAACTCGTCCAAGGCTCGCTTGATCCAACTTATCGAAAAGTGGGACGATGAGATCCGTCGTCGCTGAACCCAGGAGTTACGTCCATGTTCAAACTCTTTCGGCCGAAGTCCCCCTCTCTCCACCAGGAAGTCACAGAACCGAACGGCAAAGGGGACAGCGGGTTTGAGGATGGCGCGTCGAAGAGTTACCGCATGGCCATGTCAGCTCTCGACGACCTCGACAAAGCAATTTGTGAGGGAGAGGAGCAGAACGAGAAGCTTCGCAAGGTGACAACGACCGCGCTCAAGCAAGCTGATGTGCGTGCAGCAGTCGAAGAAGCGGAGCAGGAAGAGCAAGAGGACACCGGGAAGGTCGTTCCGTTTCCCCGATCGGCTGAGGGTGCGGCCTGATAGCCTGATCGGAGAAGTCTGGTCGGGTTTACCGTAAGATCACTTGACAGGCTCATCCGTGTGTCGATAACACTGAAAGCTCTCCTGTACGTACGTACAGGCCAAGGACCCACGGCGATGTTGCACCTGCTCAACCAACCACCCCCACGACCTACCGGGCTCTCTGTCGAGCATCGGCGGGGTGTGGCGCAGGCTGGTAGCGCGCCGGTTTTGGGTACCGGAAGTCGCGGGTTCGAATCCCGCCGCCCCGACCACAGAAAAGCCTCGACAGAGAGCGAGCGAGTGCTCACAGAAGCGAAGCGCACCGCCATCTCCATGATCTTCACCCGCGGGAATACGCGCGTGGAAGACAGCCGCACCTAGCTCAGATCTCGACGTCCAGGTTCATCGAACCCCCTCTGGCCGTCGAGAAGACGGGGAGGGGGTTCGGCGCATGAAGGGACAACGTCGAGGACCAGAAGCCGAAGCGGAGGAGGCGCCTGTTTGTCGAACAGGTTGAAGTGGGTTCGACTCCCATCTGGTCCGCCATGGGCTCGTAGCTCAGTCGGGAGAGCAACACCCTTGCAAGGTGAAGGTCATCGGTTCGACCCCGATCGAGTCCACCATATACTTGAAAAGGAAAGAAGGCTCGAAGCTAGACAGGAACAGCATCCATACCACAAACGGTTGAATGTCCTGTCTTAACAGCGTACCATGGGGCATGGCGCGCAAAGACTGGACCAAAGAGGAGTACAACGCCTACTACCGCGAGTACATGCGTAGACGATACCACGAAAAACGAAAGGAGATGATAACCCACTTGGGGGGAAAGTGCGCCCGATGTGGTAGTGAGAAAGACCTTCAGATTGACCACATCGATCGGGCTAAGAAGACGATGAAAGTCCCCAGGATGGCTTACGTCAACAATGCTCGAAGGATGGAAGAGCTGAAGAACTGCCAGTTGCTCTGCGGTCCTTGTCACAATGAGAAAACCGTGGTCGAAGACCTAGGTAGAAGATTCTCTGATCACGGTACGTACGTAATGTACGTAAACAAAAAGTGTCGCTGCGATGCCTGTAAATCGGCCATGCGAGAGTACAATCGTAGCCTACGTATACGGAAAGGGGTTAAACCTCGTAGCAAGGCGGATCATGGAACGGCAAGCATGTACGGCTATCACAAGTGCCGCTGTGATGTTTGTCGAGCTGGTAATACCGAAAGGGGGCGGGCCTTTCGGGAAAGGGCTAGGTCTAGAGTCTCTACAAGTGGGCCTGCGTAGCTCAGATGGCAGAGCACCGTGCTGGTATCGCGGAGGTCGCCGGTTCGATCCTGGTCGTAGGATCCAGAAGGAAGAGAGGACAACGCGCCGGTGTACGTCAAGAGGCAGACGATCCGCCTTGTAAGCGGACATGATGGGGTTTCGAGCACCTTCACCGGCCCCACCGAACGTGAGAGTAAACTCTTGGACATCTTAAATGGGATTTTAGATGGTAGAGAGAAAAGGGAGATCAGCCCCTCCACCTTTTGAAGGTTATACAGTCTACGGCCCTACAGTCCATAAGAATGAAAGGAGGTACGTTCACCTCGTAAAGAAAGATTACTCTCACCGAGGGTCTATGAGCTTGGCAAGGTACCTTATGTCAGTCCACCTTGGACGACTTCTTGGACAGGAAGAGCACGTAGACCACATCGACGGCGATTTCACCAATGACGACATAGAAAATCTGCAAATACTGTCACCAGCGGATAACCTTAGAAAGTCGCACCCAGGTCCGACCTCTGTCCATGGTACCCTTACTAGGTACTCGCATCACAAGTGTAGATGCGAGCCTTGCAAGAATGCGTGGAACGAACATAGTAGGGTGTACCGCAGGGCATGGAGAGCGAGAAATAAAACCAAGCGTGTGTGTCGTAAAGATCACAAGTAGTAAGGAATGGAAGACGACACCATCGCCGCTGAGCACGCGCGAACGCGCACCGTGCGCCGGTAACTCAGCGAACAGAGCGCTCGTCTCCGGAACGAGAGGCCGCAGGTTTGAGTCCTGCTCGGCGCACCAGCTTGCTATGCTGATCAACAGGAGGCCGATCATGGAAGCCGTGATCCTAGAAATCCGTGCCGCAGAAGGCGGCGATGATGCCAAACTCCTCGTCGAGGACCAGATGGACATCTACCTTCGCTACGCGGGGCGGAGGGGGCTTTGAGGTCGCTCTCCTAGAACAGCACCCGGGTTTCGTGGCCCTCCGCATTGTGGGCAAAGGCGCTCGCCAGCTCGCCGAAACCGAACCAGGCGGCCATAGGTGGCAAAGGATCCCTCCCACCGAAAAACGCGGCCGGGTTCACACCTCAACCGTGACCGTCGCCGTCCTGCCAGAGCCGGAGAAGCCGGAAGTCCAGCTCAACATGCGGGACATCCAGATCGACACGTACCGATCGACCGGTGCGGGCGGACAGCACCGTAACAAGACCGACTCCGCGGTGCGGGCTACTCACCTCCCCACCGGCATCGTCACGCGCTCAGAGAGCGAACGTAGCCAACACCAGAACCGCGCTTACGCCTTGGCCGCACTCGCGGCGAAGCTCCAGCAGCGGGCTCAGCAGGAAGCAGCGCAGGCTCGTGGAATCACGCGCAAGACTCAGGTTGGAACGGGCCAACGAGGTGACAAGTGCAGAACTGTGCGCACACAGGACGGGGTAGTGACCTGCGAGCGTACGGGGAAGAAGCATCGGCTCAAGGAGTACCTGCGGGGAGATCTTGACTGGCTTCGGTAGATCTGTTGACCCCCACACAACCTGTGTGTACCCTCATCCGAAGAACCACAGACCCCTATCCCAACGAGAGCACCATGACCAGCATCCCGCTGCACTGCATTCAAGACGCGGCGCCGGAGCTGTCGGCGCTGCCGGCAGCCCTTCGCCGCGTGCTGCCAAGCGAGATGAAGGTGTGCGAGTTCGTCGACTTCGAGCATCTCGTCGGCTACCTCGAAGACGTGGTCGATGCCTGCGAGCCACCGGGCGACCCCCAGGACTGGAAAGGCTGGTACCGCGTGACGCTGCTGAAGGAGGACAACGGCATCGACAACATCCTGCGGAAGCTGAGGCGGATGGCGAAGAAGATCGCACGCAGCGACGACAGGGCGCGCAGTGCCGTCGCCGCTGCCATCAGCTACATCCGTCGACGACGCAACAAGATGCGCTACGCATCCTCGTATGCCGCGAACCTGCCAATCGGCAGCGGCGCCACCGAGAGCACCTGCTGGCAGATGCAGACACGCGTCAAGCTCCCCGGCCAATCCTGGGAGCCTCCTGGGCTCCGTGGCGTCCTCGCAACTCGCGGTCTCGTGCTTTCCGAGCGATGGCCGGCCGCGTGGAAACACTACGCGGCGACCAAGCGACCGGAGGTGCGCCTCGCCGCATGATCAGGAATGCATCCGCCTCGCGTGCGCCCGATCCGTTCCTCGGCGAGCATGTGTCAGGAGTTTCAGCACTACTGACGCCCCTTCAGCCAAACGCGACATCCGCAGGGCTGAAGGGGAGTAGCTCAACTGGCTAGAGCGACGGCCTCCAAACCCGTAGGTTCCGGGTTCGACTCCCAGCTTCCCCTGCCAATGACCCCGGCGTGATGTAGCGGGATCGTCTAACGGTAGGACCCCGGGTTTTGGTTCCGGGCGTGAGGGTTCGACTCCCTCTCCCGCCGCCAGCATGTAGCGGAAGCGTCGATTGGCAGACGTCACCGGCTGTAACCCGGCAGGCCCTTCGTGGTTGGGGGTTCGAGTCCCTCCCGCTACACCAGCAATCTTTCGCAAACGGAGGTGATAGCTAGCGTCGACAACAACGACTTCAGGTGCTCGTTGAACCCGCCCGTACGGGCGGACTAGAAGAAAGGATGCTCGGATCCTTGAAATTCCGAGACTGAAGGCGGAGGTTCCAGGATCATGGCCTGGTGGGGCTGCCAGGACCCGAGGTCGAAGGTGTCGAGGCTCCCGACTGCAAATCGGGATCAACCGGGTGAGAGTCCCGGCGGGTCCTCCATGCCCCGGTAGCTCAGGTGGAAGAGCGCTGGTTTGAAGAGCCGGAGGTTGCAGGGTCGAGACCTGCCCGGGGCACCACATGCTGGTGTAGCTGAGCGGCTTAGCACCTCTCTCATAAAGGGGCGTACGTAGGTTCAAATCCTGCCACCAGTACCAAATCGCGAGCGCCTCGGCGCTGTGTCGCTACGAGGAAGGCGCTCGCATCGAGAAAGGCGTGGAAAGATCTGTGTTTCCCCGGGTAGGCTGGTGACTACGCTGGGTTCTGGACTAGACAAAAGCGAGGTTCTCGCAACCAGGGCAAAGGAGTAAATAAAAACAGATACTTACGGTGACACTGTTGAAAAGATGCTCGGATCTTTGGAATTCCGAGACAGAAGTGGCACGGCATCGGCCGGCAGCATGACCTCACGTTGAAAAGATGCTCGGATCTTTGGAATTCCGAGACTGCTGACACAGTGGAAGGCCCACGCCGAAGAGCAAGCGCGGCGTTGAAAAGATGCTCGGATCTTTGGAATTCCGAGACTCGGAGGCGAGCGACGAGAGGCCGGCGATCGTCGGGATGTTGAAAAGATGCTCGGATCTTTGGAATTCCGAGACCTCGTGCGCTTGTTGCGCACAGGCTTCTTGCAAGCCAACCACGTTGAAAAGATGCTCGGATCTTTGGAATTCCGAGACTTGGCAGAGAACCTTCGGAAGGCGTTCCCCAACTTCAAGCCGGTTGAAAAGATGCTCGGATCTTTGGAATTCCGAGACAT